CTCAGCATCAGCAGCTCTAGCATCTGAGCAAGCAGCAGCAGCTAGTGAATCCAACGCGGCCTCTAGTGAATCCGCAGCAGCTAGTTCAGAAACCAACGCAGCAAACTCAGCATCAGCAGCTCTAGCATCTGAGCAAGCAGCACGAAGCAGCAGCCTCCGTTTCCGAAGCTAACGCAGCAACATCCGAAACTAACGCAGCAATTCATGCAGCAAACGCAGAAGCAGCATTCGATAACTTCGATGACAAATACTTAGGTGCTAAGCCTTCTGACCCAACAACAGACAATGATGGCAATCCACTACAAGTAGGTGCTACCTACTGGAACACTACAGAAGACGAACAACGCTTCTGGAACGGTGCAGAATGGGACGTACCTTCAGAAACAGCTATTCAGGCAGCTAACACAGCTGTAGCGGCACGTGATGCAGCTTTAATAGCAGAAGCAGCGGCGGAAGCCAGCGAGCAAGCAGCAGCGGCTTCCGAAACTAACGCTCTAGCATCCGAGATAGCGTCCGCAGCCAGCGAAGCAGCGGCAGCAACCTCAGAAACTAACGCAGCAGCTAGTGAGACAGCAGCAGCTAACAGTGCGTCTGCGGCAGCAACATCAGAAGCTAACGCAGCAGCTAGCGAAGCAGCAGCGGCTAACAGCGCGTCTCTAGCGTTACTGGGCGGAGAAGCCCTAAGTCGCGTAGCTCAAGCGGTTCAGATGGGAATACGTCGCCGCCAGTACACTGGTTCTGGTTTCGCAGAGATGGGTCGTGGTTCCTCTGGTGTGTACCGTAACATCAACCAAGGGCTATCAGCTTATGGAGACAACCAATACTGGGAAAACGCTATCGGTTTAGGTATAGGTGGAGCAGGTACTAGCCGTACAGAACACCCTATAGCTATCATAGGTGGCATAGAGCACGAAATAATGAACGTAGCCAGAACTCAGGGGTCTGAGATTCGTCTTCCTACAGCTCCAGATGGTTCGAAAACGTTCAACCCAGAGACGGGAGTGGTTCATAAGTTCACTTCTACAGCAGGGGTAGGAACAGAGTACGAAGCGTACACTACAGATTTCGATGCCTTCACATACCTAGAAATCGACCCTTATGAGACAAAGACCGATACCACAGTAGAGGTCAGCTTCATTTTAGCTGAGTCTGACGGAGCTTTCCGTTACCTATTCGACACTAACACCCCTACTAGAACATACATTGGGGTAAATAACTCTGGTAACTTACAATTTTCTACCAATATCCAAAACCTACGAGTTAACGGAGAACCTACGCTCACAGATACTCTAGCTATTGTGCCAGGAAGAGAGTACCGTGTAACAGCAGATATTGTGGATGAGGTAACTATAGACTTACTTGGTTGTCGTTACGACACTACAGGCAAGTTTAAGGGACAAATCTGGGATTACTGGTTCAGAACTCCTTCTTCTGAGGTACCTGACCGAAACTACAAGAACTTGGAATACGTTCCAGCTTCAGACCCAGTACCTGATAATGCAGTGTCTGCCGACGCTAACGGATACTCTAGCGAGGATTGGGGTCTAGACTGGGACAAGACAGCTAATAACTACGTAGATATTACGGAAGTAAGTGCGTGGGAAGCTCACGGGGATTTCGATATAGAAATGTTGGTGAAGGTAGATGTCCTACCATCTGGTACGGAACACATCAAACTAATCTCTGATGTACTACCTCAAGTACCTGATGCAGGTACCACAATTTCTATAAACCCTACTACGAAAAGATTCTGGTGTACGTACCTAGACGAGTCTAACCCTGCTAGTACAACTGTAGTAGAGGCGAATAAGACATACCATATTATGTATCGCCGTAGAGGAACTACTGGAGAGTTCCTAGTAAACGGTGAAGTAGAACTATCCGGAGTGGATATTGGGTCTAAACTTGTTTCCTCTATAGGGGCAGGTGGATATGGTCATGAGATGACCGGAGCACTATGGAATGTTAAGCTTACAGACGTTACTAACCCAGGTAACTCACGAGCTTACCCAATGGTTCTTAACAGCCCTACTCAACCTACAACTACAGAGATTGAGGATTCTACGTTTGATAAGGACACAGCACCTTTCTACTCTCCTGATTTAATTAACGAATCTGCCGGTGTGGATATCCAACCTTGGATTCCTACTACCGATAGCTGGAGTGTTAAGTTCAAGACTCAGGTGGACTCCCTTGAAGGGAACAACCAATGGTTCGTTCAACAGGTAGACGGTGGTACGGCTAAGATTATAGCCTACATAGGCACAGGAGCTCTAAGCTTCCGAGCTACTGACGGTGGAAACCTGAACAAGGCAGAGGACTTACGAATAGTCCCAGGACAGGTTCACGAAGTAGAGCTGCGTTGCGTTAACGGAACAGCACAATTCTTCTTGGATGGGGTGGCGTCAGCAAGTACCTGGTCTACGCCGGTATTTGAGGGAATATCCTCTTTCGGGTATAAGTTCAGTAGTAATAACCTATACGGAAGATTCTGGAACGTAGAGTTCACTGATAGTGCAGACGACACTAACAGTCGTTTCTATCCAGTTATAGAATACGACTCTGCAGCACCTAAAACAGGTACTGCTGTTGCACAAACCCACACTGTAACAGCTACAGCATTCTCTGCGGCAGCCGACTGGACACATGGCCCTCTAGGTGTATTTACTAGTGATGCTGCTAAAGTTGGTGGTGGTGTAACTAACCAGTTCAACTTCATAGAAGGGCAAACATATACTGTAGAATATCATATTGTATCTACTCTTTCTATACCTGAAGATGTTCAGCTTCGTAATGCATCGATAGCTGCAGGGGCATCATCTCCATCCATAACTATCGGTAATGGGGCAGGAACCTTTACAGGTACTTGGACGTTTACAGCTGCAGCAGAAGGCGGCTCTACAGGTATTTACTTAAGAGCGGTAGATTCTGAGGTAGGTGATACCTTACAGATAGTTAGCTTATTCGCTCGTTCAGCTGATGGAGAGATTGTAGGTCTTTCCGCAGGAAATGAGTGGGTACAGGCTGGAACAGATAGCCTAACTAAAGCCACTGCTAAGAACTTTGGAGGATTCCCATGGAATAACACTGCACTATCTACAGACGCTACAGTTAACGGAGAAACTACAAAAGTAGCTTCTCTTCTAGAACCTTCAAGCAAGGCATTCCTAGAAGGTAACGGATTCTCTGTTATTACCAACCGAAAGGATTTCGTAATGATAGAGTCTTGGACTGAAGACCTAGAAGACCTAGATATTGTATGCCCTTACGGTAACGTACAGTACTACGGTTCTGAGTCTGAAGCAGGGACTTTAGGAAATAATGCACCGCAAAGCTACTCTGCTTTCGGTGAGTGGGACACCAGTACTCACGGACTTAACGTAGTTTGGTCTACCTTAACGGATTCAGAGAAAGCAGCATGGGCAGCACAGCCTAAACATAAGATTACATTCGACAGAGATACTGGTAAGTTCTACCAAGAACGATACAGAGTACGCTCTATAGAAGGTGTTCAGAACGATTGGGTTCATGTGCTACCAGACGAGTCCAACGACTTACGTCATCAAGGGGGTTCAAGTTCCTCGTCTGCTGTAGTTGAGGCTAGAGGAGCGAGCACGTCTATTAAGGACTTAACCAGTGTTGGTGACCCTAACAAGTTCACATATACTAGAAGTACCTCTAAGACTGAAAGTGAGAGAGGTAGGTTTGTTAAGCATACGTCTACCGACTTCCCTACTTACGCGGTTCCTTTAGTACTTGTACAAAGAATGAACCAGGGTGTATACCATCCAGTACTGAACCCATATGGTACAGCATCGCCTACAGTGCCGGACAGCCTAGCGTTAATCAATGTTACAGATAAGATTGACATACTACTAAGAGCTACTCAATACTACACCATGTCTGACCTGTTCAAGCAAGGTAATGTATATGATTCCGACTTTATTGCAGGTAGGTACTCTGATACAGGGTCTTTCCGCTCTCCTAGTTCGTACCACGGTATTCGAGAAGGGGAAATCCAGTCTCACAACGGTATTTACAAACAGCAAATCACTGACCTACGTCTCAACGCTAATAAGCAAGACCACGCTAGGTTAATCCTAGAAGCTACGTCTTCTGCCTTCTCAGGCAATACTCGTGGATTCGAGGGTGTGACATTCACAAAGGTATTCCCGTCTGTGGCTAGTGTTACAAGTGATTATACTGTGGTGGATAGTAGCAATGCTTCTGCTGTAGTAGCTGAAAAGATTATACCAGGCTCTTTCGATAAGATACCTGCGGTGGATATAGTAGGGTTGCCAGAAAGGATTATGGCAACATTCCCTGAGGGTGTGACAGGTAAGTGGAACTCTGATTTACCTGCTGCGACATCTAAGGATATCAAGCTAACCCGAAAAATGGTTCAGCCATTCCAACGAGTATTTACCTCTGACGATGGTAACACTTGGAGTAGAGATTCCATCTCTTACAGCGGTTCAGCTAACACAGTATTCGTAGGTGCCGGAGAGAACCAAGTACTCTTGTACTACTACGATGCAATTACAGTGTTCACGGAGCCAGATAGCTCTAGGAATATGTTAAGTGAGCCGGGTAGGGTAGTTTACTCCGCAAGGCATTTAAACGACAAAGGTAACAGGCTTTGTTGGTCAACTATAGGGAAATACGCTACGTCTACTCAGCATAGGGCAGATGGTAGAGCGTTACTTCTAGATTATTCATTGAATAACCTAGGGGCTCTGGAGACTAACGAAGACTACAAACCTCAACATACCCCATTAAACCTGGGGGTCCCAGATAACGATTCTATCGCTTTCAAGGCTTTGCCTAAGCTAGTAGATGTAAAGATACCGAGTTCACTCCTTGGGGTGACAACGGAGACTTTGTCATCGAGAACGGTGAAGATACAGTTGTCGATATAAATGGAAATACTGTGAAAGTAGTCACTCACGTAGAACTACTACCAGTAGGTATCACAGACTATACACTAGTACGTTAAACTTACGAGGGGCCTAGTGCCCCTCTTTCTTTAGGAGACAACATGTCTAATAATAAACTAATAACATCTACGGCACCTGGAGTAGCTCCCACTACACAGCAACTGGGCCCTCATCAGTTAGGTGTTAGTACCAAAGACTCTAAGATATACGTCAACAACGGTACTGAAATAATTGACGTATTAGGGCTAGTATTTGAGGTACCTCAAACAGTAACAGCTACTAGGAGTTACGTTGTGGATGGGGCAGCACTCTCTATATCTCCAGAAACCGCCAATAACTCTTTCTACATGTCATTTAAGACAGCGGCCCAAACAGAGGTTGGTAGGTTAGGTAAAGTAACAACCAGCTCTAGTAATCACGATATTAAGCTGCAAGGTATTGGTGCTGTTGGGTTACACAGGGATTATATCACTAATGATGACCATCAAATGGTATTGATGTCCGACGGTAGAACCATAGTCTCAGCGAAACCTACTTCGGACGGAATCTTCCTACGACCTAAAGGATATAGCGAAACGGATAATCAGTGGAGTATAGATAGCGGAGGTACTGTAAGGCATCGCCATGAATCAGGTACTGCGTATGACATTAGAGATTCGGTGGACTCGGGTGTAGGTAGCTCTTCTTACATGGCCTGGACCCATGATGATGCCGTCCGCAGAGGTTGGTTTGGTTATGGCTCTGCTAGCGATAATCACTTCTCTTGGAGAAACGAGGAAGGGGCAGGAGTACCTGAGATAGTGCTACAAGAAGGTGGTAGGATAAAACTTAACCCAGGGACAGATAACGCTGTAGATGCGGAAAACTCAGCTATATACTACGGCCGCAGCTACTGTAATGCTGCCGTAGGTGGTTCGTGGGGGCATAGTTCATTCGCCGCTTTAGCGCTATTGAATACAACATCAGGGCCGGCCTATACAGTGTTTAAGATGGGAACCGACGGTCCTAAGCTACAAGCATTAGGTGAAGGGGGTAGTACTGTACGCCTGTATCCTGGCGGTGGTAATGCGAACTTTACTGCATGGTTGCCTAATTCCTGGACGCACTACTATACCGGCACTAGCCCTATGAGTTGGGATATGTTTGCTGAAACAGCTAACGTCAATACCTCTATTCGAATGAGAGAAGACGGTAACAACCATGGTGTTGAGTTCGGGTACGCAGGTGCCTCTAACAATAACGAGTTCTTCTTGAATATGCGACAAGGCGGCTCAGATAACCGTGCATTTAGTATTTACCGAGACCGTAGTCGCGCAGTCTTCAATACAGAACGACTGGATGTTGAATCTAGTGGTGCTGAGAAGATGCTTCTGTACCGTGCGGATGGTGATGCTAACGTAAATATTCGTTACTCTAGTAGCTCTGGTGCTGACGTATGGGCAGGTAAAACTACAAACAACTTCGCTATTGGTAGTGCTTCAGACTTATCTTCTGCAGGCAATCAATGGATGATTATTGGTAGTGCCGCAGCTACTTTCCGTGTACCTGTTGTGTTGGAGGGCGGTTCACCTTCAGGCAGCCATGCTATTCGTCGTGATTGGGCTGAAGATAACTTATTCCGCCGCAATGTGCAGAGTGTTACTTCTCAGGACTGGAATACGTTATACAACTCTGGGTTTTCATCAGTTAATAATGGCGTTGGTTTAAACCAGCCTAGCGCACCTATTGTTGGCAACGCCTACACGTATGGTTCATTGTTGTCTATGTCGCACACTAATACAAACTCTGGTGTTAAAACACAGTTATATTTTCCACATAATGCAAGTAGTCCAGACACGACACCGCGATTACCAGTCTACCGTTCAGGATATACTAGTGATTACGGTAACTGGCGTACTCTGCTGACATTACAGTACGCAGACATTAGATATACACAGACGTCTTCTGATATCAACCTAAAAACTGATATCGCCGAGATTCAGGACGCTACCAGCATAGTTAATGCACTAGGTACTTACTCTTTCCTAAAACAGAATGCTGAAGTTAAGTTCTTGAAAGAGGAAGGAGAATACCAAGGACAAGAAGAAGAGTACTCCTTCGAAATGGGCTTCATAGCTCAGGAAGTGGAGAAAGTACTACCTCACTTAGTGGGAGAAGACCAGTTTGGTTACAAAACCATTAAGTCCAAGGATAATACGCTACTGGCTGTAGCATACCAAGCTCTTAAAGAATCCAACAAGAGAGTAGACGACCTAGAAACTAGGCTCAAAGCCCTAGAAAAACTTTTAGGCGTTATATAAACAAAAACCCCAGAGTCTTATAAGACTCTGGGGTTTCTTACTATGTGCGGCCGGAACTACCGTACCCACCTTCACCTCTTTCGGTTTCTTCTATATTTACGCTCCCGATTACAAAATCGGTTCTACAAGGGACTAGTACCATCTGGCACATGCGCTCAAAGTCTTCCATCCAGAAGCCTTCTTCAAAGGTACAGGCTAGTCGGATAACTCCTCTATAGTCCGCATCAATAACACCTACGGTGTTAAGTATGCGAAGCTTGTATTTAACGCCCAGTCCACTGCGTGGGAATATCAAACCAACCCATCCTTTAGGTATGGCACAACGAACACCTAAGCTGAAGTGATATTCTACGCCTGGGTCAATCCACTGATTCTTAGCGTTTACTCTGAGGTCTATGCCTCCCGCCATCTCCGAACCTAGGGTTGGCATACAGCCTTCGTTCTCTACTTGAAATACTGGTCTCATAGCTCTGAAATATCCTCCATATCAATACTATCGTGAACTTGGTTAGCTAGCATGTCAATTAAGTCATCAACGTACTCAAGAGCTTCAGGGTTTTCTGCGATAATCTCAGGGCTGAAGGTTTTTAAGTCCATTAGCATCAGATTACGCTCTAGGATTTCCTCTGAAGCGTTGAGGTTTTGTATGTACTTCTGCTTACCTGGTAGTGGCAAGTCGTCAATTAGCTCGTACAGACTATCGTAGTTTCTGATTATGCTGTAGGCTCGTTTATCTCCGATGCCTTCTACTCCACGAATACCGTCCGATAGGTCTCCTTTTAGGCATTTCATAAGAACATACTGCTCAGGATTATCACACGCATGTTCCTCAAAGAAGTTACACCCTTCTTCCCCGTTGTTGAAGAAGAACTCCTTTCTAGAAGCATATGAGAATCGATGTACTTTAGGGCTTAGCAACTCATCCCAGTCCTTATCCGTTGAGATTAGCCAGATATTATCATAGACACCTTCTAAGCCCATAACTAGGTATGCAGCGAAGTCGTCCGCCTCAATACCCGTAAACCTAACCAAGTGCATGCTGCTGCGGGTAATTAGGTCTATAGTTCTGTCAAACCCAGCGAAGAACTCCATTGCTGCTTCTTTTTCTTGTTCTGTTTGCTTGCTGTAATCTCGGTTTCCTTTGTAGCCTTCATACAGCTCTTTTCTGTGGTAGGAGCCTTTATGGTCAGACAATACAACAATATCTTCGCAACTATAGGATTTAGCTAAAGAGTTAACCGTTTTTAGGTAGTCTGTAGCAAACTCTGACTGACCTTTGTGCTTCCATCGGAAAGCTAAGTTAAATCCATCCACAATTAGCAGGTTTTTACCTGTCTTTCGTTCATCTTTCTTCGGTAATTCCCAGCCTTGCATCATTTAGCTAAATCCTCCAACTTAATATTATTTAAGAATGCTTTGAAATCTACTACAAAATATTCTTCTACGTCATCCGATACTTTGATAATAGCGTAAGGTACTTCACTAACTACCTTCTCCACTAGAGGGTCTTTCGTTCTTATAGCTATGAACCAAGGGCCTCTATCCTTCTTAAACACTAGAACTGGTCTAGCATTCATTTCTCCAGCTTCACGCTCTGTTTGCAGGAGCCACTTTTCCATTTGACTTTGTGTCTTTGTTTGCTTTAACATATTAGAGTTAAACTGCTCATCCGCGTAGTGTTTAACCTCAATACAGTACAGGCTCATTAGGCCTGTGGAGTTAGGGAGATAAATATCTCCCTTAAGCCCATGTTGTGAGCCAAACCCACCGGAACCGGGAACTCGTTCCCATTGCGCTCCTGTAGCAGCTCTAAGTAGGTCTCTGACAGCATACTCAGCTCTCTGACCTTTATCTCGTGAATTAGCCATTGTTTTTGTTTATCCTTGAAAACCCGTCCTCTTTAGAGACGTACAGCTTATTAGTAAGTGGGTGCTCGTAGCCGTGGGAAACTAGGAATGTGTTAAGTTCCGTTTCCTTCTGTAATAAGTCTACTAACCTGTCACGCCCTAGCGGGTCGATAACAGAGATAATTTCGTCTAAGAACAGTACGTTGATGTCTACTGAGTTTAGAGTACTAAGTATTTTACGTATAGCTAGTAAAGTAGCCACTTGCACGTTAGCAAACTCACCAGAGCTTAGAGAGTTCACCTCTACCAGCTCAGAATTGTCGTATACGACAACGTCGAGCTTAGTCCCAGACAGCTCAAAACCTAACGCGAATTGTCCCGCCGTAAGCTCTGATAGGTACTCGTTAAGCGTTTCTTCAAGAGACTTAATTGAGCTTTCAATCTTGTACGCCACAAGCCCTTTTGCACCGAAGGCTTTAGTAAGTACTTTGTAATCAGATAGCTTGTCATTCGCTAATTCGAACTCCTTTTCTAGTTCTTGTAGTTCTTGTCTGCGCTCATCCAACTGCTCTAGAATCTGCTCTCGCTTAGCGTTGTTTTGCTCTGCGGCAGAGTTGTGTTCCGTAGCCCTGTCAATTTCGCGTCTCAGTTGTTGGGACTGTCTTGTCAGCTTGCGTAGTTGTTCTTCCAGGTCTTCGACACTTTCTGGCTCTGTTTCGTAGTCTGGGCAGTTTTCCAAGGTTTGAGTTAAATACTCTTCTGCTGACTGTAGCATGTTAGTCAGGGTCTCAGAACGTCTTACATAATTAGCATAGGTTTTATGCTTACTCTGCTCAGCCTCTAAGGCCGTAACCTGTTCTTCAAGCTTATCTCGCTCAGGTCTTAAAGCTAGCCATCTTGCTTTAGCAGCGTCTCTAGCTTTCTCTGCTTCCGTCACGTCTAGTGACGAGCCACAGGTTGGGCACTCTGTGTTCTCCGCAGAGTCCTTGAACTTAACGTATGTAGCTTTCTCTGTGGCCATATTAGCTTTCACAGTGCTTAGCTCATTATTTACTTTCTGTAGCTCTGCTGACCTATCGTCTGCTTCCTCCGGGGCTTCTCCTAAAGCCTCAAGGTCTTGCTGCGCTTTTTTATGTTTGTTTTTTGCTGCGGCTACTGCAAGCTTTTGTTTGCCGATTCTTTCGTTGCGCTCAGTTGTTCCGCTCACTTTTGCTCGGAGGTTAGCAATGTCATCGGTAAGGGTCTCGTCGAATTCTGGAATTTCTACCGTTTCTTCTAAATCAGGGATGGAAGAATGACGAGATAACCAGCTAGATGTCGAGTCTAGCGCACCTTTGATTCTCTGAACGTCGTTTGAACAATCCTTAGAATATTCTTTTAATTGGCTCTCGATTTTTTCATATTCTTCTAAGCCTAAAAGTCCCACTAAGAACTTCTTACGGTTAGTATCTGTTGCAGTAAGGAAATCTAGACTAGACTTCATTGACTGATATACTAACTTAGAGAATGTTGAAAAATCCAAACCAATTTCTTTCTCTAGGATTTTATACGTTTGTGTGGCTGTATGTCCACTTATATCTTGACCGTTCTTCAGCAACTTAACCTTAGCGGTAGACTTGACTATCTTCTCTACTTCGAAGAAGTCATCCCCGATGGAGAAGGTAGCTTTCATACTGTAGTTATCTGAGTAGCGATTCTTTACAGAAGCTTTCTTAACCCCTCTAGAGTTTTTATTATACAGCAGCTCCTCTAAAGCTCCTGGGATTGAGCTCTTACCGCTACCATTGGCACCGATTATTTGAGTGACCCTGGCCTCGTCAAAAGAGATTAAGTTCCCCTCTCCGTAAGCAAAAACATTGTCAAACAAGAACTCATGAAGTTTTAACTGCACTAGCAAACCTCTTCATAATACGCTTAATAGTGTGCGGTTCTAGCCCCTCTACTTCTGCGAGATATATAGCTAGTTCTTCTTCCACTGTTAAGCCTTCTAATTCTAGGGTAGCATCTTTACTGACGCTGATGTTTACCTTCTTATCTAGTAAGTCGGCATCTTTTACTTTCCCAAGGGTTTGCAAGTCACCCTCAAGTTCGTATATTACCCTGTGGTATGGGTCTTCCTTCATGGCCGCTTCCGAGTCTACTTTGAGTCTAAGTAGCTGCGGTAAAGTATCCAAGCTATGAAAAGTCCAATCACCAAGTTCCGTATCAATAATAAGGTACCCATTCTCTCCCTCTACCAATTCTCTATGGAACGAAGTTGTTAGCGGACTCCCTGGGTAGATAATAGGCGTGCCACCTGCTGTCTTCTGAGACATAGAGTGAGCGTGCAAGTCGCCTGCAAATACGATTGCATAGTCGTCAAACTTGGCCAAGTCTATTTCTGGCTCTGTTTTCATGTGCTCAGGAAGCTCTGCCCTTACATGTGTAAACAGTATATCCGATGTCTTAGGCTCCCAATCCTTGTGCAACTCGAAGAAGTCTATAATATCAAACTCTTTTGAGCGGTAAGGTTCTAGTACTACCTGCACTAACGGGTTGCAGCGGGTTGTTTCTTCTGCTAGGTAATGGAGGATACCATAAGATTTGGTCTTGGCTTCGTGGTTGCCTGAATAGATTTTCGTTTTGTGAGCTAACTTGGCCATAAGCTCGAAGTATAGTTCAATCTCCTTCAAGGTAGCATCCGCCTTATCGAAGATATCACCGCCTATGATGTGCAGGTCAGCCTCAACTTTGTTAAGCTCGTCTACCATCATATGGAATCTATTTCTTTGCCAAGCCTCGGGGACTTTACGTTGCCCTATTTTTATATGCCAATCGGCACTAAACAGTATTTTCACGTAGTTCTCCAACAAGAAAGGGAGCCGAAGCTCCCTCAAACATTAATTAGTCGTCTAGTTCGCTAATTGCTTCATCAGCTGCGCTGTCGTCACCTGAATCTTTTTCGTTTTTGCCGCTAGCTGAACCACCGGATAACCAAGACTGTAGCTCTTTACGCTGCTCTTCTGGAGTCATACGTGGGAATAGCTCGTCGATAGGCTTCATTGTAGCGATAATTTCCTTATCAGCTTCGTGCATTGCTGCAACTTCCTCATCGCCCATTAGGCGAGATGTTGCAAGCTGGTTGATGCTGTACTTGACTTCGTTCCATTTTTCGCCAGTACGTTTCACAACGAAGTCTACAGTAGTTGGGTCTTTGATACCCAGTTCTTCCATAGTTTCCATGATACCATCGAAGATTGACTTTTTCAAGTCCATAGCTTCTAGCTTACCAGTTTTTCGGTTGATAACCATGCACTTGTACGCTCGCTTACAACGTAGTGGACGCATTTGGCCTGGGTTATCCGGGTCTTTTTCTTGAAGACCTACTTCTTGGATTGGGTCAGCGCCACCAACAAACTTCTCTAGTTTGCGGTCGTAACGTAGGCACTCAAACGGGCGAGGTTTACCTTCGGAGTTGTACACCCAGTAATCCATACGGGCTAGTACGCCAGATACGATACGGAATTGAGTGTTACCGTTAGTTAGTTTCATGTGTGTTACTTCAGATTTTTGTGCTTCGCCGCGAGCTTCGCCCCAGTTCAATGACATATGTTTTCCTCTATAAAGATTAATTCAGTTTTGTTAATGCGGATTAGTGGGTTTGATTTGACGACGTTTGGCTCGATGTACTCAGGTACGTATGCCATATTTAAGTCTGTATACCCTGTTGTTGCGTAGGTTTGATAGTTACGTAAGGAGCAGAGTCCTAAATACTCTGCGCGCTGCTGATACGTTAGGTTGTAGGGGTTTTGAGTTACTACTTGAGGATTCAGTATGAAGTTGTCCCCGTTAAGTACATCGTACCCCGTATTATCAGCAACGTAATCTTCAAAGAGCTTAACCATAACCTCGGAGTTTCCAAGTGCTAGTAAGTAAAGCGCTTCGTAGTTGAAGAATTTCATTTTGGATGGATATTATATCCTAAATAACTCCGTGTAGCAAGAAAAATTTTAAATTATTTACTACACGGGTCTTAAAGTGTTGAAGGAACTTTCAGGAAGGATTTCTAAACTTCTCAATTTCTATAAATATTATATAATAAATGGAGTTTCGAAGCTACCGAAATTTTAACTTTTTAAGTTAGGGTCGGTTTTGCACTTCTTCTATCTCGATTTCTGAGAAGTATTATATCAATGTTTCACCTTCTTGGCTATTGATTTTTTCCTTTAATTCGAGTCCAAGTCTCTTCTTGGTATAACGAATCATTTCCCAACCTCGTCCTTGGTAAATCCCTTTTCTAGTTCCCTTGTGTCTGCGACCTGTATTCCCTTGCAAGCCTAAGTCTACCACCACAGGTAATTCCTTGCCTGCAGCTATACGTTGAATACGTCCAGCTATCTGCTCCACCAAGGATTTATTGTTAGTAGGGGTGGCTAGAATAACACAACTAAGCTCGTCCAAAGATACACCTTCCGCGAATATAGACTGCGTAGCCCACAGAATAGCAGGCTCCACGGCATCCGCCACAGTATCCATTATCTCTAGTCTATCGTCCATATCGACGTTTCCAGTGATGATGTAAGAGTCTACTTGGTTATCTTTGTTCCATTCCTCTAGCATCTCTACTCGGTCGTTTACGACCAAGACCTTGTGTCCTAGCTTAGCATAGGCATTGGCCAAGGCTTTTACTGTATGGAAATACTCAGGGTCTTTGTACAGCTCATTGACTCTTAGTGCCCACGGAGTATCTGAGCCCCCAGGAATCTCACAGTCTAGTTCGTACATGTGTATAGTAGGAGGCAAGGTGTTATTTTCCGCTGGTGTGTATACTTTATTACCAAAGAAATTAGAGAAACATACGTGAAGTCCGTCTTTTCTCCATAAAGTACCTGTTAGTCCCACCTTGATTTTAGCCTTAGAGAACATAACCAATAGTTCAAAAGTAGCTGCTACACAGTGATGTGCTTCGTCTACGATTAGTAGCCCGAACTTATCAGATAAGTCTGAACCATACTTCCTAACAGTCTGAATGTTGGCTACTACAATAGGTGGGTCGGTTTCGTACTTACCTCCGCCTATGACTCCAGGAGTAAAGCCGAACCATTTCTTAATTTCCTTCTCCCACATAGCCCTGATGTTCGTGTTTGTACAGACTACCAGAGTTTTTTGTTGGAACTTAAATGCCAAGAACAAAGCACTAATGGTCTTACCGAAACCCGGTGCACCATTGATTATACAGTCGCCATCTACATCCTCACATATTTCCGCTTGGTCGCTTCGTAAGGTAAACTCCGGCTCAGGTATTTCGGCAGGTACAGAAATCCTCTTGTCCACTATCTCTAGGTCAATACCTTTCAGTAAGTCTAGTCTAGTATTTGGCATCCAGTAAACATCACCCGCTACTTGCCCGAAGTGAGAGACGTATCTCGGGTAGGTAGCTTGGGGGTCTATAATCTCGTAAGTAAGCTGCTTCTGTAGTCTCTCCTTCAGCTCCTCATCCGGTTTTAAATATATTTTATTAGATAGAACTATTTTCACAGCTTGATTCTCACACGCTCCGAAGGCTTATCCGAGACATCGAATAAAATCCTACCTTTCGGAGTGTCCACCACTACTACATAGTCTCCAGCTTCTGACGTTACGAAGTTACCAACCCTAGTCTGTAACAGATACTTTCCATTCCAAGTTCTAGAGCGGTGTAATACTTTATGGGAAGAAATAGGGTAGGTTTTGCACTTACTAATCTTCCATATTTTTCCATCAGAATCTATAAACTCCCGTCTTCGGGGATTGCGTAGGATTTGTGCTATGGTAGTGTACTTTTCCTTTAACGGATACAGAGGTAGTCCTGTATCCATCTCTGCCAACTTTAGCCTCCTTTCGAAGTAGTTTCCAGGTAGTGACGGCATGTCTAGTATATACTGTCGGTATCTGGAATTTATAAGAATATACGGAGGGTCTTCGACCCTCCCAAAGTTAGCCCTTAGCGCGTAGAGAGGAAACTTTGCGTTAAGCATATTCCTCCTCTACCACTGCCTTTATCCTTTCGGCTCGCTCAACCCAGACCTTTTCGTGGCCCTGTAAGTCCTCCTCTGGGATAGGGTCGGTTTCGTACTTAGATAACCAGTTCGTTACTTCCGCAGCGAACTTCTCGTCTTCTAGTACAGCCAAATCTGGCCACATCTTCTTGAGCTTGCCACAACCATAGTCTACAGAGCCTCCTTTCTCGGAGTCGCTTTCGATACCAATAGGAGTGCCCTCAATACCTAAGAACTCTCCAAGACTATTGAATCTAGCTTTCTGGATATTTCTATCTAAAAGCTCAGAGTACTCATCCACTAAGTCTTCACGAACAACTGCAACAATCGAGTCGTGTACTAACGCCACAATTTCTGCGTCCATTCCACGCTCAGCAATCTCGTTATCCGCATCTATACAACCCATCAACAGGGAATCAGAAGACGCTGACTGAATAATAGCGTTGAATCCTGAACGAATTTCGCCACCCACAACTCCACGGTCATCAGACTTGATGTTGTGCAGTCTACGTTTACGCCCGTAGAAGCTGTAAATAAATCCGTACTGACGGATTTGGTCGTGAGATTCTTCAATCCACTTCTTAAGTTGAGGGAATCGACCGAAGTAAGTTTCGATGTATCCTTTCGCATCTCCTAGAGTACATGGATTGTACGGAGTACCCATTTCGATGTGTTGCTCTAGTAGAGCTTCGTTTACAGACTCCATTACTTTCGCAGGGCCAGAACCGTACAAGATACCGAAGGTGATAGCCTTAGATGCTTGACGCATCGCTGGATATAGCTTCTTAACCTCGTTAGGTTCACAAGGTAGGTTGAACACCATGTGTGCGATAGTGGAGTGGAAGTCAGCATACTTATCAGGCTCGTTAGTCATATTAACGAACACTTGTTGTAGAGCTTTGTCTCCAGACAGTACGGCCGCGTAGTAAACCTCGGCAGTTGTCAAGTCTTTTGCCACAATCTTGTAGCCTGGAGGAGCTACAATACAACCCTTAACTATTGGGTTATCACGAGGCAATTGTTGCAAGTTAATTGTACCGGAGGACGATAGACGACCTGAGGTGGTTGTAGTGATACCAAAACCTGTACGTACACGACCATCCCAGTCCACGTTATCAATCATTTTGTTAATGAAAGAGGATAGTAGCTTGGTGTTCTTACGCACTTTTAGCAGTAACTTAGGTAAGTCCCCGAACTCTGACAGTTTGGTCAGAACTTCTGCGTTAGTAGAGTCCTGTCCTGTGCCTGTCATAATCCCTGTAGGCTGGTATCCTGCTATATCAAACAACAAGACACGTAGTTGTATAGGGGATTGAGGATTAAATTTCTTACCTTCCTGCTTTTCGAACTCGATAACTGCTGGGTGTGAGTAAAGCTCTTCTTCAGCCTCAAAGATTGCTTCATGCAGTAATTTTTGAGCTGCACGTAATCTCTTCTTAGAGACCGGAACTCCTCGGTCTTCCATACGCTTAAGGAATCGCATACCTGGAATCATTAAGTTCTCGTAAAGTTCCTTCAGACGAGGATTTTTCATTACGATTGGGTAGAACTTGTTGTGTAGGCGAATGGTAGCGTCTGTATCTTTCGCAGCGTAAGCTGCGAGGATTGGGAAAGGAATCAGGTCATAGGTGAACTGCTCTTTATTAATCTTGTGCACCTTACAGTACTCAGACTTGAACTCGTCTAGCTTTTTATCATAGTTACCCATATCGGTGTATTTGATTGCTAGAGGTTTTAGGCCGTGGCCTTTACGTTCGTCCAGAACATAGTGCTGAATCATGGAATCGTGTAGGCGTTTCTCTTTGAAACACTTCTCGAAACTTATGCCCATGTGGTGAGTAAACCAGTGCCAGTCGAACTTAGTATTGTGAAATACTATATGGATATCTTCACAATCCACTACCTTCTGGATGAGGTTAAATACTTCTTCATCGAAGTAGTCTGCGTTTACATAAACCCCTTGGCCTTCGGAGTGTGACATTGAGATTCCTAACATCTCAGCATTTCTGGCGTAAAAGCCCCCTGTTTCCGAGTCGAGAGCAACTACGTTAGGACGCATCTCTAGTACGGAACGCAAGTACATCTTGAACTCAGTCATGGAGCCAATAACTAAGTTATCTTCCTGCTCATCCAACTCCTCTTGAGTAGTGTGGTTACAGAAGATATTATAGATTACTTTCTCTGGCTCTACGTAGGTTCCGTCGATGTGAGAATTTAGACGTTCAACCGTTTGGTCGAACACAGGCTTGCCCTCCGGCTTAAAGAAAAGCGCAGCAGGGTTCATAGAACAAAGGAAGTTCTTGTAGTCTGACCAGTCTTTCTTAGGTTTAGCGTCTACACGCATACCAGTCATATCGACTACAGAGGTTTCCTTAGAAAAATACTTTAATGGGTCAGAACCAACTAGGATAACCCAGTCATACTCATACACGTCAATATCTATATCAACGTGCTTCACCAAAACTCGTTTTACTGATTGAGTGGTAAGTGGAAAGACATCCACTTCCCTACCGAACAACTTCGAAAAGTTGGTTTTAGTAGGTTTAGGTACAATTAGTGCTACTTTTGACATATATTTCCTACAATTATTATGGATAATACTTTCTTCATTTATTTGAATATTATATCAATAATTAGACTTTGTTGGCTAATAATTTTTCGATATAATTCTGTAACTGATACACTTCATCTTCGTCTAGTCCTCCAGGGTCTTGCCCAGGAAGTAAGAAGTCGCTTGCGTCGAACACCCTACACGAAGTTTTAGCTTTTATCAGTTTCTCTAGCTTAGCGGTTGCTAGTTGCCCTGCACCATCTCCATCTAGTAATAAAACTATCCTAGTTATTCCTGATGCGGTTAGTGGAGCCAGCTTCTCTTCCGCTGTCTTCCAAGTTAAGTTGTGAGTACCGAATATAGCCGCTGCTGTGTCCAGTCCTTTATCATGTAGATTAACTACATCAAAAAGTCCCTCTACCAGAACTATTGTATCGCTATTTTTAGGTATAGGGTAAATTGGGAGGCTAGCTGAGGCTGGATATACTAAGTACTTTGGAGTTGCATTGGAGTGGGTATATCTACCAATCAATGCCGGTATAGTGCCACTGACGGAGAATATAGGGAAAACGACCCTATTTAGGAACTCTGGGTCAGTGTGGGTGAAGGCCTGGAATTTTTCAAAAGTCTCTGCCTTTATACCCCTAAACTCTTTAGCGAAAGGTACACTAGATTCCGGTATATCTAAGCCTCTAGTTTCTAGGAGTATGTTTTGTATTTGGGACTCCACCTCATAGAGCAAGTCATAAGTCCTGCTTCTGTACTGTCCGAAGTGGTCGAATAAGTCCCCCTTAAAGCCACAGGACAAACAATGAAAACGTCCTGTGTCTCGGTCTATTCTTAGCGAGGGGTTATTATCCTCATGTTCTGGGTTGAAGCAGGAAACGACATAGTCGTTCCCCTTTTCAATATATTCTCACCTTTCTCGCTTAAGAGTTTTAACACGTCTGTGGTCACACGTAATCCTCTAAGTAGTATGCGCTAAGGCTGGTTTGGCGCGGTTATTTTTCAAGCATATCTTCCAACAACTCTTTGGTCAAGTCTACGTTCTTTATTCTTAAGCACTGCCAATCCATAGGTGGCTTCCAATACGACTATATCCGCTTCTTCATACGCATGAATAATCATAGCGTAATCTGCGGGGTCTAGGATAGCTTGGGAAAGTCTTGCTTCACCATCGTTATTGATTTGGTAAGGAGATATCATTGCTACCTCATGTTTACGAGCAAGGTTCTTCAAACCTTTTGCCACTACTAACTGGTCTTTCCAATCATACATAGACGACTGGTCTTCCACGATAACTTGGTTAACATAGTCAACAACACAGGCCGTAACCTGCTCCCCATACTTAGCCACTATAGCTCCCAAGTGTGCATCCACGGAGGCGAGCCTAAGTTGGGAATCATCTACTATAATGAATGGTGTGACTTCTGGTAGATTTCTTAGCGATGCCTCGAACCCTACTAGGTCAGAACCTTTCTCACACGGCTCCTCCATCTCCTCTAGGAACTCAGATAGTACCTCATAGCTGTCCTCGAACATCGCTGCGCGAGTAACTAGAAGTTTAAATATATCGGTGCCAGAAGTTTCATTATTACGTAAATCCATAGCATCTGCACCTGACAGATTAGCCATGAATCTTTGGAACGTCTCCCCTGCTCGCATCTCAATAGTGAAGTATGGACATATCTTCCCCTCCCTATATTGATTTGCCGCAAAGTTCATTGACATTACGGACTTACCAGAACCTCGTTTACCTCCGAGTAATAGTAAATCTTCTCTACGTAAACCACCGTATTCAAAGTCCCATCTAGGGCTTATGCTAGTAAGCACCGTTTCCGCCTCTGAATCCTCAGTGGATTGGAAAGCAGATAATTTATTACCAGTGAATACCTTATCACTAGCATCTAGCGAGTCCGAAACGTGAGTTTGGATTTCCGCGAGCCTTTCAGTGATTTCTTGGGCGTTTAATAGAGTAATGTCTTTAAGTAGTAGATTCTGTATCGTTGTTAGTGATAGTTGTTGTGCGTACTCACTCTCCAGTGCTTCTATAGCTAGGGACAGTTCCACCTCATCAGGCAGTTCTGTATTCGCTAACGCATCTAAAGTTGCAAGTACGCTACTGGAGCGGTTATTAGCTAACCGTAGCTCCGTAAGGTTTGGAAGCTTATTGTATTTTTCGTAAAACTGCGCTATTAAATGGCGGATTTTACGATAAGAGTCTGAGAAATACTCGCTTTTTGCTGCATCAAACTCTAATACTAGGTCAGATTCTGATGAGGAACTTAATAACAGCTTTAGCACTATTGCTTGAGTATTTATACTCATTCAGTGTCCTCATAAAAGAAAAGGGGCGAGGCTCACGCCCCACCCCTTCGACTTAGAAATTAGATTTTATTACTCAGCTGACTTTTGAGATGCAATTTTAGCAGCGCGTTTTGCACCATCGTGGTCTGCACAGCTGATACCACGGCGAGTTAGTGTAGCTTTAATACCACGCTCTGTACGGTCAACGGCTGCTGCAATTTCCGCTACAGTCATATTAGCAACATCTAGACCTTCAAGAATATCTTCTTTAGCTTTTGCGCTAGAAGTTTCTTGCTTAGGCATTTCGCTAATGCGACCTTCTTTTTGTAGGCTTAGACACTTACCGCGAACGCTGTTAAGTGGACGACCCATTGCTTCAGCAACAGCTTCCATAGAAGCACCGCCTGAAACTAAGTCAACAATCTTAGCTTCTTCATCTACAGAGTAAGAACGTACCGGAGCCGCTTTTTCAGTAGGCTTAACGTGCTCTGTTAGCTGTAGAGAAAGGATCTTACCTTGAACCTGCTTAGTAGAGAACTTACCATCTAGAACTGCTGCTGCGATTTCAGAGTAAGTTAGATTACCTGCGTTAGCGTTTAGGAAGTCTACAAGTACTGCTTCTTCGTCTTCTGTCCATTTTGGCTTACCAGCTTCTGTTGCTAGCTGCACAGAATATTCCATTTTACGAAGTTTAGAACCTACTGAACGAGCTGAAGTACCTAGCTGTTCCGCGATTTCTTTAAGTTGGTCTTGAGACACTTCATCTACGCCAGCTACTGCTGCTTCTAGTGCTTTTACGTTGTCTTCAGTCCAAGTGAATTTTGCCATGTGTGATTTTCTCCAAAAATTTTCGGGTTAAGAGCCTAAAAGCTCTTTGATAGTTAGAATTGGGATGCCTAAATCGTTAGCTTTGTTTGTTTTTGAAGATGTAGAACCATCTTCGACGATTAGGGCTATAGTCTTTTTCGTTACTCCGCTCTTTACGGAGTATCCATGTTGTTCTAAGAACTTAGCAGCTTCTGTGCGGTTCTTAAAGTCGTTAAGTTTACCAGTAATTACTACGTCTCCTTTGGCTTCCACAGAGGCGGAGGCTGTAGTTGACTGTTCTGTTACGGTAAACGTAATTGGGATTTGACGGACATCCTCACCTTGAGGCGAGACCATCCAGTCTAATAAGTTTTTAGTGGCTTTCTCTCCTAAGCCTGCCTCCGCACAGGAGGCTTCAGTGACGTCTTCCCAAGAGTTTGCTTTAATACCTAGCTTGTTAGCAGCTACGGTACCAATCAAAGGGATTCCTAGTGCACCTAGAAACTGTCCGAATTCCACTACTCGTTTATTCGCAATCTCGGCGTGTAACTTAGTAGCTGTCTTCTCTCCTAATTTCTCTGTTAGGTAGTCTTCAGACAAGGAATACAGTTCAGATAGGGACTCAACACCTAATTTTTCAATGGTCTTCGGTCCGAAGCCTTTAATCTTCATCTTCTTACAAAAGCTTTCAACAATTTTTGCTGTCTGAGCTGGGCAAGAAGAGTTACGACAAAAGAGTTGGTCTTTGACTCTTTCGAGTAGAGAGTCGCAGCTTGGGCAATTAGTAGGGATGTTCATATCTGTCCTTCTATCTATTTTGTATACTCATTATATCAAAATGATACTGAGAGGGCAAATAAAAGTTTTCCTCTTTATGCCCAGACCTCTTTAATCAATTCGCTTGTGTCCCAAAGCATGAGATATATTATATGCTAAGGATTCATTCGCGTCAATGGTACTTTTTAGGAGCTGACTGAATAGTTGATTCTTCTGTCAATTCAACAACTGGAGCGTTATTAACGATGGCCAGCAGTGTATCTAGGGAAGTAGTCACCTTGTTTTTATACGCAGTTAATGCCTTGGTCAGTTCTAGCACATCGCTTTCAGACAACGGCTTCTCTGCTAAAGAGAACGTGGTGATTTTTGCTACCATTTGCATGGTTGCGTCCGCTTCCGCACCGTCACCGCCTAGAGCCATGATGAGAGTCAGTCGGTCGGCTTCTGTGGTTTTTATTAACTCTGATAGGTCGTAGTTCTTCATTTAAGTTCCTTGTAGGAGTGCTATTCGGTTATCGAGTATACTTATATACTCCATCATTACTAGTCTCTGTTGTACTAGTAATTCTAGCTGGTCGGCTAGCTCTTTTGTTACTTCATGTCCTACGACAGAGTCCAAGAACGCCTCCAGCCGATGGAGCTTTATAGATAACTCGTTACGCTCTGCCTGTAATTCCGCAGGGCTTAGTTCGTTACTTTTCATATTACCTTACGTCGATAATCTTAGGGATAATGCCGCCTGAGCGGATAACACAAACCTCGCAGCCTTCGTAGACTCCTAAGTTTTCCACATAACCAGCATTGTTTAATGTTGCTCGGGTGATTTCTGCATCGTCGATAAAGATTGGTTCGAAGATTGCGACTGGAGTCACTTTGCCCGACTTACCAGTCTGCCATGTTAGGTCTACTAACTTAGTCCAGATACCTTCTTCGTCTTCTTTTACTGCGAATGCACCTTTAGGATGTTTGTGAGTAAATCCAGCGTCGAAGAAATCTTTGTTGCTAGAGAGGCGGAACACTCGCCCGTCTTGCGGGCAGTCTTCCCAGTCTGAGTCAACTACCGTACAGAAACCTTCACCAGATAGCCAAGCCATATCCTGCTCATAATGAGGGAAAATACCTGCGTGGTCTTCCGCTTCCTGAACCCCATAAGCTACAAAGATAAGCCCGCCTTCTAAAACACGCTCTCGAAACTCTTTCTCGTCCTTTAGCTGCATGGCTCCAGACGCGTAGTTGCGCATGTTTTTTACCGGATTGGTAGTAACTACCTCGCCAGTAATTTGAATAGGAGAGCTACTAGATAGTTCATCTGGTACAAGCAACGCCAGCTTCCAAGGTTCAAAAGTGGTTGGGGAAGTTATTCCGTCGCCACGAGTGTTACCTTGAACTAGTTTATTACCAATGTAAAACAAAGAAATTGCACATCCGTCCAATTTCGGAGTTTCTATACATTTTTCTACAGGTAATGGCAGTTCCTCACCTCGACCAGGATACACCTTGTCTAGTGAGTACATACGGTACATATGCTTGAATTCGCCGCCCACACCTAACCCATCCTCTCCAAAGCGAGAGACTAGTGCATCGTACTCCTCATTAGAGATTACTGGGTTGCCTTCGTAGTAGCACTTTTGTAGGTAACGGATATACTCTTGCATTACTCGTCCTCGTCTTGGGTAGTATGTTTGTGGTAGTTTTCTATTACTTCTTGAGACACCTCAGCTTGAGCCATGATAGAGGCAAAAGCTGAGTATAGTCTAGTTACTGAATCTAGGTTGTAAGGGAAGCTTAATCCATTCCTTGTAGGAAGCCACTCCCCTTCAAAGTCTAGGTAGTACTCCCTAATGCCTAGGTAGTGCCTACCCATGAATTCAGAAACAGTGAAGCGTAGCTGGATGCCTAGTTCTTCATCTTGGTAGATGATTGCATCCAGCTTATCTTCATGCCCTTGTAAATCGTCGTGAATCACGTTCTTGTTTGTCTAACTCATAACTCAGCATAGAAAGATGAGTAAACACGTCCACAGGCATTGTACGGAACTTGTTAGTTGTGTAACAGAACAGAGCTACGTAACCATCTTTAGGGTTTGCCACCTGCTTTTGTACATGCTCAGGAGCTTTCTCTAGCTCTGCTTTCAGGTACGGCGTATCGAAGTTAGTCGTAGCCACAATGAAAGACTTGTTGGGAGTACCAGCTTTCTTATACTTATATTGAGCATAGAAAGTATCGAATTTTTGGGATAACTCTAGGAAGCGGGTCATTCGCATATACTACTCTCCTTATGCTTGTGACTGAAGTTCGCGGATTTTTGCAGCTAGGTGTGATGCTGCTTTACCGGTTAGTTTTGAGATAATGTCGTCATCTAGGTCTGTGACTCCACCATCTTTGAAGGCTGCGATTAGTTCGCCTTGGGCTTCTGCTTTGCCCACACGCTTAGAACCACCTTCTGACGCATTAGATGTTTTCTTAGCTTTGTTAACTTGCTTAACGTACACGCCTAGTTTAGTTAGCTGTGCACGAGCTGATGCTACAGATGTACCAATCTCAGCTGCTGCGTAAGTAAGTGCTTCGTTAGAGAAAGTACCTTCTTCCGCTTCTGGGTTAGCTTCCGCTAGTTCACCCATTTTTGCTTTGTATAGAGATTCTACTTCTGCTTTAAGCTCATCTGTCCAAGAGATAGGTTTGGTCATAAATATTACTTCCTTTGGTTGTCGTTTGTCGAATTTATAGATATATTATACGTAACTTTCAGCCACTAAGCAACTGAAAGTTTTTGTTATTGGGGGCTTCCGCTATATTAAAGTGAGAAGCCAGTTAGGCCTCACTTTCCTTTGTTGGCATTTTTACGTGCAGCTAGTAGCGCCGCATTTAGAGTATACACAATGTCCTCTCTAGACATATTGTCTTGGAGAACGTTAGGGTTGATACCTTTTTCTTCTAGGTATTTTAAGCTGCCTAAGTCGTATGCGTAAAAGTTTACGTTACGATGTTTATTTGACGCTAGCAGGTACACTCGATAAGCGTAAATACCGTCAGCATTAGGCTTATGTTCCGCCATAACTTCACCTAGACATTTGTACCCTGGAACCCATACCTTTTGTCCAATAGCGAAACGCTCTGACATGGCTTCTTCTGGAACCATGGCAGGGTTTAGAGGGTCTGCTGACTCTCGAAGCTTAAAGTCTAAAAGACCCATAAGCTCTAGGCGACGACGCACTAAGGCTGGGGAGCGGTAGTATCGCTTAGCAATTTCTTCGATAGCATCACCAGTAAGATACGCTTCAGCCATATTAATTTCTTCCTGCGGAGAAAGAGGCTTAGTGCGGTTCTTGCGCATCATCTCTTTTCGATGTTCTTTCTCTGCTAAATAGTTATCTAGCATTTCGTCTAGGCGTTTGGTATTGTAGTTAATACCTAGGATTTCACATTGACGCTTCTTAGTGGCACCCTGTTCACGCTCAGCAAGAGCCATTTCAAATTGGTCTTCTGTTACGTCTGCTGCTGATTTTGAATTTTTACGAGCCATTAGTCGTCTCCTAGTTCTAGTTCTACCATGTTAACTCCGTACCAGTGTAAGGTTACGGGTATATCAACGTATCTTAGGGCTTTCAATAACAGAGGTAGCCGTGTGGCTAACAAAGTTGAATTATACCCATCGAGGAGTACGTTGCATCCTCTTATATAGTTATGTTTACAAAAAGAGAAGTCAGCCTTTACGTCACTAATCACCGACGGGGCTACTTTTTCCTTTCTCTTACTATACTTGGCTCTCAGTCTATGAATCTTCATAAGCTCTCCAATTAATTTATACAAATATTATAAGATAAATTGGCTATTTCGGCAATTGAAGATTTTCTTTTCTTAACTCCGTTATTAGACGTTTACGCTTAAGTAAGAGGGCGGATAAGTCTTCGTTCTTTTGTATCCTGTATACGATTGGGAATTGAAGTATAATATCCGCCCCTAAAAGTGCTATGGATAAGGGGAATACACGACACCCTTGTGGTTGAAATCTTTTATACTTCTTTTTCTTTTTAGGGCGTTCCTTGCCCATAGTTATACTCGTGAATTCCTTAGCCATACTGTACCGTTATGGAAAAGCCTGTACTTGTTATCAAGTTCCTGCAGCCCGTTAGTTGTCCCTGTATGGGGACTGCGCGAACTTTTGCGGACACCCCTAAGTATCTTAAAATTTGTCGGACATATTTAATATCCGACTCACTATACATAATGTACCTGCCCACTAAGAACTTCTCCTTTTCTTCTCCTAGGGCTAGTACTATCTCCCTGTAAGCCCGCTTAGCGGCTTCTACCTGCCTAGACTTTTCTAGACTCCTATTTTTGTCTATGCGTCTTCTTATCTTTCTAGATATCATGAGAACCCCTTAACGTTTACCCAGCTTAGGCTTCCGTAGTCATCGCTAGCTTCTTCCTCTCGCTGTAGTTTATGATTCAAATCACTAGCTGCTTCCGCTAGCTTAGCTTTCTCTTCTGCGGTCAAGAACTCTTTAGGGATTGCTAACTCTTCGTACTCGTAGTACTTACGAGCCCAGTCATGTAACTGTTCCCAATTAGGCTCCACGCCTTTGTCTTCTATATCAATAACTAAACCTATGCGGCTAGCCTGATACTTGGCATTACGCATGTTCATTTTTCTTCCATAACCTGTGAAGGCGTTCTCGCCTGTGGCGTTGTACCATTGAATAGCGTGAACACGGAGGAACTTAGTAAAACGTTCTAATGTGCTTGCGTTGACCTTCATCAGACCATACAGACCTCCACGTACCACTTCAGCTAAGTTAGCCATCTTGGTATGGATATCTTGGTCAATATACATGTCTACGTGGTCGTACGAGATAGCATCAACACTAGGAAGCTCGTAGTAGTGCGCAATTTGTTGTTTTACTTCGAAAGCATTATTATAACGTCTTGGGAAATGGTCTTCTCTAGACATTAAGATAGCGTAAATCATCGCTTCACGCTCCGCAGCTTTCGCACCTTCTCCACACATGTCCTTAACAGTGGTTTCTAGGGTTTCCCCTGGCCCTGCCTCAAACAAGTCATCCACAACTACTTCACACCCTTGGTCCATTAGCATGAATCGTAGATTTGACTTAAATCCAGAGAACTCTGCATTTTTACGGAGTGCGAATTTTTCACGCATTAAGTCTTCCAGACTTGGGTACGTGTTCCCCGCACGGAAGTATCCTGTAGAGAAGTTAGAAGTATCTGGGTCTGTGTAAATCCAGTACTCTTTATTAGGTTTGCGACAACGTCGCAAGGCCTGGAAGCGTAGGTTAGGCGGTGCAATCTTTGTGTTAGTAATCATAGCTACAACATCAAAGTAATGGAAGTCTACCCCAGATACGACGGACGGAGAACACACTAAACAATCAACATTGTACTGAGCCAAAGCAGCATTTGTATTCTCTAAAATATCGCGTATATCTTCGTCTTTTGTAGATTCCGAATGCACACCTTTGATTACGTGGCCAGGATGCAACATTTCTAGTCCACGAACCCTTTCATTGATTGCCTTCGGCCCTAGGTCTGATACCACTAGAACTTTCAAGCCTTCGTCTAGGTTTGCGTGAACCCCCGACAACCATACGGTTTCCTCTTTCTTACATTCGTAAGCTTTGCTGCCCTCTAGCTTGTTGAATTTGTAATCAACTGCTGCTACTTCCTTATCTGAGAGTGCAAAGTATGAGAACATGGTCTCTTCACTAATGTCACCATCTGCTAGAACCACATACTTAGCTCTGCGAAGAATAGTGCTAAGAGCGTCAATACACTTAGCCCTTTCTTTCATAATAACCGCTGATGCGTTAAGTAAAGTATCCATTACAGCGTCGCATTCATCAATGAATACAAAGTCTATCGCACCTTCCTCAGCCATTTCCTTAAATCTCCACAAAGAGTGGATTGTAGTAGACATACGACCATTAGGGTTCTGGCGGAAAGAATCTCGGTGAGCAGGGTCTAAGTACGCCTTATCTGTTGGGGCACCCAACTTGGCGGCGTTGCCATCTACTAGAGATACGGTGTTAGTTACTGCTAGCATACGCCCATGAAACTTTGGCTTGATGCCTAAAATTTCATCACCTAAAACTAGGCGTTGAAGTGCCGTAGTCTTACCAGTTCCTAGAGATGCCTTCCAGAACGTAAGTTTGCCCACCGGGGGCATGTCCGGGATGTACAGGTAGCCGTTATCCGTTCCTGCACCGTCAGGATACAGTTTCTCTACTGGCCAATCAGTTAAGATGTCTTTTCGAACCTCAGGAGGGATTTCCTCATATGGTTTGATTCGAATGTCTATCTTATCTGGAATAGTGCGTATAGCGCGAGATTTGATTGTTTGGAAACAGAATTCCATGGCCGCCTTTAAGTAGTCATCGATGCTTCTCTCCCCTGAGACAATCTTAGGGTGGTCTTGCATAGCGATGGTAAATGCTTCTTTAAGCGGCTCGAAGCCTATACCGTCTTCCATTGCTAAGAAGAATAGTCGAGGTGCTTTTTTGGTATAGACGTTATCCGGGTTTTCCTCGATGTCGTCTAGCACTCGGCGGACTGGAGGCGTAATTATGTCTGTGCCTTGGAACCTTTTAATGCTCTCTAGGTCTTCTTCGGTTAGTGTTGCTGTTTTCACACGCTCCTTCTCCTCAGTAGTTGGTGGTATTGATGCCGTAACTCTTGATTTATAGAACACTGTTCGTGGCATCTCCCCGAAAGGGTCTTCCATGCAGCCCTCGAATATAGGGTCTGCCGTATACAGTATGTGGGCACGGGTGTAAAGAGAGTCATCGAATAAGTCACACTTGAATTCTTCGTTAAAGACTTCGTTCACCTCGTCAGCTATAGTGTCTAGCTGTTTTGTGTTTACAGGAACCGTATTTTCCAAATACAAGTGCATTCGGATGGTATCCGTTTTAATACCTGCGGAACTAGAGCCCCTAGCAATATATCCACACTTCTTATCGAAGTATACAGGGAATCGCTCCGATAGTAGTTCTAGAACGTACTTGGCCTGTTGGTGAATATCTAGAGGGTCTATATGTTCTGGCCTAGGAAAACTATCAATATCGAATACCATGAATTTGCTCTTTGGTACTACACTGAAAGTTTCTTTATTACGGCGAATGTTTTTTCGTGGTGCTCCTTCCGCTAGAGCATGCTGTAGCATACAAACATTAGGGTCTTGGGAGTACTTTAGTACAAGTGTGCGTAACTCCTCCATACTTCCAGGAGTTACTTCTTCCACGACATCAAAATGCTTTGCTAAATAAATATCTGTTGTTTTTGTAGGGGAGTGCCATACCTTGGTCAGGTACTTTTTACGATTTTGACCCCATCCGTAGGATGAAGCTTCTGGAGCGGTTTCGTTCTCTACCTGTGCTATAAAGGTAAACACGTGCGAAATCCTCCATACTGTAGCGAGATACGCTCATGGATATTCTCTTTAATAACTATACTCCTATGGTGGTTAATTTTTTGCCACTATATTATTTTTATATACTCGCGATATTCCGAGTATCTCACAGAATTTGGACGTAATAATGCTCGGCTGAGCTAGACAAGAGTCAAGAAGCTCGGGGTAGCAAAATTTATTCTGTGTTAACACTTTACGATTGTAAATCTCAGGTCTCGCCTCACCGACGTCCCACCCGACAGAAGTTAACTGACTCACACAATCCGAGGATTGAGGCTGGCATTAACGGACAATCTAATAATAGACCTCCGAAGTGATAGTCTTGGCCCTGATAGGCCGGGGAGTTACGTACTTGGTGATAAAGTCCTTTACTAGCCACACTTCGACAGAAGTTAACCGACTCGCACAATCCGAAGATTGAGGCTCATAATCCTAAGATTAAGTTTTACATTAACGGACAACCCTGAGGGCTTCCGAGGTGATAGTCGCGCCTTTTAAGACATAGTGCTGCTAAGACTTACTTTCTTAAAGTATTCTTAAATGCTCAGAACCGAACATTTAAGAATACCCTAATTAAAGGGTATATAGGAGTTCTCTTATTAAAGAAGTACCAGCGTACTTGAGGGAAAGGTTGTCCAGACCTTTTAGAGAATAGATATATAGTATACTAAAGGAAAAGAAAAACGTCAACTCTTTTTTTTATTTGCGAGTCCACATTCCTAGTTCAACTAGTTTATTTCGTCTAAGTTCGATGTAATGCAACCTTTCTTCTGCTCGCATATCAGGAGTAATTAAGACACCTTTGCTGCGTTGAATAGTTACAGGAAAGTACGGCTTCAATAGTAGCTTTTGCACTTCCCTCTTTTGCCACTCACTTAACTCTTGGTAGAAAGGAGAAGAGAAGTGGTGGTTATGGATACTGATAAGTTTATGCAGTGCCCAAGCATCTTTTCCAGGCCTATGAACAGCCACAGAAAACCCTTGGTTACTACATACCAGAGCCATTCCCAAAGCTACGGCAGTATCTGTTAGTTTCTTAATCTGGTGGTGTACTTTTACGTGGTAGTTAGTCCAAATCATGTGCGCTCTCTTTGGTTATTTTTCGAATATACGCATATTATACAAAATAACCGGATCCCTGGCTACTGAAATTTTACGGAATTCTCCTCGCGCGCACGCGTACTAATAAGGCCCGCGTGATAGTACATCTTTTTGCCCCTTCATGGCAAGTGAAATTTTTAAAATCGCTCTAATAACCACCACAACTGTAGGTTAGCGAGCTTTAGAAAATTTTACTTGCATCTATGCCCCATATTTGATATGATATAGTCTAAGTTGAAAAGCTCTATTACGAGAAAAAGGAAACTAAATGTCACAAAAACTATATATACTAGATACCAACGTACTACTTTCTGACCCTCATGCTGTTCTTAAGTTTGAGGAGCATAACGTAGCAATCCCAATGACTGTACTAGAGGAGCTAGACCGACAGAAGTCAAGTGACAGAGATGTAGCCCGCGACGCCCGAGCTGTCATCCGTACCTTAGACTCAATCATCCGCGATATGGATGCTATTGAGGACGGCGTTGAAATGAACTCAGGTGGACGACTATTCGTTTTACCTAACATCGGTGTCCCTGAAGCCATTAAGGTTACTTGTCCGGACGATGCAATTATCAATGCAACGATTCATCAGCAAGAACCAGCCGAAGGCTCAGAAGCTTTCAAGGGCTCACCTGTTCTCGTAACTAACGATGTTTGCATGCGCTTAAAGGCTAGGGGCGCAGGCGTACAACAAGTTCAAGAGTATCGTAATGATGTAGTGGTTCAAGACCCTGACCTACTACCTCGTGGGTACTTCGAAGTACCAGACGGCTGGCTAAGCACTGTAGGTACCGATGACGTTATCTCAAAGTCTTGTGGTCGCACCCTAATTAAAACCTCAGTAATCGAAGAATTACTAGGAGATGAACCTTTCGGTATCAACGATTGGCTAATCAACGAGGAAGACGGTATCTTCGCTCAGCTAGAGGGGCCTGTAGAAGGCGATTCTCGCTACGAAGATGGTATGTACCTCGAATTTACTTTCGTAAACGCTGGGCAATTCCTGAACCGCAAGGCTTCTGGTATTGTTCCTAAAGACTTTTACCAAGCCATTGCCCTAGACGCTCTACTAGACCCTGAACTAGACATCGTGATTATTAACGGTGCCGCAGGTTCTGGTAAGACTTTACTAGCTATGGCAGCAGCAGTAGAAATGGTTAAAGGAAAACGTGGCTACCGTCATTACGACGTTATCGTTTCCCGAAGCATGCACTCTCAGTTCGACGATATCGGTTTCTTACCTGGTAATGAGTCTGAGAAGACCAAGCCATGGTTAAGCGGTGTTACTGATAACTTAGAGCACCTGGCACGAGTAACCAAGAACATGAAGCTACACCCTAATAACTCCATTGTTAGCTCAACAGATACTCCAACTGACGAGCAGGGTGGTGATGCGTTCATCCAAGCTAAAGCACTAAACTTTATGCGTGGTCGTTCTATCGTTCACAAAGTCTTCATTATAGACGAAATTCAAAACTTAACTCAGTCACAAGTTAAAACCATAATCTCCCGTGCGGGTGAGTACTGTAAGGTTGTCCTAATGGGCTCCCTAAATCAGATTGACTCTCCAATTGTAACCCCTAGAACTTCGGCACTAGCCTGTACTACCGAAAAATTCCATGGAGAACCGTTCGCCAAGGTGATTACACTAGGTGGAGTACACCGCTCTCGCCTAGCTAAATTTGCTGACGAGCACCTTTAAAACTAACCCCGCCTAGAGCGGGGTTTTTATTCTTCAAAAAATTCATTTGCGGATATCCCCAACATTTTGTATAATACTTTCCAGAAATTGAGAGAGGAGCATTAATTGATTTCAACAGTAGTAAAGCACGACGGACGAACAGAACCATTCTCCGCAACCAAACTTAACCGCCTAGCAGAATACGCAGCGGTAGACCCGACTATGATGTCGGATATCTCCCTTAACACACTAAAGAACTTGTATGACGGTGTGTCAACTCAAGAAATCCTAGAGAGTATGATTCGTTACTGTCTTCTAAAAGAAGATTTAGCGTATACTCGCGCTGCCGCACGCCTAGAAGAAGCTATTATCCTAAAAAACGCCGAACGACTAGGTATTGATGGAGTAGATGACTTCAAAGGTTCCATGGAGCAGCTAATTGAACTGGGTTTATGGTGTGAAGTAACACTACCTAAATATAACCCTGAGTGGGAGAACTGGCTAATCGAACTATCCAATATCCCTCTAGAGTACTGGACTATTAAGCAATGGTCTGATAAGTACTGTACCAAATATGAAGGCTTGTGTGTAGAGCCAGTTGCCCTAGGTGCTATCGGCATCGGTTTAGCACATCATGGAGACACACAGCTAGCACTAGATACTGCACGAGCAATTGTACGAGGAAAGATTAACCTACCAACGCCTGCCCTAAACGGCGGTCGTACAGGTGACTTTGACTCCGTTTCTTGCTGTGTAATTTCCGGTGGTGACAACACGCACTCTCTAGGTGTAGCAGACCATATCGCGTATGAAATGACAGCGAAAAAAGCGGGCATCGGTATCGAACTAGACACCCGTAGTAAAGGTGCCCCTGTTAAGAACGGTCGAGTAGAGCACTTAGGTAAACACTCACTATACAAACGAATTGATTCGGCTGTTAAGGCGTTGACGCAGCAAACCCGTGGTGGTTCAGCAACCGTATCTTACAAGTGTATTGACCCAGAGATTCAGAAACTCCTTCAATGGAAAACACAGAAGGTGGACATTGAGGAACGTATTGATAAACTGGACTATAGCTTCTGTATTAATGATGCGTTCATGGAAGCTGTAATAGCTAAGCGAGAGTGGAAGCTATACGACCTACTAGAAGCACCTAAGATGCACGAGCTTTTCTTCTCAAAAGAGAAAATAACTCTAGCAGAGTGGGAAGCAGAAGGGTCTAAGTATAAGAGCGCAGGCTCAGTAGATGCCTTGTCTCTACTTAAGCAGTTCCTAACAGCACGCCAAGAGACTGGACGTGTATACTGTTTTAATGCTTCACGAGCTAACTCACATACGCCTTTTGAAGACCCTATTCGTCTATCAAACCTATGTCAAGAAATCTTCCTACCTACTAAACCGTATGTAGATATGCTAGATTTATACGTAGGTGACGAGAACGGTGATTCTATCGGTGAGACAGCATTCTGTAGCTTATCGGCAATCAACTATGCTAACGTTGAAGAACACGAAATCGAACATATCGTGGAAGTAGCTCTACGAACCGTAGATAGCATGATTGAAAAAGCACCTGGCCTTACTGAGCCTATGAAGAAGCAGATGTTGAAGCGTCGTTCCGTAGGTATCGGTATCACCGGCCTAGCACAGTTCCTGTATAAGAATGGCCTAGACTATGACGGCTCCCCAGAGTCTCTGGAGGCTGTGTCTCGTTTAGCAGAGCAGCACATGTTCTTCCTATATAAAGCATCTATCAAGATGGCTAAAGAGGCAGGAGAGTCTGTAACAGGAATTACTGATTGGCTGCCTATCGACACACGAGTCAATAAGAAGTACGAGCCTATCATGTCATGGGAGTCTATTCGTGGTCTTCCTCGCAGACACTCAGTGCTAGTAGCACACATGCCTACAGAATCTAGTGCTGTGTTTAGCGGTGCGTCAAACGGCCTATACCCTCCTCGTGAGCGTGTAATCTACAAGAAAGCACGAACAGGTAACGTACAGTTCATTGTTGACCAAGAGAACTTCTTGACAGCTTGGGAAGTACCTAACACTCGCCATATGCAATACTACAGCCGAGTGCAGGACTGGACAGACCAAGGTATCTCAGCGGATACTTACGTAGTTCCGGAAAATTACCCTAACGGTAAGGTTCCTATGTCAGAGTTAATTAAGCAAATCATTTACTTCTGGAAGTCAGGAACCAAATCCTTGTACTACCAGAACACTAAAGACAAAACATCAAAAACAGCACAAGATGCTATAGCGGCAGCCAATGCCGAAGTAGACGAAGGCTGTGAAGGAGGTTGTAAACTGTAATGTGCTTCCCCACATATACTCCGTATATTCCAGAACACAAAGAAGTATACCTGGCAGCTCGCGCTGCCGGGCTTACTAAGTTAGATGCAGGAAAGTTGCTAAAGAGCACTTTCGGTCTTACCTCTTTCCTAGACGCTAAACGTTTAGTACATATTATTGAAGGAGAACTAAGTTGAGTAAGTTCAACCCTAACAACACAGGCTATAAAAAGCAAAAATACAAACTCTTCCTAGACGAACAAATGGGCTTACCGGATACTGTAAACGTAACCTACCCAAAACTAGAGGAGTTGTATCAAGACCAGGTAGCTCAAATCTGGAATGAGTTTGAGGTTAGCCTAACCCAAGACCGTATGGACATGCAAAAGGCACCGCTAGGGCTAGTACGACCTATGCAACGCACGATTAGTTGGCAAATGCTAGCCGACGCAGTAGCGGCTCGTTCCATCGGAGCACTATTACTTAAACACGTGACGAACCCAGAGCTAGAAAACCTAATTAATCTTTGGGCGTTCTTTGAGACTATCCATAACCGAACATACGCACATATCGTAAAGCAAACTTTCCAAGACCCAACGGAAATGATGCAGGAAACTTACGAGAATGCGCAGGTAATTATGCGTTCTCAAAACATCGTGAAAGCATTCGATGCTTTAGAAGACCTGCCGAAAGACGCTAGTGAGAGAGAAGTGAAACGTGCGCTTCTACGTGCGTTAGTAGCATTGTTTGCCTTGGAAGCTATTTCTTTCATGGGTTCCTTTGCTGTTACCTTCGCGATTACGGAAGCCAAAGTCTTCCAAGGTATTGGGCAGCTAGTAACTCTTATCTGTCGTGATGAGCAACTACATACACGATTCGATTACGAGATTCTGAACATCCTCCTTTACAAAGAGGGCTGGGCGGCAGAAGCAGCTCTTATGACAGAAGAGCTAAAAGCAATCCTGGATGAAGTAGTTCAGCAAGAACTAGATTGGGCATCTTATATCTTCGAAGAGGATAACATGGTAGGGCTTAATGAGAAGCTACTACAGTCTTATATCCTGTACATGGCCCGTCCTGTATATGAAGCACTAGGAATCCCATTTGACTTTGAAGTTATCAAAGAAAACCCACTACCGTACATGACCAAGTACATTGACTCTAGTAAGATGCAGGCAGCAGCTCAGGAAATCCAAATCACGTCCTACCAAATCGGGGCAATTTCGGATGACAGTGACGACCTTGACTTCGGCGATATGGACTTCGACGCTGATTTCGAATAATTACAATAGCCAATTCAACTTGAATTGGCTTATAATATATTTTTAATTGATGGAGAAACCCTATGGACAAAGTACTTGACCTACGAGAAGTTGATTTAGCTAGCCTAACTAAACAACAAATTTGTTCCCGTATTCATCTAATCCAAGATGAGCAGCGACGTCTAGAGAAAGAGCATAGAAATCTTGTCCGTATGGAGGCCGCACTAACTCAGGAACTATATGACCGCAATGATTAAACTGGCTGTAGCCACAGGAGAACGGGGCGAGTTTGGGTTAAAGGGAGGGCTGCCTTGGGGTAAGCCCCTGTCCGCAGATATGAAGGAATTTCGTAGGTTTACGGAAGACTGTACACTGCTTATGGGTAGCGCAACATTCGAATCCTTACCCACTAAACTACCTGGTCGAAAACACGTAGTATTGTCTAGTAGGGAAGTTCAGGCTAAGGACGGCTCAAAACCCGATTTAGTCCTGAACGAAGCAATTACCGAAATGCTACTGCACTCTATAGTATTTCTATTCAATAGATGTGTATGTGTTATCGGAGGTGCAAGGGTAGTGGAATCCTGCGCTCCTTTTGCCCAAGAAATACTACATACCTACATAAAGCCTTTAGGCATCCATGCAATGAACGCTGATGTCTATGTAGACACATCGAAGCTGTATTACCACCCAACTAGGCAGTTAGAAGTAATATCCGCAGGTTGTGAAGGAGATTACCACTACTGCGTATCCATCCTTAGGAGAGAAAATTGAAAGGCACACAAAAACTATTAGAACTTGGTAATAAAATCCTGACGGAAGGTGAGTGGATTTACAACGAGAGAACTGGCAAGAACTGCCTGACCATCCCCATTCATATAGCTACCTACGATGTAGGTGCGGGCGATTTTCCTATAGACACTACCCGTAAACAAGCATACCGTGGCCCTATCATGGAGCTGTTAGGGTATGTACGGGGTTTAACAAACGCACAAGATTTTGCGGATATAGGTGCTCCAACATGGTTCTCTAACGCCAACAAAACAAAGGCTTGGTTAAATAACCCCCACAGGAAGGGGGAGAACGATTGTGGACAAATCTATGGAGCAGTAGCTCAGGCTGACTTTGTAAAGGTATACAAGAACCTGAAGGCTGGTATCGACGACCGAGGCGAAATTATTACCTTCTGGCGTCCAGAAACTTTTGCAAAAGCCTGTCTACGCCCTTGTATGCACACCCACAGTTTCCAATTGATAAATGGAACTCTGCATATGACTAGTATCCAGCGAAGCGCAGATGTGCCTATGGCGGGGTCGTGGAACGCTATTCAGTGTTACGTACTCCTAGCATTAATGGCACAGATAACTGGACATAAGCCAGGGAAAGTTACGCACATAATTAATAACGCACACATTTACGAAGACCAGCTAGAGCTGTTTGAAGAACAAATGTGTCGCATTAGTATGTTCTGTAAGCCCAAGCTAATCATCAATCCTGAGATTAAGACTTTGGAAGACTTACAAACTTGGGTAACTAAGGAAGACTTCACTCTAGAAGGTTACGCATCTCACGAGAGCATAACATACCCGTTCTCAGAATAATTTTAATTGCTAAAAAGCCCTCAATTCCGTATAATATACTTATATTCTGGAATTGAGGGCTTTTCTATGGCTGAACTAAAAACTATATCTATACATGCTTTGATACTGGAGTATTCTGGTGTTGCGGAAAAGGAGCCTAGTTATAGACTAGGACAGCATTTCATAAATAGATGTGTAAGGGATGACAAAGACCCCTTACTGGCAGGGTTGTGGGAGGAGACCGACCCAGAGACAGCCAGCATACAGATTTTGAAGGTGTGCGATGCTTGGCAATGGGATTTACGAAATCTTCCTGTAGAAAGAGATTGGAGCGTATAATGTATTATGTATTTACTGACGGAGGAGCTCGTGGTAACGGTAAGGGTGTCTCCGCTTGGGCAATGGTGGTTTACGACAAGAACGAGGTTCGTGTAGGCTCCAAATCTGAGGGCTTTGGCTCAAACTTTGGGTATACCAACAACTTCACCGAGCTAACGGCAGTATTGAGAGCGTTAGAGTGGGCTAAGAAAGCCAAAGTTAAAGTGTCTATCCGCACAGATTCTAATTATGTAAAACAGGGAATCAACGAATGGATGCCGAAGTGGATAAAGAATCACTGGAGAACTTCCGCTAACAAACCAGTTAAAAACGTAGAGCTATGGAGGCCAATATACCACCTGTATAAAGAGCTAGGGGATATGGTAGAAGTTATTCATGTCCCAGGACACGCAACAGGCAATAGTTTTAACGCGGTTGGCAACAGAGCAGCAGACGCATTATGCAACTTAGCTATGGATGAGAAGGAGGCGTATGAGTGGATGTACTCTCAAGAAGATTAAAGCGGAATTACTATACAGGTACCCAGACCTAGTAACTCGTACCGGGCAGTTTACTCGAAGTCCCTCTAAGAAAGACGCCCTCAGGCAAGCTATAAAGGAAATCTTCCCTGAGGTATGTCCAGGGGTAGAGCTTACGGGGGAGTACTCTAGTATAAAGACTCCATTACAGGTTAGATGCGTTAGTTGCGGTCTCGGCTGGAGAACCTTCTTAGATAGAAAAATAACATGCCCCTCCTGTGGGACATGTAGAAAATTAACAACAGAAGTAGTTAGGAATAGGCTTAGATCTAGTAATATACGACTCTTAACCCCAATACAAGGAGCCAAAGATAGAGGAGTATTTGCATGTTTGCAATGTAATAATGTGTGGAAAACTCAAGTGTCTTCTATAACAAATAACAATACTGGTTGCCCTTCTTGCTCTAGGGTTAGTAATTATCTATACATGTGGACCTCAACCTGTGGTGTACTAAAAGTAGGAATCACTACACGTAGCAACTTTCTGAGCAGAGTATCCTCTGTATTAAGAAAACATGAATTAGAGTTAGACGACCTAATTCACTTCTATCTTCCACAGGGAGCCACAGGAACAGAAGCACTCCTACTATCTGAACTACGAAAAGACTACGTACCGTATACTAGAAGCACGCAGGACGGGCACACGGAGATGTTTGAGTGCCCAGAGACTCTGTCACAGGTAGTGGCCAAATATATTAAAAATTACAGTTGCTAAATAGATACATTTTGCGTATAATATACTTCTAATTTGAAAGGAGATACTATGCGCAATTTTGTAGCTAAGCACGCACGCTCCTTTAATAAGGCAGCAGTGCATCGTGACAGAACTAAATACACCCGCAATACTAACTGGATGGACGAATGGCTCGACGATATCGAGCCTCCCAGAGTTCTAATATAAGTACTATTATTTATATTAGCATTCTAACAACACAGGAGACCATATGCTAGCACCTACACTACATCAACACCTAGGATGGATGGCTGACCTAGAGACTTTGGCTACTGCTAACTCGGCAGTGGTTCCGGAAATCTCGCTAGTAGCTTTCGAAATTGACACTGGTAAAATTGTCCATGAAATGACCCTACACCTTTCCGTAGATGAACAGTTGCAAGCAGGTCGAACGGTATCTAGCGGTACTCTAGGTTTCTGGTTAACTCAGACACAAGAAGCCCGCGATAAGTTACTCCTAGCTATGGACGATTACCAAAACCAAACAATTGGTAAACTTCCGTGGGGGGTAAACGAAGCTCTGACTCATATCAGGGATACGGTACGTATGATTACCTATCAATGGGAGATTCAGAATAAACACAAAATAGACCGTGATATTGATGCGTCCGGCCCACGCCCTCTAATTTATGGCAACGGTGCTCGCTTCGATTGCGGTAAGGTAGCGGATTTGTATGAGAGAGCGAATCGAGAAAACGATTACCCTTGGGGTTACAGTGGCGATCGTGATATTCGTACTTTGCATTCTCTAGCCCCGTCCTTTAAGGGACAGGAAGAGTTTGAGGGTATCCCGCATTTTGGTTTAGATGACTGTAAGCATCAAATCAAATACACACACAAAATCTACAATGCAATTCTGGAGGCCTCAGCCCTATAAAATTGATTTCTTCAGTTGCCGAATAGCTCGAATAAACGTATAATAGTTTCATAAATTAAAAACGACAAAGAGGAAAGATTATGTCTAACACTAATAAAGTAGTAAAAGCACCTGTAGTTGGCGAAACTGTAAAGGTAAACCTATACACCGCGCGAAATGCGAAAGCGCCAACTGATTACACGGGTCGCCTACAGCGAAGCCGCTCCTCTTCCATCGAGCGTATCTCAGCGATTTACTCTGATACGGAGAAAGACAAGAAAGGCAACACACTCTACAGCGTTCTCCTAACTTCTGGAGACCAGGTGTTCATCGCTCGTGGCGATAAAGGCTGGTACGCTGTTCGTTAAACCCAGTTAAGGGCGAATAATTAAAAACTTTATTTGCCCAATCTCTTAATTTTTCGTATAATAATATCTCATTCAGAAAACAAGGAAACACCATGCAAAAGATGTCGCGCCGAGGGAAGATGTTCTCTAACCATGACTACGCAGCGAAAGTAATGACTACTCGCTTTAAGGGTCTACAAAAAATCCTAACGTTGCTTTCACGAGGAACTTCGGTTTCTAAGTCAGAAGCAGCAATCTATCACGCAGCTAACCAAAAGGGGCTATTCTAATATGGCATCAGGTCGTAATTCAAAACTTATTCGTACGCTAGCCTTACTAAACTCTAGCGAATCAGGTCGTATCCTAGAAACTAAAATGGTCTATGGTGGCCTACGCACTACTCAGCGTGACTACGTGCAAAACAAAGGCAAGGAAAACGAGTTCACTATCAGTACTCGCACCCTTCAACACGCCGAAGGCACGTATAAGAGCGAAGTTAAGCGTGCAAAAGCACTATACCGAGAAAAGGGTGTAGACGGTCTTATTGAAGCGATTGACGGGGCACTTTCCCGCCACGTTGAGTAAATCTTCAATAGCTTTCAAGGCAAAATCTTGATATAATAATTACAGAAATTGAGGGAAACAACCTCTCAATTTCTAATTGAGGTGTAGCTCAGTAGGTCAGAGCTGGGGAATCATAATCCCTGAGTCGGCGGTTCGAGTCCGCCCACCTCAACCAAATAATTTAAAATTACGTTTGCCCAATCTCTTTGAGTATTATATAATATTCAAACAAATTGGAAAACAAAGCTAAGGAGCTTATTATGCCATGTAGAAGCTACGAACCAATCGACGTAGAACGAGCAGAGAAGCATTCTGCCCAACAAGAAGTACGTCAATTAAAGAATAGTCTAGGTAAAGCCCATACTCATATGGATAACCTAACACGTATGCTTTGCTATGTAGTTACCAAGGCTATAGAGGAAGATGTCGATACAGATATCCTAAATAACGAAGTGCGGGACTGGTATACAGCACATCGTCAAGCTGACCTGAACAACATGCGTGAGCTTATGGAGAATGTTGACCTAGACAGTCTTCCGAAAGAAGAATTTGATACAGTTGACCGAATTTTGAGCAAATACCAAAAGAAATAAAAAATCATTAGCTCAACAGTCGAAAAGTTTGATATAATAATCAAACAAATTGAGAAAAGAATAGAAGCGGTTTTAGTCACGGCTGGTGCTGTTCCTGGGCTCATATCCCAGGCTGAGGGGTTCGATTCCTCACTCCGCAACCAATTTGGTTCTGCATGACCCCAAACTATATGCAGGTAAAACCTAGGATACGGTGCCTAGGAAACCAAAAACAAATTGTTTATCAGGTTTTGGGTCTTTAGGCTAAAACCGACGTACATCCTGACTTAGTACCTTGAGTGAGAACGACGTGAGAATGAAACCAACGAACGCTACGGCTCAGTAGTTGCGGATTCCAATACCTGACCAATACCGATAGGGAAAAGTAAAGCCACCGAGGTTTACTGGTAAGCAACCAAATTCAGGTGAACTGCGAAACTCTCGACTACCATCGTTCGCAAGTAGTTTACCGAATCCCGCTAGTGGACAGGGCGGTATATAAGTACTTCCACCCAGATAGTTGGGGCGAAGCTTAAGTGTGTATAAGCACCGGACTTTTAATCCGGCGATAGTGGGTTCGAATCCCATCGCCCCTACCAAGTTAATGCACTAGAAGGCGAAAGGCTAGCCGGCTCCCTTTCAAGGAGTTGTAAGCGGGTTCGATACCCGTCTAGTGTTCCAAATCAATTCACCGGAAGGCAAATGGCGAGCCATCTCCCTTTCAAGGAGACGTTAGCGAGTTCGATTCTCGTCCGGTGAACCAGATTTCTTTAGTTAACATTCTGAACTCGTGCCAGCGCAAGAAAACATGCCCAGTGAGGGAGATGACAAGGTGGCGGATGTCTTGGAGATTTGCAACTCCGATGGTGTAAAAGAGGGCTATGGACGACCGCGAAAGAATGGGAGTAGCGAGTAACGTGTGGCTTAGGGTGTTAAGCTAAAGAAATTTAAAAAATCAATTGCCTGAGACTCAGGCAATTGATATAATAATCAAACAAATTGAGATTTCTTTGAGAAAGCGAACAAAGACGATAGCAGCTAAATGTGGGTATAACACTGCTGAAATCCTCAGGGCACCCTCAACGCGCAAACCTGTATGCGAAAGAGTCGGAGTTCACGTTGTCTGTAACCGGTTTGGACGACAGCTTTCATCAAAGAGATTTCGGGGTCTTAGCTCAGTTGGGAGAGCAGGGTCTTTGCAAGGCTCAGGTCGAGGGTTCGAGTCCCTCAGATTCCACCAAATTTGTCGTATTAAACGTCTATGGAGGACGGCAGGATTGTAGTCCCTGTGTCTGCGAAAGCGGCTCCCTAGGTTCGATTCCTAGATGCGGCACCATTACAATGCGGTTGTTTGAGTCCACTATACTTGTGTGATATAAGATTAATTCTAGGAGAAAACTGACTCAACCTAGAGCCGCACCAAACAACGGGTGAGAAGCATAAGTGAGTATATGCGGTCGGCTGTTAACCGAAAGATAGAGGGTTCAAGTCCCTCCTTGCCCGCCAAATTATGAAAACTTTCAATAGCCTAATGAGTTTATTATTGCTATAATAACTTTAGAAATTGAGAGAAAAGGAAAAACGTATGTTTAATCAGTTTATGGTAATTAGTTCTATGGGTTGGATTATCCCTAAAGGTGATAAAATGAAAGCAGCTTTGTATGCTTACGCTTATGGAGCCAGTCTAAAAACGGTTAGACAACAATTCGGTATCAGCAAACGTCGCTTGAAGAAAGCGATAAATGCTGGAAACTGGTAAAGAACAATGCGGTGTTGGTCTAGTCAGGTCTAGGATGTCTCCCTGTCACGGAGAAGGTCACGGGTTCGAATCCCGTACATCGCGCCAAACAATGGGAGTTACCTCGAAGCTGGTTACCGTCAGAAGCGCAGGCTAAAGAAAAGCCTATAATACCTGCGCTGCTCCCACCCAAACAATGCGTCTAAGTATACGGGTTATGCCGCGCGCCTTCCAAGCGTTGCAGAGTGGGGTTCGATTCCCCCTAGACGCTCCAAATTTTGGAGTCTATTATGATTGTGTTTATTAATGAGAGCCAAGAAGTCTCACTATATTCTGACCTAGGTCAGTGTTTTGACAACGAGATTAACTTTCGTTTTAGTAAGATTCTTAACACAGAAACCGGAGAACTATACGTCTACGATGACGCCGGTGCTCTTGATTACCAAACCGTAATAGAGGTCTTCGATGATGAGTACGAAGACGAAGACGAATAAAGCTGGTATACACAAGCAGGGCATGTGCGGGGCTGATAACCTCTGAAGACTGGTTCGAGTCCAGTTACCAGTACCAATTTAATGCACGCATAGCCGAGGGGTACTACGAATGCCCTATCCGTAAGAGGAGCTGAAAATGGTGGTTCGAGTCCATCTGCGTGTGCCAAACAATCAGAGCGTAGGGCAGTCTGGTAGCCTACTCCACTTGGAATGGAGATGTCGCAGGTTCAAATCCTGCCGCTCTGACCAGTTAACTCGGTGCTTAGCTCAGTAGTGTAGAGCGCTCCGTTTGGGACGGAGGGGTCGTGGGTTCGAGTCCTACAGTGCCGACCAATTTTGAGACGTTAGTTCAGCAACACCCAAGATAGCTGTTAACTCAAAGATGCGGGTCAACCGAGCTGTCGGTTGTAAAGTCAGAACAGTCGTTGAGCTTGCCGTAGGAGGGCAGCCTTAGCCGGGGTACGTAAAACCTCTCAAATTATGGGGTGTGATAGCTTTTGTGACTTAACCTTGAGAGACTAGGAGTAAGTGAGAGTTTATCGGGTTTACCCAACCCCTCCAATTTATGGACAGATGGTGTAACGTAACACGCTAGCCAGCCAAAGGCTAGAGCGGGGTTATAATCCTCAATGTCCGCCAAACAATAGCGGGTTAGTTTAATTGGTAAAACCTTGGATTTTGATTCCAAAGTCGCAGGGGTTCGAATCCCCCACCCGCCGCCAAAGAGGAGACACCAGAGCCTTGCAACAGTTCTGGTATGGGGTGGCTAGCAAGAGCCTGCCCACAGGGTGTCTAGTATATGCACTCACGGTCGATGCCCTTGGAAGATAGGGAATATATAAAGCCGCCGATACCTTCGGGTTAGGGGCTTCGGAAGTTCGCTTCTGGATTCTAGCAAGTCCGCTATAAACCGTGCCGAAAGGCAGCGCACGGGGAATCACAAAAGTGTACTTGTACATTTTCGGCTGTATCTGGTCGTTAGAATAATCTATCGAAAGGTAGGAAGGGCATTACCCACCCAGGGTGTCGCCGGTCTTCGGACGGTTCGTGGATAAAAGTACGAGACTCCTAGATATAATTTACCTCTAGGGCTTCCTGAAAGAAAAGGGGAGAAAAGTCAAGAAAACTAGAGCGAGGTTCGTAGGTAGGGTATGCCTATGGATACTGGGAAGATAACCAAGAGCCCTAAAGAAGACCGCAATCTTCTGCCTCGATGCAACTCTGGAAGACCGACGAAAGTCTAACGTATAACACATTAGTGCGAGCAGTCATGTAAGTGCGGTGTGTACCAAAACAAGGTTGGGTTGAAGAATCTAAATCTTGCAAGGAGTTTAGTAGCGGGAACGTGAACGACATGACTGAGTGGAATATCCGGTTATCCAAAAGGTAACGGGCTCCTGTGGGGACACTCAGTTGGGATGCTTAACATACAATGAACTAGACAGTTAATCTAATCTTCATAGGATTTATATAAAAGCAAAAGAGCCCCACGGTACATGTTGAAAGGCGGTTAATTCCTAGCCCCCTCAAGGAACTAGGAGCATAGAAGGTCGCAAGCCTGATATGTTTTATCGGAAAAAGAATTTAGCGTCTTAGCGGATGCGAACGGGTCGCAAGCTCGGAAGGAATGGAACGATAGAGTAGACATGTATGACACTCCCACAGCATGGAGTCTAAATATTGCACCGCTGTTCGGATACCAGTGAGAACTGGTGGATAAGCCCTAAGACATACGGGTAGTGAAAGACCGGACAATGTAAGCCGTAATCTCAGGCTGAATATTTTGAGGATTCTTTGAGTTGTGTTCGGTGAAGTGGGTTGCCCTCCCAAAGGGTCGTCAGAACTTCCGAATATAACTCATCAAAGAATAGATTTAATGCAGGAATGGCGGAATTGGCATACGCGCTGGACTTAGAATCCAGATTTTGAGAGTTCGAGTCTCTCTTCCTGTACCAAATTAAGGGCGAGAAATCGCCCTATTTTTATCCCTGCTCGCATGGTCAAATTGGCATAGGCAATAGACTTAAAATCTATGGTATGTGGGTTCGACTCCCACTGCGAGTACCAAACTCTAGGAGACCTGTTAAGAGCCTCACTGGTCTTTAAAGTATCGAAAGAGGTCTGCGCTACACGTGGCATACGTTAGACCGTAAGGGTTAGAAATATGTCGGAGCATGGGAGCAGCATGCCACTAACAAAGGAAGAGTAAGCCGAAAGATTCTGGGTAACGGCAACGGTCTTGAAAACCGTCAGTCACTTAACGGGCGTGTGGGTTCGAATCCCACTTCTTCCGCCAAATTAGAGCGTTCAGGCACCATGCCCTGAGGACGCGTATTCGACCTGATGCCGGTCAGCTGCGGTGAGACTCCGAAGTGTGGAACAATTTATTAAAATCTTCAATAGCTAAATAACCTAAATTTCTATATAATATATTTATAGAATTAAGAAAGGTATTCGCATGAAGATAAAAACCATGAGTAGAGGCTACAATCCTAGCATAAAGATTTCAAATATGTCAGTATCTTTGTTTATTAGGATGCAAGATGGAGAAACTTATCAGGTAGGTGTTATTAGACGACCTCTATCTAACCTAGGCTACGGACACGCTTTAATCACTAACGGAGATTACAATAGCAAAAACGTTACCCTAGAGCAGATAACTAAGCACTTAAAGGATGCGTATGAGCACATCTTAGGCCTAGACCCCAAGTCTGTTTCTTATTTTGACTTCTCGGTAGGTATACTGGACTACCACCACGGTAGACTACTATGGTCAGCCAAGAGTACTGATAATGAGGATATTCACGCCACATTACGGAGCTTTAAGACTTTAGTTAAAAATTCCTTTGCGGTTTCTAAACTACAATAATTAAAATCTTCGTTAGCTAAATAGCCTATATTTCTGTATAATATATTTATAGAATGAAGAAAGGGCAAGAGCATGAAGAAACACATGGATTACTACGGTGTAGAGGCACTAATTAGACTAGTTAGTGCAGAAATAAATGTACCCATGCTACAGCCGCGCCCCCACTTTCGAGTTAAGAAAGATAAAATATCTTGGAAAGTGTACGGAAGGCTAAACGAAGAAAAAGTTTTGTTTACAGGCATCCTAGACAGAAAGTCTTGGTTAGATAAGCGTAAGTCTCTGATTATGTACCACGAAGACAGTCATCCAACTGGATTCTACGATTTTTAAGCCTTCAAAGCATTGCTGGCGATGCACTGGATTTGTAACCCAGTGAATTCGGTTCGATTCCGGATGAAGGCACCAAACAATGTGGGAGGGACGCTGGGCGTCGGTCGGATTCCAAACCCGTATCTGCTAGGTTCGATTCCTAGCTCCTATGCCAAATTGTACAATAGCGACGATAACGCTTGGTAAGGCACTGATAAATTATCGGCATAGCGCAACCTTACCACTAATACTATGGTTGTAATCACAACCCAGTCCACCGATACTGATTAGGAAGGCGGTAGGGTAATCCCCGAATACAGATGTATTCGTTAGTATCTAAAAACAAGCGCAGTGAGGGGTGACAGCCTATAAGTCGTGTGGAGCAACTGCCTCCCATAGGTACTAACTAATACAATGCACGGTTGGCAGAGCGGCAGATGCGGCAGATTTACATTCTGTTTGAGGTGGGTTCGATTCCTACACCGTGTACCAAATTAAGCCCCTGTAACTCACCAGGTGAGAGTAGCAAGCTCATAACTTGTTAGGCAGGGTTCGAGTCCCTGAAGGGGTACCAGTTAAGGAGCGATTATGGAACATCCATTTATTGTTTATATAAAAGAAGAAGTTAACAAGCTTGATGCGCAAGTTAGGGCAGCTAGAGCCGAAGACTACCGAAACTCTAATCCGGTGGCTAGAGCCAAAATAAAGCGACTACTAACTGCTAAGCGAGAATTTGAAACGTTCCTAGCCCAAGAAAACAACTAATTACGCAGCGGTAGCTCAGTTGGTTAGAGCGGTGGATTGAAGTCCCACAGGTCGAGGTCTCGATACCCTCTCGCTGCACCATATTATGCCCCACTAGTTAGTGGTCTATACTCCGGAGATGGCGGTTCGATTCCGTACGTGGGGCTGCAATTTAGGAGAACGTAATGGACAGAGACCCAGCATTTCAAGAGTGGCTTGACCGTCAGCCTAAGTGTGACGAGTGCGGTAAACCACAGACCACACTACATAAGCATTATGAGCATTGTTCTAAGTACGAGCACATAGTTGACGACCATTACGATTCTGCGTGTATGCGTGGTACGTGTAAGCACTGCTTCCCTAACTACGTTGCTAAGGTTACTATGGAAGTTACCGAACAAGAAAAGTCGCTAATAAAAGCACTTAGAGACCCAGGTAGTTCAATGGCTGCTATTTACCACCACATAAAGAAAGTAGCAGCTTTCTTTAAGAAAGTACATTAGTTTCAGAACAACAGGAGCACCGCCTAACCGTAGGGCTTCTGCTGAAAGACCGTTTAACTGAGAGCGCTTGCACGGTCGGAGGGGTTAAAGTCCTCAGCAAGCCAACAAATTATTTTTTGAGCACTCTGTACAGCTAGTCCCTCTCTTGGTTGAGATACTAGCTCTGTTGGAGTAGTGACCTGAGGAAACCAAAGGCTAGGTTTACACTGAACCCAAGTCTGCGAGGATAGAGTGCTCAAAAAATAAAAAACGGAAGATAATCCACAACTGGTGTGTGGGACTCCCTGCTAAGGAGATTGCTTGGAAACGGGTGCAGTTCGATTCTGCTGTCTTCCTCCACTCTACTAGAAGATGAGCCCTGATGGTGAAGGGGTACGCCTGGAAAGCGTTACGATTGTGGTGACATGGTTTCGGTTCGATTCCGACTTCTTCTGCCAATTTGATTTACAAGAGGTGAAATATGTTTAAAGGAATTCGTAGATGGTTCCATAAAACTTTCGGTACATGCACTTGGGGAACCCCAATTAAGACCTTTGACTTTGTGCCTGTGGAACACGCTAATATTCGATATTGCACCCATGAACTGTGTAACAAAACTTGCACTAAAACAGCAGACCTAGATACTATAGCTAAATACAAAGAAGCCCAAAGAATAGAGCTTGAAAAGTCTAGGGTAAGTAAGGCAGCGTCGGCAAAGCAGCCAGAGACGGTTGCAGTAGATAAAGCGGCACGTAGAGCAAAGCGGGCACTAAAACGAAATAAGCCCTAGGAGGGATTATGATTTACTGCAAAGACACTCAAGGCTACCTACGCAGAGTAGCATACGGAACCTTCAACCAAAACTGGAGTCTTATACAGAACCCTGCTAGAGTTAAAGAAATGCTGAGACAGACTCTAAACATCCACACGAACGGAGCAGTCTTGGTACTTGTCAAATAACCCCCAAGGGCGCGAACGAAAGTTGTCGCCCTATTTTTGTATCCGAGGTGTTTATGCCACGATTTAAGAAACGTAATAAAACCTTCCTATCAGAGTCACACGAGGAATTTGGCAGTGTATCCTGGTATGTTAAGGAAAGAGGTGATTGGGGCTCTGACGTTCAAAGTGAGATTCGCATCACAGACTGTTACAAGGTAGTAACTCTAGACTTTTGTGCAGAAAGCCCTTCAGACGCTAAAAAGCGCCTAGAAAAGCTAGATACTTTGATTACCGAACTACAAGAAGCTCGAAAAGCCCTACAAGAGTGCGTTGATTTACGCTGGAACCGTAAATACATTTAATCTTTACTAGCCTTTTGTCCGATTTTTCCGTATAATACTTGTATAAACTGAAAAGAAGGGATAAAAGATGAGTAACCACGTAATCCTAAGCAAAGAACTGTACACTAAGGTAATGGAGCAGCTAAATCAGTTCGCTAACTACCGTGACGATTCTGAAGGAGTATTGCAAGGTATTCTGACAGAAGCAGAAGCGGCAAAGCAAGCCAGCGAAGGCGTAGTCCCTGTACATAGAGAAGACTTATCTACTGTAATTTCCCTAGCAGGTTACGAAGTAGAGTATGCCGACGAAGAAGACCAGAAAACATACGCTAAGTTAGTAGATTTGACTATAGGAGAGTAGGCTATGCAAGGGTGTAAAAATTGTCACGAACTTTTAGATGTACTATTAGACGAGTGTGACCAATGTGGCAGTACAGACCTGGAACCTGTAGTTGAGTGTGTTCACTGTGGCTGCTGGGTTTCCGAAGACCACGTAGACAGGGCGGGACTATGCGACTCTCAGGGCAATGACTGTGCCTCTGACCCAGACTTAGTAGATGAGTACGACGGTGAAGCCGTCGATACTATCTTAGCTTTATCTAAACAACTATTGCGATAGGAGTGTGTATGTCTCTAACAGAAGGAAAAATGCGTCAAGTACCTAGGCCACCTAGGCCACCAGGCTTACGGAGTAGAGGGCCAACTAGGGAGCAAGCAGTATCTATGGCCTTTACTGTAGGTACAGTAGTAGGTGTAATCCTGGGCATAGTATTTATGTTCGTTGTAACTAGTATAGCAGCTATGCAGTAAATTATTAAAATCTTTAATAGCTTAGCAGCCCAAATTTCCGTATAATATCTGTATAAATTGAGAAAAGGAAACAGACATGAGCAAGGCACTTTACGATTTAGTTGACCAAATCTCTGACATGGATGACGAAGTCCATGAAATGCTACCAGGCTATATTAAAGATTTTAATACTATGCTGCTAGTAGAGCCTATTATGGCTCTGGCAGATACCAAGGCACTAGAGCTTAAGTATCGTAAACAGCTAGTTTATCTCTTTAGAGAAGAGCTAGACTCTTGGAACTGCATTCCAGAGTACACGGGAGAGTATCTACTATCTTTCAGTAGAGACCGAGTTTGCTATGCCGAAAAGCAGGTTAAGCTGACTAAGTACGTAGGGGACTGTAAGGAAACCCTGTCAATACCAATCTTTTCGTTCGAGAAGCTGCGTAAGGTACAGGATGAAGCTTATCGCATTGTGAACTCGTTAAATGCGGAATATGCTACTGAACAGTCTAGTAAGGCCGCTTTGGAGAAAGAAAAACGTCGCCAACAGTTCGAAAAGCTAAAACGAGAATTCGGAGAGTAATCATGTCAAAAACAGTAATTGATACTGAAACCTTAGAGAAGATTCTGACCCTTGGTAAAGTAGCCTCTCTAGTTATGTTGGCTTCCAAAGATATGGTAGCACATCATGGAGCAGAGTCCTTGCTCTCACAGGGAGAGCAGGCTATTAAGGACAGCATGGGTCTTCGTATCTTCACTAAAGAAGAAGTAGCCGCATTAGAAAAGCATTTCGACCTCGGAGCATTCTTCGAGGAATAGCAGACAAAGGGCGATACGCTGAAGACTCGAAGCGCGGGATTGCAAACTCCGTCTTAGTGGGTGGGAGTCCCACATTGCCCTCCAGATAAGGTAAGAAAATGCCAAAAAATAGAGCAGAAAAGAACGGTCTAGGAGTATGGGTATGTAAGCCCGTAAAAGAGGAAGAAGACTGGTTCTCCAAGCACGATAGCTTTATAAAGGGTGCTATCTTAGGTGCCTCAGCAATGTATATACTAGCCCTATTCCTATTTTAGAAACTACTCTTTGGAGAGCACAATGAAAGAAGTTATTTTAAAAGCCGGCTATACCCTTAAAATAGTATCTTGGGAAAACGACGCTGACTTCTACAATACCAAAACCTATCACGTAGAGGACGAGAATTGGGCTATTATTTTAAAGCATATCTGTGAGAACTTACTATGCTCTCGATACTCTAGCTCTAGTGACTACGGAGTAGGTAATACTAACCTATCTAGTAGCGACAGTGCTAATAGAGTAGCAGAGTATTTTAAAACCTATGGTATTCCAGAACACGTTCCAGAAGACGAACTTCTTGAATGGCTACACGACCTATCCTACGATTTAGTAGGTAGCTCCTACGAAAGTGATTGTATACGAGTATGTGAGTCGTGTAAAGTCTTGTACACTCCAGTTGATATTGAGGTAGAAACTCTATAACAATCTGCCGAAGCCTTTACTAGGCTTCACATTTAAGCACTCTTGAACGCTAAGGACGTGAGACACCCTTAGCATACGGAAATCCGGTATCCACTACAGGGTCTCAACGGCGGTGGGTTAAAGGCTCCTATAATAGCGGCTGGAGCGATGCCATGGGAAGTAGCTATCCCTAAGAGCTGACTGTGTAGAGTGCTTAAATGTGACGTTGGCTGATGTGGAAATGGCTCCGGGTTGTGATTCCGGATAATGCGGGTTCGAACCCCGTACGTCACCCCAAATTATCGCAGTACCGGCTTCTGAACGCTGCTCGACAGAACATCGTCGAATAGATAAGGCAAAACGGCGTGAAGTGACTCCACGTAAATCGATTTCTAGGCGTCCGAGTCTATGGTGGTAAATTCCTATAGTCGACAATGGGTTCCACCACAACCAATTAACCAACTAACCAAAGAACTAATCAAGTTAACTTATATAGGATTAATATGTTTTCAATAAAACTATTTCTGCCTTCTGAGAAAGATAAGTCTATGTCTGAGTCAGCAGGAGTATCCGCAGTTTACTATGCTACTAAGCCGGAGTACACTCAGGATGACCAATTTGTACATCATGTTTTTGAGTGCGAAGATGTCAACGGGGGTAAATACTACTGGCCACTAACCCAAGGTACTAGGGTTTACGTAGAGAACTCAGCAGGTAAAACAATAGCCCATTTCTATGGTGGTGGCCCTATCGACTAGGGTACATATTAAAACCCTCCGAAGTACTAGAGGGTTTTCACATGTAACCGACTAACTATATTACTTTATAAGGATTGATATGTTTAAACTATTAATTAAATTCCCTCTAGTACGAAAAATCTACCGAGCTTTCGTGCCCCTTCAAACATCTGACAGCCTAGCTGAGCAGTTTACTGGTAAGTTCAAACGTGTGGTTCAGGAGCAGAATGAAATTGCTAAGGAGTACACCCGTAAAGAAGTAGAGGCGAATACCCGCCGAGTAGCAGCAGAAAAAGAAGCCGCTCGTGCAGCTAAAGCCGCAAAGAACTTCCAAGACATGCTGGAGAAAGACTAAATTCTCAGTAAGCCCCTTTGTAATAAATAAGATGTCAATACGGCTTCTAATTATAGAGACCAGACGACTTCTTCTTGTTACAAAAAATCCCGTCTACCTCAAAAGGCTAGAGGTAGACCTAAAGAACTACTTAGCCATACAAAATCTACTAGAGCAAGGAGATTAGAATGCCTCTATTTAAAGGTACGGTACTAAGCGAAAAGTTCGGCGCTAAAATCGAACTACTTTCCCCAGTTAAAAACGGCTGTGCAGTCGTTCGAGTACTGGAAGTTGGCGAGATGCTAGAAGGCGTCAACAAGAATCAAGTTGTAAAAGACTTTGCAGTTACTTTTGGCGTTCTACGCTTCACTCCTGTAAAGTAATACCTACGCGGGGTGTCCCCACATCTCCCTTCTAAGGAGATAGCGTATAAAAGTGGGAAGGAGCTGAGGGGTTCGATTCCTCCACCCTGTTCCAATACTAACTAACCCTGACCTGTTCAGGGTTTTTTATTATTTGTCAAAAAGCTATAATTACGTTATAATACTTTGTAACAATAGATAATGACTTAGAGGAAATAGATAATGTATGTAATTTCAGGCGATGCCGGAGCTGGCAAAGATACCGTAGGTGCGATGTTAGCGGAAGAACTAAAGGTAGGAACTTATGCCTTGGCTAACCCTATCAAAGCACTACTAAAAGCTCTGTTCAATATTCCAGAACACCAAATGGAAGACCGAGCGTACAAAGAAATGGAGCTAACGTACCATGTAGACGTTACTAGCCTAGAAGAAGCAGGAATGCTATATAACGAACTAGGGCTAGATAAGTATCAAGAGTTCCATGATGCTTGGGAAGAGTGGATTGCACTATTCGGACTAGAAGAAAGTGGAGAGTCTATGACTACCTTCCGCTCCCTACGTAATTTAATGCAGTTGCTAGGTACAGAGTGGGGTCGTGCCAAATCGGACACGATTTGGTTAGACCTAGCCCCTGAGAGCCAAATTATCACAGACGCGCGTTTTGACAACGAAGCCCAGTACTTTAAAAATAAAAACTACCGAGTAATCGAAGTTGTACTCCCTGGGTTAGAGAAAATACCATCATCTGGCCACGCGTCCGAAGCGGGAATTTGCCCTAGCCTTATTGATACCGTTCTAATCAACGACGGTAATCTTCTAGACTTACGAACCAAAGCTATTACTATAGCTGCTAACGGAGATGGCCCGTTAGGTGTATTATAACCCAAAGCCCGCCAAGTGCGGGCTTTTTTGCGTGCAACGAAAGCCACACTCATCATTCGAGGTATGTCAAGCGATAATTTTAATCTATAGTTGACACCATCCCCATATATAGGTATACTGTCAAGGTAGGGTTACAAATTTAAAGACCAGTAACTAACTGGTATATGGGAATTTTGCCAATGAATTGGAAAACAGTAGTTATCAATGCTGCTATCCCAATACTATTAACTTTATCAGTAAACTGGGTTCTAGAGCAGGGCAGTGCCGACAAAGCCTTGGAACTCAAGTATAGCGAGTTGGCTTCTAAAGTGCAGGTATTAGAGGACGCAGCTAAAGGTACAAAAATAGATATAAAAACCTATAGCTTAGAGATAAATTCTCTTAGAGAAAGGATGCTAAAGGTGGAGGGCGACATCAATCGCTTAAAGCTAGATGTTAATGCAGCCCCCAACATTCATAGAATACGACAAGATATAGAGTCTATAAAAGAGGATATAGATGTTTTAACTGTCGGAAGAGGCAACAGTACCGCGCTACTCAGCTCCATAAGGCTCCAGCTAAGTGGAATTGAGGGTAAGTTGTCAATTATAGAACAAGAGGTATTTAAATGATTAAAGCTATCGTACTAGCGTTAGTGTTTCTATGTGCTCCTGTCTTAGGTGAACAATGTAGTGAACTAACAAAGGTAGAGCCTAATCATCTACCTGAATATCAAGCTTACCAAGAAAGTCTTCAGGAACAGCTTAATGCAGGAATTCCAGAGGATAAATTCAATTATTACTGCATCAATAATGTAGAATATCAGATTAGTACAGTGTCTGTAATACCAGAGTACCAGAAGGAACAGGAAATGGTAGTAGAGATATTTGAACAACTAGAAAGGGCATCTGACCTTACTGATAGAATACTAGACGTAGTACCTATTAACAAGCTAGCCAAGAGCGAGGAGTGATTGCTGGAAACTTATAGTTGCCTAACTGTCTCAAAATTGATATAATATTTATATTAATCAACGAAAGACCAGAAACCTAGGAGACTAAATGGAACCACAAAAACTAACCGTAACAGGTGATATTAGCAAAAACCGTGTAGGTGCTCAGCTACCGTCTGAAGCACCTCACGTATTCATTTCTTACCGACCAAACCCAGGAGGAATTTATCAGGTACATCTAGACGAGGGAATTTCCCTGGCATCTAAGTACCGAGACCTAAAGCATCTACTGCGTAATGCCTCCGAGTCGGATACCTTTGAAATCTACCTTAACGGGCCAGGCGGCCACCTCAGTACGTGTATCGAACTGGTTCATGAGATAGCTAATACCAAGGGTCGGGTTGTTGGGCACCTGACAGGGGAAGCCCAGTCAGCTCACGCTAATATCTTTATGGCGTGCCACGAACATGTAGTATACCCGTATAGTTTGCTAATGGTTCATACTTTCTCTGGCGGATTTTACGCCAAGGGCGAAGATGTGACTCGTGCTGCAAAAGCGTATAACGAGCTTACTCGAACTTGCTATACTGACCTATATACAGGTTTCCTGTCTGACGAAGAGTTGGAAGATGTACTTCGCAACAACCACGACAGATACTACATTGGCCAAGAGATTCTTGACCGCTTAGCGGGCACGTACGCTCACCGCGAAAAGCTAGCACAAGAGGCGGACGAACAGGCTCAGGAAGCTATGCAAGAGGCATTAAAAACTCTAGAAAACGTGCAATCCGGCCCCAATGACGTAGCACCACCTGAACAGCCTGAGTCCCCTGACGAAGAACAGGAAAATGGCGAATAAATACTCAAAAGCAAGTAGAGAACGACTAGATACTTGTCACCCTCTCCTAATTAAACTTATGGAGAGAATCCTTCCTAGATGGGACCACACCATTGTATGTGGCCACCGTTCCAAGGAAGAACAGAACCGACTGTACGCTGAAGGGAAATCACAGCTACAGTATCCTAGGTCAAAACACAATGCCTATCCTAGCATTGCCGTTGACATACAACCTTACCCATTCAAAGACGAAAGAGACCTATACTACTTTATTGGATACGTGAAAGGCGTAGCTGATGAGATGGGAATTAAGTTAAGAATGGGAGCCGACTGGAATGACAACAAGACAGTTACAGACAACTGGATTGACGCTTTCCACATCGAGCTAGTACTTTAATCGAACCCTGCATTAACGTGCAGGGTTTTCTCGTATGAGGAGCCTATGAAGATATACCTATTTTCATCCAACGGGTGTTACCCCTGTGAAAAAGCACAGGACGTGGTATCGAAAATACTAAAAGAGAATCCGTTAATAGATATTATAAAGGTTACTAGACCAGACCCACTATTCGCAAGCTATGGTGTGGTTATGGTTCCCACCTTACTTATCGACCCCGGCGATAAGCCAGGTGCGGCCTTGGTGGGCGTGAGCAACATTACAAAAGTCGAAGTCGAGGGATTACTACGAGATTTCGGATTTCTTCAATAGCCAAAACATGTAAATTTCGCTATAATATTTATATAAATTGAATGAGAGGAAATATTAATGGAAATGTTGAAACCAGACATGAGCAAAGCAGAACTTCAGCACGTACTAGCTATCTTGCTAGGCAACGGTATTTCTGCCGAGGAGCTTAAGCCTCTTACTGTGCCAATCCTTAATAAGATGCTTACTGCTCTAGAGACTAACGCTAAAGCGTTCAACGCACTAGAAGATAAGTATCGAGAGCTGCTTCAAGCCAGTACTTACAAGCCTATTGCTCCTAAAACACATCGTAACCGTGGGGCGGAGAACCGAGCCATGGCTAAAGAACTTCGCAAGCTAAAGAGTACCAAATAAATGCAACTGTATTACTTATTCTTAATAGTGTTAGCACTATACGAAAACATCGACACAATCAATTACTTAGACGCGAGGTACGGAAGTGAAATTCTCTGATAAACTAATCGAACTGGTAGACGAATACGACCTAGAGGGTCCTCACCTGCCTTACGGCTTCGCTGTAGAGCATATTAACGAGAAAGGCCAGATGGACTTCGCTCACTTCATCCGTAAATATAAAGTATACGGCTCTGTAAAGGATTTCTGCTCAGCGGTAGAAACTGTATTTGGTACGTTACAGTTTACCTATGACGTACCCACGGATACAGTGACCAAAGAAGAGTTCCTAGAGATTTACGAGTTTGGTAAATTCCCTCGGGTCATGGACTGGATTCCTTACGTAGCTGCTAAGAAAGGCAAGCTAATCTTGCGTGAAGATTTGTTTGCCTGGGTACTTGGTACTTCTGCGCCTTCCAAAGCTAACTACAGCATGGGAGATATTAATAATGTCGAGTAAAGACCCCGTAAATATCGACACAATTTGTAGTATCCTAGAAGAGCTTCACCCTAGCCACTACGACTCGGTTATTCTGTCCTGTAGGTCAGGTGCTCCACACTCTCTACTGCCTGAGATTGATTTTAGTGATAGAGAGACTTCGGTTTACGTAGAGTCCTTTCTGACAATAAAGAAAACAATTAATTGCCAATCAGGTAGAATTTCCGTATAATATTCATATTAAATAAGGAAACGGAAAATGAATTATATGTCACTAGACCTACAGATGGGGCCGCAGCAGGAGAGTAAGCTAGATACGCTTATTAGAACCTCTGCCAACATACTACAGGCTAAGCAGCCCCCAAAGGTTCCTTTAATACCTGTGTCTGAAAGACACCTACTAAACGCATATACACAAACTCTAAGAATAGAGGGTAACGTAAGTTCTTGGGCGGAGTATGTTGCTCAAGCCCCTGAACGTTTAGGTTCTAAATTCCCAGAACGAGTTAGGTTCTGGGCTAGTAAGAAAAGTAATATGCCAGCTTGTCCTTTCCTACTAGGACAGGAAGTGGTTTTACCGCTTTACTTCGACTCTATGAATACTATGACTGTGTTCTGTGTGTCAACCTTAAGCTACGGAGAGATGCATCAAGGAGTAAGTTTTGATAGGCTTATCCCGTTATTTGATAGGCTCTTCTACTCTAGAGTCCTTAATAAGGTAGAAGTACCTCCAGTAGAAAGAAGCAACATTAGAAAAGCTGTATCCACACTGATGGACTCTATCAGTGATTGGGACAAGGTTCGTAAAGACGTAATACGCACTCTATCTTTAGAGCCGACTCCAGAAAATATCTGGGACACCCCTGATATATTCGTAAACAGCAACACTCACACTTTCAAAAATGTAACAGTTAAAGATAAACAGGACAATAAAATGAGCAAGACAAAACGAATCGCAGAAAACATGGTAGAGAGCAACAAATCAGCAGCAAAAGATATTGCATTTTTGAACGCAGGTCGTACAGCCAATATGGTTATCAAAGCCGCAATGACTCCTCTGCTAAAAGCGGTGCTTAAACCAACTTTCATGCAGCGAGCCATGATGAAGCTAACAGGCACTACTGACCCAGTGGAACGCTTTATGGAATCCCCAGTGTCTGACCTACTAGCTGCGGAAGGCTTTAAATTAGCCCTAGAGCTTAAAGGCGTTAAAGACGAAAAACTACAAGAAACCGCAGATAAAGCTATCGTGTACGCAGGTATGAAGGTCACAGAGAACATTCCTCTAGAAGACCTATTAGATGATGCTATCGAAAAAGTAGCGGAAGCGGTTTCTGGTAGCAATATGCTGGATAAACTAGCAGAGAAAACTCGTAGGTACTAAGTATGGGAGCATTACTATATCTTATCGTGTGTGCCTTGGTAGGCTACGCGGCTACTAACTACAATAGGAGCCCCGTAGGCTGGTTCCTATTCTCTGCGGTCTTTAGTCCTATAGTAGGGATGTTACTCTTACTATTGGTGGGTAGGAAATGAACCCTTTGGAACTAACACAAGCACAGCAAAAACTTCATGCAGTAGATAGTTGGGCTGACTGGATGGATAATTGGATTACCATCCAGTTAGACCCTATAAGCAACAAACCACTGCACTACTGCTTTCACCCAGACAACTACTGTTTTCTGGTAACATCAGACCCTGAAGAGGCATGTAATGGATTTTCAAAATATCCGTACGACGGGTAGTGTATACGAAGCTATCCAAGGAGCTATTGAGCAGGCTCGTTATACAAAAGATAAAGAAGCTCTATCAGTGTTCCAGTACCTAGTCGGAGAAGTAAGCCGACAACGTACAGTGAATACTTCGGACAGCGCAGTTGTCCCTCTTGTACGAAAAGTACAGAAACGACTTGTAGAGTCGGTTGAGCAAGGAGCCACTCCTGAAATTCAATTGACTTACCTAAATAGCTTTATCGACGCGTGGCTTCCTAAGCAAGCTACCGCAAAAGAGCTAGAGGCCATGGTGAATAAAGCCATTGAGCATCTAGGTGACAAAGCTAACATCGGTTCAGTAATGAAGCTGTTAAAACAAACCAACGTACCATTCGATGCTCGATTCGCATCTACCCTAATTAAAGAAAAACTAGCATAAGGAATACCACATTGATTAAACGTACACTAGCAAAAATCGCCGTAGTCGCTCTAATGGCTACATCACTAACAGGTTGTTTTCGTGGAGAGCGAGTAGAGATTCCTACTGCGTTCGTGGGTAAGGTTCAGACTGCGGCAGGTTTCGAGAAGGGAAAAGCGCGTAATCCCTCTAAGTTCCGACTTAGTCACTGTGGCCCGACCGAGGCGTGTGAGCGTCTAGTAATTCTAGATGTATCTGATAATCAGTACACTGAAGACTTTCTTACCTATATGCCGGTCGACCAGCTTAATATGGGCTACCGTATTACAATGACACTGGCTATCGACCCAGAGGAGCAGGATGGTCTATTCCAGAACGTCCCATTCCGAGAAGTTTCTGGCTCCCTTGGTGTTATCGAGCAGGCACGAGTGTATAAGACATACGCACAGCCTATCCTACAAACAAAAATCCCTGCTGTAGTCTCGCAACTCAGCATCGGTAAAGTATCTTCTAACCTAGATGCGGTTAACGCCGTACTTCTAAAAGAAGTAGGTACAATTATCAAGTCAGAGACGCCATTCCGACTGAAGCATATCGGTATGGTTAATCCTAAGTACCCTGACATCATTACACGAGCTAAAGAGCTAGCAAAAGAGCGTGAAGCTGCACTAGGCCAAGTTAAGGCTAAGAAAGAGCTAGAACTAGCAGAAATGGCTGCTGAGAAGGAGCTAGAAGCGGAGCGCCGAGCAGTACAGCTTATGAAAGCAAAAACTGACTCTATGATTGCAGATGCTGCCTCTGACCGTTATGTAGAGCTTAAACGCCTATCAGTGCTGGAGCGACTAGCAGACTCTGATAATAAAGCGTTTATCCCTGTGGAAATGTTCGACCAACTAATGATTAAAGGTGAATAATCTTGGATTTACTAATTAACATCCTACTAGTAACGAAGCCCGTATTGGGGCTTCTACTACTGCTAGTACTGGTTCTTTGTGGTTGTAAATACTTTAAGGTAGATTTACCTTACGCAAAGATTCTTAAAGGTTCGGGTGTAGTGGCTTTACTGGCATCAATTGCCATGGTAGCCTTCTCCCCGATAACTCAACCTACTACACAAGTTTACGACAACACTAGAGACTTGCAGGCTATGGAAGCCAAGATAGACCGAATGGAAGCACCGTCCTTAGATAGCTTCACTTCTAAGGAAGCCACACTAACTCTAGAAAGTATTCAGAACGAACACTCTAACGCTTACGACGAGGCTTTAGAGGAAATAGAGAAGTTCGAAATTAACTAACCCAATCCCTGACAGCAATGTCAGGGATTTTTTCGTTTGCTAAACTCTCGAAATTTCGATATAATAGTTATATAAATTAGAGAGGAGACTATCTTATGCGCCATAACGAAGAATGGATTGAGCTTGTGTTTGTTGACGGAGAAGTAGACGTACACGAGCTAGCAACTGATGCTTGGGAGCAGTTTGAGCAAAACCGTAGTGAAGTAGCAGAGATTTGGTGGGTTAAGAAAGAGGGCGATGAACTTGAAATCACAGCAGAACAACTGGAGCTTTGGGCAACGAATGAAGAAAGCGACGAAGATTATAGCGGTGATGATATGCGCCTTGACTACCTTCCAGACGTTGGCTTCGGAATCTAGGTTTTCCAAAGTACCCAAAGCTAACACTACAGATTGCCACACGGTAACAACTAGGCAAGGACGAGATAATAATGGGTATACTTGGGTAGGGGACTTGTACAATGATAGATACACCCTTATCGTAGATTATCGAAACCCTGTCGATTTAAAATACAATAAAACTTATTTACTACACAACAAACAAGGTTCTCCTATCTTTACATTAGCAGCTAAGCGGCTCAGACATAAGATAGCGATAACCTACTGCCGATGGGATGCAAGCATATGAAAACATTCGAACACATAGACCTTAATGACCGAGAGCGTGTATTCTTCGTAGGCGACATTCACGGAGATTCTAAGCTGTTCGAACATGCGGTCAACTTCCTAGGCCTATCTGAGAAGGATTACCTAGTATGTACAGGGGACTTAATCGACCGTGGAGAAGCTAGCGTAGACGTGCTAACTAGAGTGTTGATGTCCACAAATATGACCTCTGTACTAGGCAACCATGACCACTTCATGGTTAAAGCGATGAATGACCGAAAGATGTCAAACTTCGCTTTATGGTACCAAAATGGTGGATACTGGGCGGAACAACACGACAGGGCATTCGTTCAAGGATTGGCTAACGCAGTCGAAGAACAGTTCCCCCTAGCACTAATCGTATGGTACAAGGATACTAAAGTACTGGTTACACACGCTGAAGTCCCTACTGGAGACTTAAAAGTTTTAGAGAGAAAACTGACTCCAATCACGGGTTCTGTAAAAAGCGATGAAGACTTAGCCCGACTGGTTGCCCAGCAGAAACTGCGCGAAGAAATCATGTGGGGACGTAACAGAATCTACGAAGGAGAGCAGTTTGTATCGGGGGTGGACTTGACGATTCATGGACACACAGTAACACAGTGTGTAAGAGAAGACGAAGAACCTCTGCCCTTGCAATTAGGAAATCAGCATTGGATTGACACAGGGGCTTGCTTCACGGGAGGTAGGCTTACTATAGCTGAGCTTGTAAACGGAGAGTTGCAGTACACTCAATTTTGGTTTGATTCAGACAACGAACTTTGTATCGTATAATAAGGAGTCAATTTGAAAATTAACATGACTATTGAGACGGATAACATATCCGGATTAGTAATCTTAGATATGGACTCTGCGGAATGGGGCTCTAGACCAATCCGCAGAGAGGACTGGGAGGCTGTAGAGGCTATCAAAGCTGACGGTGAATACTTCAAGATTCCTGAAGGCACAGAGGAGTTCTCTGCAATCTTTACAGACGAAAATAAAATTTCGGAATACGAAGCTCTAGGTCTGGAACGTATGATGAAGATGTACATTTCAGGTGATGCTAAAGCAACAGTAACTTTGACGGGGAGAAAGTAAATGTTCCGTAACCTATACCGCAAATTTCTAAAGTGGCTTGACTACCATTTTGGTGGCTTTTGTCCTGCTAAGGCCGAAGCCGAAAACGAACAAAAAGATAAGATGTTCTCCCGCAAGGCAGAAATCTTAAAGGAGCTAAAGAAGAACGATGGCAAATAAGCACCTACTAACTGGAAACCTACCATTAGAAGTACGAAAACTAGTAATTAAAGACCCATCTCTCATAGATGGGCAGCACCGAGAGCTACTAAAGAGCCTACTAGGGTTCCGCACCAACTCAGAATATGCTGGATGGCTCGCAACGTTACCTAAACCAAAGAAAGAGGAAAAGTCGGATGATTGATATCGCAGTCGCACGATGTAAGCACTGTGGCTCTGTCATTACTAGTCGTGCTAGTCATGATTTCAACTCTTGTCAGTGTGGACAGCTATCTGTAGACGGCGGAGTCTTTGTAGAAGAAGAGAACCTACTTAACTTCACCCGTGTTATCGGCTCTTTTCAGCGTGAAGACCTCTCAGTAATCAAGGATTTCCCTGTAGAGTATCAAGACTTGTATGAGGACTGGAATAAAGGAATCAACGAGTACAAAGATTTACGCAAATACGCTTAGGGCAGCACGTAACACTAGGACTTACACAAACAATAGCCGGTGAGGCGCAGGAATTTTAACTTATGCGAGAAAAAGTCAACATATATGATTTCACGACTGATGTGTTAGAGCAAGAGCTGTCAAACGTGCCCGAGAAAGGGAGAAAGGACTCTATATCCTAGAATTTAGTCAAGTGGAAAGCACGAAAACCGCTATAATTCACGAAGTGGCTCACGTACTACTGTGGGCACTGGAAAACAAGTACAATCATGGTCATGGAGCCGACTACATGAGGATGTACGAATACTTGGAGAATAAATACCTATGATAACTATTAAAGCAGGTGGCTCGGAGATAGATGTAATTAAAGACCTGACTACAGAAGTAGAGCAGAGCCTTTTACCTTTTGGTGTAACCCGAATTACTGCTCGAAATCCTGCCTTTTCCACCTTTATGGTGGAGTATGGCAAGCTATTGGTCGATAAAGTTGCTTCTGGAGAATTTGATGCCCTAGCGCCAGAAGTAGCATCGTATCACTATGTAAAGTACTGCCTAGCGGCCGGAATAACCATTGAGGTGACTCGTGGATAGGTGGATTAAGTGGAGAGATAAGAGCTACTTGATAGCTCAAATGTTCGATGCTTGGCGACCTATCCCTAGGCTGATGTGCGGGATGTACGGATACCTTATTTACCAAATCACTATGTGGTTTATAGGGCTTCCAGACCCTACAGGAGCTCAAGCAGCGTTTGTTTCTACTATGGTAGGGGCGGCAGCAGCATTTTTTGGTTTCTACGTCAATTCTAAGGCTAGAAAGCCTGACGACAAAGAATAAAGGTCTTTCGAGGTGAATTTAGAAAGTTTTTATTCGCCTCGTCGTCGATTTCCTTATATAATATAAATATAAAATCGAGAGACAAAAATTTTTAGTTTACTAGGGGGGGATATGCCTATCACAAAGACTCATGGTTTCATTATCAGCCGACTTCAAGGCTTCCACAAAGGTCATAGGAGCTTAATCCTCAATGCCTTAAAATATAGTAACACACTAACAGTGCTTATAGGCTCTAGTAACAAAGCTGGTAGCCTAAAGAACCCGTTCACCTATAAAGAACGTGTGAAAATGGCAAAAATGGGGTTGCCAGCAGACATTCCGGTAACTTTTGAGCTGCTACCTGATTTTGACTACAACGACGACCTATGGGAAGAGTACCTACACAACACCATTGGTATGCTTACTAAAGAAGGCCATACCCCTACCATCTTTACCTCTCAAAAAGGCGAAGATGACCTCCTAAGAAAAGAATGGGCTAGGGACATCGAAGTTATCTCGTTCCCTGTACACAAACAAATTAGCGCCACGGATGTTCGCAAAGCTTTACTAGCCTCCGACATGGATTACTTGAACGAGAACGTTCCTAACCCGTCTATTCTAGTTCCTCTTATGAAAGAGTGCTCTAAGCCTATGTACGAAAAACATATGGCTGTACTGCGTAACCAGTATGCTTGGAAAGACTCTCCGTATCCGGTTATCTCTAGCTGTACGGACGCAGTTATTCTAGACAGGGAGCGCCATGTACTCCTAGTAAAACGAGGTAAGCACCCAGGCAAAGGTCTGTGGGCACTACCTGGAGGGCATTTAGAACCTAACCTAACAGAAGCTCAGAACGTATACAAAGAAGTCCTAGAGGAGACTGGACTAGAAATTAACGATACACACTACGTTAAGGACGACCGATTCGACGCTGTAGACCGCTCTGAAGCAGGTCGTATTGTCACTACAGCTTTCGCGTTCCAAGTTAATAGTCTCTTACCAGAAGTTACTGGTGGGGACGATGCAGCAGAAGCTCGATGGTTTACCATCGCAGAGCTGAGGCATCTAAAAATGTATGATGACCATTATGGCATCATAGTCTCTATGATTAGAGAATTTGAAGTGGACTAATAAGGCTTTACCTTATCCCACAAAACTAACCAGAGGTTTCACCTCGCAGCAGGGTTTTACCCTAAAGGAAATATATTATGTTTGTAAACTCAAATATCTGTTTGGCAACTGACTCTTACAAAGTCTCTCACTGGCTACAATTCCCACAAGGAATGAACCGTTCTCACTACTACATTGAATCTCGTGGCGGAGTCTATGACGAAGTCATGGTGGCAGGGGTAAAATACCTGACATCAATTCTTAAACGTGGTGTAACTAAGAAGCAAGTCTTGAAAGCGCAACGCTACTGGAATCTTCATTTTGGACAAGACCTGTTCAATATTGATGGCTGGATGCGTATCGTAGACGAACTTGGCGGAAAGCTTCCTGTTCGAATTAGAGCAGCTAAAGAAGGCGATGTTATCCCAGTGAAAAACGTACTTTTCACTATCGAGTCCACGGTTGACGGATTTGGCTGGCTTCCTGGGTACCTAGAGACTATGTTACTACGTGGTCTATGGTACCCAACAACTACAGCTACTATTAGTTTTAAAGCTAAGCGCTTTATCAAAGAATACCTTGACATGTCTACTGACCTAGTAGGGGATGCCTACGATATGGCTCTGAAGACTCGCCTGCACGACTTCGGAGCACGTGGTGTATCTTCTGCGGAGTCCGCCGGTATCGGTGGAATGGGTCATCTGTACAACTTCATGGGTACTGATACCATTGAAGCAACTCTACTAGTAGAGTTCTTGTACGGTGTAGAGATGTCAGGTATCTCGATTCCAGCTCGTGAACACTCAACTACTACCTGTTACTTGCGTGACGGGGAAGATGAGGCGTTTATGAACTCTATCGAGAACTTCGGGGGCGGTGTCTTCGCTATCGTAATTGACTCTTACTCTACAGACGACGCGTTGCGTCGTATCCTAGACCCTAGTGGAGCACTACACAAAGCTCTACGTGAGAAAGGCGGGGTATGTGTACTACGTCCTGACTCTGGGGAACCAATTGACATGGTTATGAAGTGCATGAATGCCGTGTGGAACACTGTAGGCGGAGAAGTCAACTCTAAAGGGTACAAAGTACTAGATTCTCAGTACCGAGTAATCCAGGGCGATGGTGTGGATGGCCCAGCTATCGAACGCATCCTTAACTGGATGGTAGGTGTTAAAAAGTTCTCTGCGGAGAACCTAGCCTTCGGTATGGGCGGTGGCCTTCTACAGCACTGTGACCGAGATACACAGAAATTCGCTATGAAGTGTTCTGCTATGGAAGTAGACGGAGTATGGCGTGATGTGTTTAAGGCACCCGAAACCGACCCTAGCAAAAAGTCTAAAGCCGGTCGTCTAGATTTGGTTTACCGTGGCGGTAAGTACGAAACAGTGGTACTAGGAGATACAGACGTACGTCACCCTAGCTCTGCTTTACGTACAGTGTTTGAGGATGGTCAGGTGTTTGAAGAAAACTTCCGTACCTTCCAAGACATCCGTATGGCATCAGATTCTTACGCGTAACATAACAGGCGGCGAAAGCCGCCTAACTCTTGGAGACAAAGAGTGACTAGACCACAATTACTAGATATTATTGCAGCGATAGCTGCGAGCCACCCTGATATCACATACATGTACATGCAAGGACGTTGCGTACAATTTGCGTATATACTAGTGGAGATACTAAAGAACGAAGAAACCCGTATAGTGTATAGTCAAGTTGAGGGGCACGCGTACACTGAGTGGGGAGGTTACTATTGGGACATTCGTGGAGCACACAGCAATGTGCCTAAGGACATAGCTAACATAACAGAATTCCCCGAACACAGGATGTGGGCAGCCAACGATACTCGCAGGTTGTTAGCGCATACCGAGAAACACCCTCTACATATAGGCACCGTATCACAACATATAGGAGATAACTAATGTTCTCAAATAAGGTTATTATAACAATACTAGCTGCAATGAGTCTAGTCGCATGTAGTCCAGAAAAGAAAATTGTATACGTGGACAAGGATACAGGGAAGGAGCTACCTGCGGACCAAGCTCCTATAGCTAAGAAGGTGGATGTATACCTAAACCTACCAGTAAAGAACACGGATACATGGTCAGGGGATTCTTATCACCTACATCGTCGGTGTATAGATGGATACCAGTACTACTTCGAGTATACAGGCCACGGAGGCGTAGCCTTCCCAGTTCTGTATGACGCAAAAAATGGGTCACATATAAGAACTTGTGACCCTAAAAACTTCAAAGTTAAAAAGGGTAAATAGGAGGCTTCGGCCTCCTTTTTTAGTTTCTTCAGTTGTCAAATCTCTCAAATCAGCGTATAATATATTTATAAACTGAAATGAAGGAAGCAATCATGGACATAACAGCCAAGCTAAAACTCCTAAGACAACAAATAACTCAACTAGAACAGGAGTTCCGAGACTTCATAGCGGATGAGGAAAATATACCTCTAGATGTTCGATGGAAGACTTACTGCGAGAACCAAGACTTGCTGGACTTTGGAGACTACGGAGACTGTGCGTATGAACCAGAAATAACAGCTATCCTGAAAACTGTAAAGGAAGACTTTGCAGGCCAAATATGCTGGCACTCAGACTTAAATATCCACCGCTACCAGAAAGTTAAGTACAAGGATATTATCGAGTTCCTAGAGATGTACAACTGGGACGCTACGGAGCAGCGTATCCTATCCCAAGAAGTAGCCGATTTAATAGTAGAGATGAAAGAAAGCCTACTACTAGACTCCAACGGAGGTTTTACATATGACTGGTAATACGCTAAAAGTATCTCCAATGCTGGAAAGCAACGAACGAATCACTTACTTTGTATATGTAGTGGCGGAAGGTTATGTCAGTGAGTTTCGTACACCGCAGCTAAGTTATCAGTTAGCTGGCACCACCAATCTAGAACACGCTATTTACGACGCTTTCCGATACGCCAATTTTCACGGACTATCTGAGGCTTGCGTGAGCACAGCTTTTCTAGATGCGGTGGGTGACCTATTAGATGTAGAATACCTACAATCCTCTTTACTGTCGTACCAGGACACATTCGGAGACCTGTACGAATTTAAAACCACAGGAGTACGTAATGAAGAAAGAAAAATTAGCTGAGCTAGTTGCTAGGGGAGCGCATAAAGGGCAGAAGTACGGCGGTTATGACTACGACTACCACCTAGAGATGGTTGTAGGTATGGCTCGCTTTCTTTACCCAGAGTCTCCCAAACTAGGCCTAATCCTTCAAGGCTGCTGGCTTCACGATGTGGTTGAAGATACAGACCTTAGTCTAGATGACCTAAGGGATATGGGATTCCATCACGAAGTGGTTAAGGCGGTTAGTCTAGTCACCAAAGACGAAAAGTACGTCAAAGATAAACACTTCCTGTACTTAGCCTCGATAGCGCAAGACAACTTAGCCTTTAAGGTGAAAGTCGCTGACACTATGGCCAACCTACAGCAAAATGTCAGGGAAGGTAACTACAGTGGTGTTAGGAAATACACAATACAACTAAAAGAGTTGCATGAAGCCAAGAGCCAAAGGAGTACACATGTATAATCCAAGACCTCCTAGACCCAACTTACCAAGAACCCAAAAACCCATTATCGTAGAGCTGCGTAGAGTACTGAAAGAGCCTCTTAGAACCAAGAAGGTAACTCAATCACTGTCTCCTATCTCCAGTAGAAAACATAAGAAAGAAGAGGCCTTCTTCCTTATTGGACGACTAGTAACAGTAACTAGAAAGTGGTTCGGTCTATCTAGTAAAACGGAAACTGAGTTCGTTTACGTAATATGCCTCGGTAGTTCAATGGTTGGATATACTAGGACAAAAGAGGCGGCAAAATCCGTAGTACGAACCTTAAATAAAGAGATGTCTTAATGAAAGAACTAAATCTAGTACAACTACACGACTTGGTATCCCAAGGCCTAGTTCGTACTAAAGAATATCCAGCCCTTGGGCTAACTATACATAAGTATTCTCGCAAAGTGTTTTACGACGCTCTGTGGGGTACAGGGCCAATGCTAGAAGAATCTCGCGGACTAGTATTAGACTCTGAAGGCCGTATTATCATGCGCCCTTTCCGAAAAGTCTATAACTATCTAGAAAGAGATAGCTGTAAGTATGTAGACCCAAACATGAAAGTACGTGTCGTTGAAAAAATCAATGGCTTCATGGCTCAAGCAGTTAAATTCGCAGGCCAAACCTTAATAGGTACTACAGGTACACTAGACTCTGATTACGCTAAGCTAGCTAGAAAGGTTATTGAATCCGCTAATCCTGTGGAGGAGTTTTACGGTATAACTGATAACAAATTCCGTGGGTTTGAAAACTACACTACCTTGTTTGAGATATGTGACCCATCTGACCCACATATTATACCAGAAGAAGCAGGAGCTTACCTGATAGGTATTCGTTGCAATCAAACGGGTGAGCTGCTGGACGAGATGAAGCTAGATTTGTATGCGCATATCTGGGGGTTCAAGCGTCCTAAGCACTTCATAACTACCTTCGAAGACGCAGTGGCTATGCGAAAAACCTGTAAACATGAAGGGTACATGGTTCAGTCCCTAAACGGGGAAGTGCTGTGTAAGATGAAGTCTCACTACTACTTAGCCAAGAAAGCATTTATGCGCATGGGTAAACAACGTTGCGCCTTGATGTATAAGAACCCTAATAAGTTTAAAGAGCAGATAGACGAGGAGTTCTATGGGGTAGTAGACTATATCACCAAAGTGTATACTGAAGAAGAGTGGAATGGCAGAACTCCACTAGGTAGAGAAGATGTTTTCTGCTCCTTCTTTGCCGAAACAGCAGACAATAGCTTTTAGGAGTATTTATGACTACTAGAAAAGTACCAGAAGAAGTTAAACTATACAGGTCTAGAGATGGTATATTTTTCGATACTATGACCAATGCAGGGTATCGTGACCAGTTACTAGACCTACGTGAAGCCTGTTCCAATGCAAACAAAAAACTCACTGAGTATGTACGTAACTGCGAACACCCTGAGTACTCTGAAACGGGAACTGAATTGGCTTTGCGTGAAACCGACGTGCAAGATGAGTGGGGCACTTATATGTCTGACCAAGTAGAGCGAGTCACGTATAAGTGCAAGTGCTGTGGGGCTATAGGTCACCGATGGGTGGATAGCGACCAAATTGTGTTCTACCGCCCAATTAATCCAATGTGGGATTCGTAAATGAGTAAGGTAGCTTGCCTAGTTGGTTCTAGGAATATCACAAATCAGGATAGAGAGCGCATACGTACTGTAGGAGAACTACTCTTCTTCCTACACTATATTGGGCGTTCTGGCAACGCTGAAGGTGTAGACCAAGAATGGGATAAATACCTGTTCGTTCAACACATACTACCGTGGAACGGGTTTAACGGAGCCCATAACGGTGACTGTGACTACCAATACCTAGCCCTAAACTTTGCTCCTGAGGAGCTTAGAACTAAGGCAGAGGCTATAGCCATAGAGCATCACCCTTACGGGGATACCTTAAGGGAGGGCCCACTAAAACTCCATACGCGGAATGTTTTTCAGCCCCTAGGGTTAAAGCTGTCTCCAGAAACCTATGCGGAACTAACAATATACTGCGCTCCAGAATCCCCTTACGGGGTAGTTAAGGGCGGCACGGCGACAGCCGTGAGCATCTCTAGGACTCATGGTATTCCTACCTATAACCTTAGAGACGACGAACAGTACCAAGATTTGCTCAATAAATTAAGAGCAGAACTGGAAGAAATGTAAATAAATGCTCGCTTCGGCGGGCATTTTTCGTTATAATATATGTATAAAATGAATTGAAGGAACATTTGTTGGAAATGAGACATAAGTTATACTATAAGTACATAGATATGTTATCCGATGAGCAAGCGAGGCTTCGTGGGTACATCCGGGTCGCAAAGAATGAACGCGCGGCAGATTTAGCACTTCGCAGATTTTCTAGTAGTAGAGCCCGCCTGGTGATTGCAACAAAACTATTAATCGCTAGATACACTATGCGTGCAGCAGCGTTTGACCAGACTATAAACTACTTTAAATAACCAACTGGAGCCAATTATGAAAAACTACTTATTCTTTTACAAACTAGGCGGTGCTGGCGTTGGTTGTGACGCAACTGGTATCTGCTGCTTCGAAGTTGAAGACCCTGAAAAAGTTATGGAAAACCGCGAGGTTAACGACGTTCTGTGGGAAATGGCCTGTGACAACGCTGAGTCTTTCGGTATATACCCTACTCCTGACTACGAGGTTGAGGAAGACGAGGAGGACAACTACTCTGAAGACATTTACGGCCACGCTGTACCTTTCGACCTTGAAAAACATGGTGGTAAGCTGTGTGGTGGCGGTAACTGGAGAACTCATATTGACGAGCCAGGCACCCCTGTCTTTGAAGATGGCTACTGGGTTCTAGACACTAGTGAAGCCGCTCGTGCGAAAACGGCAAAAGACCTAGAGCTTAAATCTGTAGACGAGTGTCAGTACCGTCTTGAAAAGAAAATGGAACGTGTGCTAGCTGAGGCTGACCGTATCGAACGTGAGCGTGTACGTCTTGAGAAAGAGATTGTCGCGCTTAAGCTTAAAGCACGTAAGCTAGTAGCTTCTGGTGCTGAGTATTTTGAAGAAGACTAGGAGCGGTTAGTGAATATATTTGTACTTGACTTAGACCCTAAAGTAGCGGCGACGTATCACTGTAACAAACATGTTATCTCACAGATGAAAGAGTCAGTACAGATGTTATGCTCTGCTTTGCTGATGAATGATAACCCAGTACCTCTAAATAAATCAGGTAAGCCTTACGAGCTGGCTTACCCAAACCATCCGTGTACTAGATGGGTGGCGGAGGGTATTGGCAACTACCAATGGCTGTGGGATTTATCTATGGCTCTGGTAGAGGAGGCTGAAATGCGGTTTGGTGGAGAGTATCATTTAGGGACTATATTGCGTGATGGTTCTTTACCACGAGAACCTGCTAAGTGGCTACACCCAAAGCACTCTCCAGTGCCTCACCGTACTCCTTTTGCAAACGCCACCGCAGACTGGCTAAAGTCTTCCGAGATGTGGGATAACCCCTCTACCTTTAACCAGCTAAACGCGATAGACATCTACCGACTATACTACATGATGGACAAGTGCCACATGACCTCGGTGGACATGAAAGAAGCCAATATACATTGGAAATCAGCACACACCCTAGGGCAGGAGTTCACTGACCTAGATATTTGGACTAACAGAGGAGCACCGGCCTTTATGAGCGACAGATTTTATGCACAACAATGTGAATATTTCGGTATCAAGCCAGCCCAGTTAATCCATATGGGTAGATACCCAGACCACCCTGACTCTATCAAGCTAAAAGAGAAGATGGAGCGAAAAATGGGCAAGAAAGCTTCAGGTACCGTAGGTACTAAGTCTAAGAGAGTCACCAAGGCAGATGTACTAGTGGACATCCGTGAGCAGATTGGCTCACAAGCTTGTGACGGCTTCTTGAAGCTTACACTAACCGACATGCAAAAGGTGAAACTAGCTCTAGTAGACTTAGAGATGCCAGAGAATATCCCTATGCCAGTAGGTAGACTAAAGGCACCGTTTGTTGATGCGCTAGCATCGTTGATACCTTGTGACGCTGACTTCTCAAAAATGACCGTAGCGGAACTAAAAGAAATCTTAACACACTTTGGAGCAGAATAATGAGTAAAGAAGTATATGTAGTATTAAGTAAAGAGCAGCCTTGGATACCCCTAATCCCCCTAGAAGGTAAGGTGATTCAAGCTACTATCACGGGTGGCTACCTAAGTGTCGTCTGTCCAGACGGGGAAATGTTCAATATCGAAATGGAACCCGATTGGGAGCTGCAGGGTGGGGATGCCCAGTTTAGTATCGTGGATAAAGATGTGTTCGCAGAGCAGGATTACTACACTCTGGCTAATATCCTTAAAGAATGCTCCACTCCTATTCTGGTCAATGGGCGGAAAGTAACAGGGGCTCGAGTGATTGACGGTGAAATCCACTTGGAGGTTAAATGACGTACCCAATACTATTCCTAGACTTCGACGGAGTCATAAACTCAGACGAGGGAGAGATAGAGTGGTTGAAAGGTGATTTCTTCGGGTTCTTTCAGCCACACCTAGTGGATAGAGTGAACAAAATCACCCAAGCCGTACCTAACTGCAAGCTAGTAATAAGCTCAACATGGCGGCTAGGTACTGATATAGACGAGCTTGCAGACATATGTCTGCGTCTCGGCTTGACCGCAGAAGTTATAGGTAAAACGTGCTCTTTCGGTAAGTACTCTGTTAGAGGCAATGAAATCTACGCATACCTTAAAGACAACGCGGAAGAGTTGGGACATGACTATAGAGCTTACGTTATCTTAGATGATGACTGTGATATGCTCTACCCACAACGCCATAATTTTGTTCGTGTAAACGGAATGAAAGGGATACAAGAGTCCGACGTCGATAAGGCTATAGCCATATTTCTAGAGAATCTTTGATTGCAAAGATTCTCTTTTTTCGTTATAATACTTGTATAAAATGAATTGAGGGAATAAGCATGACATACGAAGAGTACATAGATAAGATAGAGGAAATTGTGTCCCCTGAGTTCTCTACTATCTCCCAAATTGACCATGACGGTGGCTGGGTTACTGTAGATGGTATACCTAATTACTGGAGCACTTATGTAGTTAGCGAACTAGAGGCCAAGGGACTAACCTTCCACGGCACTGCGCCTGTAGGGGAAAATACTACCTACTACTTTAAGCTTAATCTGGAGTTCTACTTAAAATGAAAACACTATACCTAATTCGTGGTGTATCCGGCTCGGGCAAAACTACTATGGCCAAGACCTTAGAGGCTGCCCTTCCTGACGCTGTAGCCTACGCTGCTGACGACTTCTTCTATGATGCTCAAGGCAACTACAATTGGGAGCGTAAACAGTTAGGACGAGCACATAATTGGTGTGTTACTCAAGTAGCCCGTGCTTTGGCAGATACCCATGTAGAGAACGTCATTGTTCACAATACTTTCTCCACAGATAAAGAGGTGCGCCCATATATTGAGATGGCGGAAGACTTTGGGGCACGAATCGTATCTTTAGCGGTAGAAAACCGTCATGGTAACTGTTCAGTGCATAACGTACCTGAAGCAACACTAGAGCGTCAGCGCCGTTGTCTACGGGATAGTCTGAAACTATAGGAGACTGTATGGAGTATAAAAGCAACGGGGCGTACTTTAAAAAGTACGTCCTAGAACAGATGCTAGATGAAATAGCATTCAGCTTTCCAGACGTGTTCCACGCCATATTAGTAAGCGACCCAATACACTTTAAATACACTGCTAGGGTATGTTGTCATCTGAGTGACGACCCCATAGAAGTCACTGAAAATATTTGGGATTACGACAAACTTCTACTCGGTGTAGAGGAAAAATTGATAAATTTATATTGCCAAGATTCGTGAATTTCGATATAATAATTATATAAATTGAGATGGAGAAAGTTATGTTAGTTAAAATCACCAAAGACGACGTAGTGGCTGGCCTTCAAGCCACCCTAGAAGGAACGTGTACCTACTCTAGTTACTGCAGTACGGCGGTAGAGGATACCTGTTATAACTTCCTAGCATCTTATGTGGCTGGCCACTTAGGTGGTAGAACGCCTATGTATAAATATTCTGACGAATTAGAGAAACTGGCTAAAGCTCTAGCCCACTACCTAGATACTGACGATGTGTGGGATAAAGCCTATGATTCATGGGCTGGGTCTGGCTTTTCGCTATGCGAAGCTTGCGGTTGGTGGGGAGAGTACCTTAACGACGAACCTGTATGTGATTCCTGTGTGGAGGACGACTTATGAGAGTAAAATTCATCCAGTCTATAACAGTAACCTCCAATAACTGGGGTTCTTTACTAGCTTATTTGATTAAGGAGGAGTGAGATAAAGCCTTCTTCTCACTAGACCCAGAATTTGAGAGTGAGTCAGTAGAAAAGCTATGTAGAGACATAGCTATTCAGATTCTACAGACGCCTGCTAACTACCATGCAGATTATCAGACTAAATTTATAGAAGGTTTTGGGACATTCTATCAGGTAGACGACCCTTGGAGCCCAGAACAACTAACCACCTGGGTATGGTGGAGCGAAGACAAAGAACACATCCTAGTAGCAGTAGAAGAACCAGACGAAGACGAGGTAGAAGCAGAATGATAGACCTGTCAGAATATAAGAAAGCAGTAATCAACTTGGTGAAGGCTAGACGTAAGGTCATGAATCTGCACCGCACCCAAGAAGAAGGTACTGTAGGTAATAAGCTATCTCGCGAAGCCTATAAAGCACTCTCACAACTAGAAGATGCTTATCAAGGGGTATCTGCTGCACGTGGTGAAGTCGCTAGACTAGAACGTAATATCAAAAACCAACTATTTAGAGAGTTGATTGACAAAGAAGGAGCATTGTAGTGCGACTTACATTTAACGAGAAGTTAGACCCTAACGTAACCTACTGGACTACGTCAGACCTACACTTCGGACACAAAAATATCCTTAACTTCTGTCCAGAAACCCGACCACAGGCTTCCGTAGAAGAAATGGATGAGCACCTAATTAATCACTGGAACTCTCTGGTGAAAGAGAACGACGTAATTTTCCACTTAGGGGACTTCTCGTTCTACGGGGCTGAGAAGACCAAACGTATTATCGACCGCCTCAATGGGGAGATTGTATGGATTCGTGGGAACCACGACAAGAGTTTAGACTCTGTCCTACAACGGTCTGGAGACCATATGCATGAATACGTAGAGTGCCGTCTAGACGGCACTAAACTATGCCTTATGCACTTCCCTTTGGCTGAATGGAACCAGAAACATCGTGGGGCTATCATGCTTCACGGACACCAACATGGTAGCGGGCCTGGGTACCCAGGACGTATTGCGGACGTAGGGTATGACGCTTGTGGGAGCATCTTAAAACTACGCAGCGTGGTAGCGTACATTAAAGCAGGAGACCCGTACAAGGGTGAGGAGTCCCGAGACCGTGGTTAGGGAGAGCGTATGATTACATCATCTTTGGGTCTAAAGATTTCTTTAGGCCTATTACTCGTAGCGTCAGCCACCGCAGGGTGGTTTGCGCTACAACACTCTAGAGCGGAAACTGCTCTAGCCGAGAAAACAGCAAAGATAGAATCCCTACAGTTAGACCTTTCAGCAGCGAACCAAGCTCTAGTTCAGGCTAAGAGTAGGGAGAATCGCCTGTATGACTTACAGGTCGATTACGAAAACCAACTATCCGATTTACGGAAGTCCTTAGTACAGAAGAACGAAGAAATCAATCAGTACAAAGGTAGGCAGGATGTAGTATATGCTAAGCCAGGATTGGTAGAGCGTTTAGAGCAGAAGGCTCTAGATAAATTCTTTACGGAGGTGGAGAATGCGAATTAAAGCGTTACTACTAGGGCTACTGTTGCTCGGTGGCTGTGCCTCCGCACCACAGGAGCCTAGGGTTGAGGTCAGTAATGACGTTGTATTATTTCATCCAGTAATTCCGGACAACCCAAGCAACCCAGGACTTAAAATTAAGGCCATTACTTCCGAACGCATCGCTAGTGGAGAACTACCAGATAAAGCGTATATAGGCTTCTTATACGATGACTGGCTGGAGTTCGCTAAGTGGATGCACAAGTATAAATCGGTTAACGAAGAACTTAGAAAAGCGATACAACAGTATCGGGAGCAGGACACTAGATATGACCAAGATAGTAATTAGTAATGAAGACCTTCAGGACTTCCCTACGGCACAGGCAGTAGTAGGCCTTGTTGCGGCTAAAAGGAAAGAAAGAGCTATCGCCTTCTTAAAAAACGTACAGGGCAAGCTTAAAGATAACTGGCTTAAAGCGTATCCCAAAGACGAAATTGTTATCTATGGGCCGAAACCCCCTGAAGCAGCCCTAGAGTATTTACATATAATGGAGTACTTAGTAAAGGTGGAAAACCCTCCATCAATAGGCGCTATGAGTTCTGAGTTCAAAATTACTATCAAGTGGAGTAAGTAGTATGGTAGAGTTCATCACTGCAACTATTTTTAAGTACGACGGGAAGGTATACTCAGCCCCGAGAGCTGCTGTAGACTCCTATAAGAAGCGTAAGACTTTGCGTAACCTACTTTCACGTTCACGTCTGTTAGACGATACAGAAGCTAGTACTGTACTAGCTACTATGGGTAGAGTTTTAGTATTTGATTGTGATGGACTAATCGTAGTACGTACCAGTAAAAAGACTAAAGACGACCTAAAAATGCTAGAAAAGGTTCACGACAGAGTAACTATCATGTTCCGCAGTAAGCCCTGTAATCTACGGGTTGCGAAAGATTTACTTAATAAAGGACTGGACTTGCAGGAATTTCCTGACTATTTTGGCACATTATACATGCACCCCGACTTTACCGAGCTTTAGCTCGGTTTTGTCGTTTCTATAGTTGCCAAAAAGCCCAAAATTCGATATAATAATTATATAAATTGAGATGAGGGAAGATTATGCAAGTTTCAACCGATATATTCATGGTAGTGGAAGTACAGTCCGAGTATGTATACGGTAGGGAAGGAGTTAAGGAAGTATCTAGAACTACTGTTAAAGTCTTCGACCAATTATACGTAGGGAACGCTGCACTAGCTAACGCTGCCAAAGCAGAAGCGGAGAGATTAAACAAAGCCCACGGCTGTGATGTTGTAAAATACGTAGTAGAAACAAAACCACGATAAGGAGCACTATATGCATATTTACTGTGACGGTTCTGCTACAGCTACTACCAAAAAGGGAACAGTTCTAGCTGCGGGTTGGTCAGTAGTAACGAACTCTAAAGTGTTTTATGGGCACTGTAAAGCCCATACCACTGCGAGAAAGAACACTACTACAGCCACTATCCCTGAGCTTACAGCCTTACTCTACGCCCTAAAGATAGCCCAAGAAGGTGACGTAATACACACAGACCAAGAGCGTTTGCTAGACGAGTTACTAGTAAAAGGAGCCTTGGGCGGGGGTAAGCTTTTAAGGCTAGAGCAGCCTAAGTGGAATCCTGGACGCTCTAGGGTTCAACACCTAAAGTTTTATATCAATGAGCTGATGAAGAAGAAACAAGGGATAACGATACAGTTTACCCCTAGGGAACAGAGCAAATACACTAAAGGTAACTTGCCGTGTTATTTGGCTGATACCTTTTCTAGGCTGGGAAGAGACCAACTACTTCCTGGCGAATTACTAACAAAAAGATTAAAGGGGAGAACGCCAGTATATGTTTGATGCAAATCTAAGAGCACTACCGAACGGCCACCGATTCTTTGCTAAGGTCGTTTCAGGCTTCAAAGGGTACGACGTTACCGGAGAGCTGCATCAAGACAACATTGTTGAGTGTGTGATGCTAGACAACAGTGAAGATAACTGCGAGATACTACTAGTAAAGCCAGGACTCTCCCTAAGAGAGACCTCAATGGAGATGGAGTACTTGTTAGTCTATGAAGGTGACTATGACGGCACTGGTTTCATAGACGAGGACTCCGTAATTATAGCTAACCAAATTATCAGGAGCAAGTTCAAATGAAAAGACAAGTAAAAACAAAAAACAACCGCAGGGTTTATTTCACCCGAGTTCTTAAGAGACGTAAGTGATGAAGCCCCGCAAGCAATACAAGAGGCGTATGTCTAAGCTGCATAAGCAGACTAAGAGCCTAGGCTTAGAGAACTATATAGCTTTACTAATCGGTGTGCAGCAAGCCAAGTATGATAGAAGACTCTCTAGGAAGAAAGGGGCTAAGGTGGAGTTAGGAAAAATAGAAAAATCCACACTTTTCCATACTCAACGTATTTACTACAGATTACCGGACGGACGTTTACTAAAGAGCCATGGCTACCGTATAGTATGGTAAATCATTAATAGCCAATTCTCTAATAATTTCGTATAATATTTATATAAATTGAATTGGAGCGAACATGAACGATAAATTACAGCATCTTAGTGATAGGATAAGGTACTTCTTAGCCTCCCCAGGTTGGGTTGAGTTAGACAGTAGAACCATCCAAGACCTAAAGGAGAAGTTTGGACTAGTGTCTATGTGCAGGTATAAGTTCCAACTACATCTAAAGCATCGTGAAGGGGAAATCGCACAATACCTATTTATAATGAATAGACCTAAACCGTACCTCGCGTTATTGCACCAACTACTGTGCACAAAAAACGTACAAATTAGACGGTTGGCGACAAGTTACTACAGCTCCTATGAGTGTATCTTCAAAAACTCCAAAAAGAGCTTTACTGTTCACAGTACCCCAACTCGTTTTAGGGACATATCTAGAGGACGTGACCGACAAGTAGACCCTCTACTTTCTTGGATGACTCCTGACGAGTTACGTATTTTCACTAAGTTCGTGTCTCGTGCCTGCAGAGAGCAAGAGGAGCGTAAGAAAAGAATACAGAAGTACTTGACTGAGCGTGCAGGCCGCAATAGCCGCCAACAGATGATAGACTTATTGCCAGGAGACCTACTATGAAAGGACAAATCAGAGCATTCACCTGTATCTCTAAAGACAGATACAAGCCAAAGAACTTAATAGTGGTTCTAGAAGTGAAGGATGAAGTAGTACGTTTTGCGTATCTAGGCAGTTCTTCTCGTCACCGACGCAGCATGACTAAGAGCAGCTTCCTACAACAAACTGAAAGGTATTTCTAATGTTAAGAGGACGCACTAAGCTAAACATACTACTGGGTCTCTGTTGCATACTGTTTCTTGGTAGCCTCCTAGGGCTACAAGCCTACTCGGCGTATCACAAAGGACAGGTGGACAAACTTAAGTGGTGTTTCGGAACACTACCAGAAGCACAAATACAGGTGACAGCAGCAAGGCATAAACGTTACCTACACACTGCGTACGTGTCGGGGGTAGAGAACACTCCCTGCACTAACGAGAACCCCGTAGAGGTATCGAGAAAATGAAAATCTTATTTATATTAATATTTACGCTCGCGTTGTTTGGCTGTGACGCGTCACCTAGAAAATCCAGTGGTGTGAGTACTTTCGCAGGTAAATGTCCTCCAGGTCAGATGAAAGAAATTGACTCTAACGAATGCGAAGACATCCTAGATGCACTAGACCTAGACGAAGATTGGGACTACGATAAACGAAAGAAGGCGGTGAAACCACCTAGCCCTAAGAAGAAACAGGTCAAACCAAAAACAAAGACAGCCACTAAGGCAGTACCTAAACCTAAGCGAGTAGTTAAGCCTAAGAAGCCCGCCTACAAACCTAGAGACACATACCGAGCTAAGCCTAGGTTTGGGTCAGCTAAAAGGAGCAAGCGCAAATGATTAAGGCTAAAGAATTATTAATAGTAGTAGCTATACTACTAGGTATCTTAACAATTAGTGCTGTCGTGGCTGGATTATTCTACGGTACTATAGCATACATCATAGGCAGTATGGTAGGAGTGATTTAATGGAAAACAAAATTTACGTCTTCTCTGCTTCAGAGCTAGAAAAAGAGAGAACTAACAAGCTAGTCCCTGGTATGCTATATTGGGTATCTAAAGTATGGACAGAGAACGTGTTAATGTCCCCTACTGGAGGCACTGACCCATGTACGTTCGCTAGCTTAGTTCCTCTAGACGACCACGGACAACCACTGCCTAGTGTAGATATTGTAGTCACTATCGACTGGTGGGCTACTGACCTACGACTCAGCAAATACAAGCCTGTTGGTGAGATGCACAAACAGACCATCTTTTTACCGGAGCTACTAGGATGACTAAAGCACTACTAATGATACTGGCCATACTAATGTTATCGGGATGTGAAAACTCTAAGGAGTTTTCCGAATCTGCCAGAGTACAGTGCCTAGGCGGTGTTAAGTACTGGGTTGTCAGTGAAACCCCAGGGTATCAGGCAGGTATGGCGGTGTACTTAAACCCCAAAACGTTGCAACCGGAAAACTGCGGATATTGAAATGATTAAAACAGCTCCCAATACACTTCTGTACCGCTACCTGAGGGAGTACATGCCCCCAGCAGTTAGGCAGTATGCTAACAGGATGGTAGCAGCGGAAGTCCTAGTAAAAGTGACTAATCTACAGGGTCACTACTTAACTGCTGCTGCCCTAGGTCTAGTAGTTAGGGCGGAGAGATACATCAGACCTTCAGATGATGAGTGTATCTACGCAGTACGAATATCAGAATTTCATAAACAAGGAATTAACATACCAAACTCTACAGTACCTATAGTACTTGGGGCGGATTGTGTAACAGAACTTAACAGAGAACCTGGCAGGTAGCCAGTAAGGAACAAAATTGAGCACACTATCACTAGCACAGGAACCTTACCGTGGTTTTTACTTCTACCACTTCTTACTACAGGTAGGGCTGGCTCTAGGCATCGACATTTATGACGAGAATGCCGATGTAGTAAAATCCCTAGAACATCACCCTAAGTACAACGACTGGCTACAGAAGGTGGCCAGTGAAGATGGCACGGAAGAGTTTGTAGTAACTATCGCTGATTACTGCAACGCTGCACAGGGCATTGTTACCCCTGAGATGGCAGAGTTCGTTGAAGCCCTGCTTCAAGCAAGTGACCAACAAGACCATACAGTGCTACTAATCAGTATGCACTCTGGTTCCAGTGATTACCTAAAAGTTAGCGATGCGAAAGACATGCTAGCGTTCTACCACAAACAACCTCAACAATAAGGAAAAATAATGGGCGAATTAGTTTGGATTGCACTAACCACTTTACAACCCTTCCCAGCGTTCGTTCCCCTAGAGGAACACATTCCCTTAAGAGCTATCAAGCTCTCTGAAGACAAGATGCAAGTAAGCATAGAGCAGGTGGCTAGAATCTATCCTGCCATCGAGGATATCTTCACTAATGAAAACTTTGTTATCTTCTCTGGAGCGGAGTTCACAGAACTACCAGTAGCACATGATGGAGAGATAGTAGAGGGTCTAGAGCAATTAGCTGAAGCTTCCCGAAAAGGGGCAGAAGCTATCCAATCCTTGTCAGCGGCTATTGCGAAACTTCGTTAGCCTAAGAACATAAGCCCCTTAATTGGGGCTTTTTGTCGTTTGCTTCGAATCCAAATTTTCGCTATAATATTTATATAAATTAATTGAGAGGTTAGTTATGCACTATAGAGAAGCGTGTCAAGTCCTAGCAGAAGGTGAGCCTGCCCCAGAAGATATGTGTAACATAGCATGTGGTTGCTGTGCAGGTGAGTGGTCATCCATCCAGTCCTCTATTTACCGACTAGGAGATGATAAACCTACCGTTTACAAGAACTACGTAGGCCAAGAGAACTGTGAGTATGTTCTAAGCACAGCAGGCGGATACCAAGAAATGTATCAATGCCCAAACTGTAGCAAAGAAGGAGATGTAGTGTTTCTCTATAACATAGCTGAATCAGGCAACCTAGGCCCTCACGATAGGTACAAACTAGCGCAGTTGATAGTGGAAGAGCACGATCTACAAAACAGGCTCAAAAGTGTTATAGAAGAAATTAGACAGTACATCTAGGAGAACCTCATGGATTTGAAAGAATACGATAAATACTTTGCCCACTTTGTTAAGGTAACTGGAGGTTCCGCAAAAGCAGAATCAACTAGAACGCACTTCCAGAGAGCTTACGACTTACACAAAGGTGACTGGCAACACACGATTTCGATAGCGGTAGCTATCGATTCCGCTTATAAAGCAGGACTAAGATTTTAACGGAGATTATTAATGTTTTTAGCCAATAAAGACTACCACACAATCCTACGACTAGAGCGACTATGGAAGCAGTTTCATGGTAAATCATTTAAATCTATGCACCCCGATGAAAAGTGTATTGGTTGCTTCCTAGGAGTAGAAGGCCACTCAGCTTGGGAAGATGCGGAATGTGCCAAAGTATCCTTTAAGCAGAAGGATAACCCATTCACTAAGCGCAAAGATATTGAGGCTATCATCCAAGACCTAGTAGACCGTGAAAAAGAAGCGGGTGATAAGAACAGGCGTGACGAGATGATGCAAAAGTCAAAGAACTACAATGATGAGCAAGCGGCGGATATTTAAGAGGTAACAATGGAACAATATAGACACGAGCTTTACCATAAAGTAAAAGAAACACTAAAACAAGTCAAGACTGGAGAGGTAGCTTTAACGGAGCTACACTTAATGTTACTAGGGTTCTCTAAGAGAGGAAAACAGTCACTAGCCAAGTCTCAAAGTACTTGGCAATTCTCCTTTGGTAATGCACCGGGAGGTATAGAGTATATTTGCAGGTACTGGGCATTACATGAAGAACGTGATAACTACTTCCTGAATCCAGAGTCTGTAGGCCTAGGACGTGGTAAGTCTGATGTAGGCACTGAACTCTCCTTCTCTAGTGGTGATACTACGCATATTAAAGAGTTTGTGAAAAAACTACCTCAATGGCCAGAATTAGGCTACAAACCTAACTGGGGCAAATGGAAGAAGAACTCTGAGCTTTCTAATACTTGGAATACTCCTGTCCTCGCTGTGTTGTACGAGATAGTATATGAAAAACCAGTACATATCATGCAATTGGTAGAGGAACTTAAGACTCGCGAGTTTGTGCCGACCTGCCAGTTCAATTTGTGCAATGGCAACCCAGGACTTAAGCACCCTATACTAACTAAAGCTTCTAGAGCCGAACAGATTGAAGATTTTAGACAAGGCAAGCCGGCCAAGCTTCGCGAGACTAAGGAGCTAATGAACGAGAAACCAAAAATCGGAATGACTATCAAACTCACCCCAGAGTAGAAAAAGTCGGTTGGAAAAATTTCAAAATATGTTATAATCATATGGAACTTTTAGAGACTAGGAGGTTTTAATTTACCTCCTTTCTAAAAACCCTAGCTCGCTTCGCGAATGCCTAGGATTCTTGTTTCCATTCGGGAGGCGGCAGCAAAGGAGAGATGGAAACAACAAAAATCCTAGTAGTATTCGCAAAAAAGCGAGCAATAAAAATACTACTAAATATCTTTTAATAACTTCTTAATCTTTTGGTGGGGACTCTAATACCCTAAATTCCACTCGAACCTTAAAAAGTCATCTTTTACTAAAAAGAGACTCCTCAAAAACAGACTACCTTAATTCCCACAAGAGACTTTTACAAAACAAAAGTCATGTCCGCCCCGCAATCCCTTCCTAGTATCTTTCCCTATAATTCATTCCTAGCTTCTAAAATCTAATAAACCACATATAGAATCCGCACTCACATAACTTTCCCTAGAATCCGCACTCACAAACCCATTTCAAAATCTACCTAGCTCACATAACTTTCCCTAGCCAACCTATCCCTAGCCTTATTGTAATTACAGGCACTTAAATTACAGGAACCCGACGGCTTTGCCGTCGAACCCCCTGAGCCCCAGGTTGAATTCTACCAGCTCCTGTACTCCACAGGTGGCGCGGCTTTTGAGGCCCCAAGGGCGCAGAATCTCACCGAAACCCTATTGTCAAGCGATTATTTCAAGTTTTTGCCGATTACCTCCAAAAACCCTCAAAAACGCCCCAGGGCCCATGTAGCTCGACGGCTACGCCGTCGACACGTAACTTTTGCACTCATAGATTTCGCACTCCCTGGGGCGCAGAATCAATGTACCAGAGAAGTTGAATGATAATTATTCAAGAAGCGAAATGATAATCATTTGCAAATGCGAATAGTTCTCATTTACCCCTGCGAGTACGAATGCGGTTGAATGAGAAGCATTATCATCTAGTTTATTGCACAAATGGACAATATAAAATATGGCATGAATTTTGTTATCCACATGGCACGATTTTTGCTTTATCTCTGTAAGGCTCTCTGACGACTTGTCCACACAGTTATCCACAGCTTATACCACTGTATAAATAAACAGTACCTTGCACGTAGTGCAATATTCTGAGTGCCCTTGAGAGGCTCTGTAAGGCTCTGTAAGCCGAGTTTCGTCGCCCTAGGTATTAAAGCAAGCCGACCATCCGCTAGCAGTCGTGCCCACGCACGTAACACAAATGATAATCATTCTCATTGCCGGACAGGCGCGGTCAAATGAGACTCATTCTCATTTAGGCGGTGGGCACAAAAAATCCCGCACAGGGCGGGATTGGCATGATTATTGCTAGTCTATTTGAAAATCCTTTACTATCTCTAAAAACTCACTGATTAAAATTCCATCGCAGCGAATTTCCTCATCGCTCATATGCAAATAGCGTACCACAAATTTATCATACTCTATTTGCTCTATTGACTCCACTATCTCATTTTTATAGTACAGTGGACGAAAACCGGACGCTTGCAAATGTTGCAAAAATGAGACAAGCATTTCACTAGGTCTTAACATGGCATCTTCCTCCGCTAGCTAATACTCACAAGGTGGGTGATTTTGTCAAACTCATCTTGTGTCATATTTAGGTCATTGCGCAACAATTCTAGGAAGCCTTCAGAAAAGTCACCTTTTGGGATGTGTTCGACAAAGAGGTTATCTAGCGTACCGTGAATTTCTTCCTCGCAGATTTCCCAAGTGTAGTCTGAAATTTCCGCAATCTCGAATTCAAGCGCAACGATGTGGTGTAATTTTGGCATGATTATTGCTCCGTTACGTCTGTTATCTCATACGCACAGCTAGGGGATATAGTCACGTTTGGCTCATCCGTGCCTATCAACTTACCGCTAGTTGCACCGTTGCCACAATAGCTTTCCAAGTAGCATACCGATTCTGCTAATTCCGAGGCTTGCTCACCGTCTACAGCATCCACCTCGATAGTAAGGAAAACTGTTACTTCTGCTTCAATCGTAAATTTTGGCATGATTATTGCCTCACTGTCTTAAGTTCAACCAGACCAACAATTCTAGGGTTACTGGTCACTATGCGGTAATACATTTCGTCCCGTAGCTCTTTGCTAGGGAACACCTTTGTGAATCGGCGGATACCTCCGCCGAGCACATCAACTTTTAGGTAGTAGATTATCTGATAAGCTAACATTGGTCTACTCTCCATCCATGCAGTACAAACCCAAGGCGACCAAGTTACATAAAATCACTAAGACGCCTTGAAACGTGTGGGCAAGTTCCGTGCCAAAATAAATTCTGACTATCCCGAACAATGCCCCAAGGATAAATAACACTTTCAAAACTTAGCCCCTAGTAGTCAATCCCGCCACCACCCTTGTAAGGGTGTTTGCTCTCGTATATCACTAGGGCGATAATGTATGCCAGTGATAAGCCTAAACAGGTAATGAGAAACATTTTCATCCCCTTACATTTTTGCTCGTTGCGGTGCCTTGCCATCTCGCAACGTAAACCAGATAGCCCCTTTATTAAACAGGATACCGCAACGTGGTTCCCCTACTACGTGGTTATTGACTGCACTACGCTTTTTCAAGTGCTTGCAATCTACGTACGACTGGCGACCTTCACGGATACATTTGTGAACCATTGAGTCTAAGTCTGTTACTTCTACTTTAACTAACATACCATACCAACGATGAGTTGGGTCGTCTACTATAGCGTTATATGTATACATGGTCTTTTCCTCGCTCTTAGCGGATAGTGGTAGGGGCTTTCGCCCCTAGTTGGTTAGAATGGTTGCACGCCTTTGATGATAGCTTGTTCTAGCTCGCTTAACGTGTCACCTTGCACGGTCAGGACGTGACCTGAATCCACACGCTCCAAAACAACAGTTAGACCATATACTGCGCAATCAGCAATTGAGAAAATGGCATAGTCACTAGCGTTAGTCTCAATGATATTGGCTAGGGCTACTAGGTTAGATGCTTTCATGGTAAATCTCCAAATCTCGGAAAATCCGTCCGGTCGGTCATACCTCGTTGGTATGTGTATATAATAGGGCAATCCGTTGCCCTAGTCAAGTGACCTAGCTCACATTTCTGTCAAGATACACGTCTTCTACTTCTAGAACCACGGGCACTACCTCGGCATCTTCGCTTATGAAGTAATCGTCTCGGAATACCGACCAATCCGTTCTATGTGCCGATGCACTATTGATGGGTAAGTAAATTACATCCTCATCCGTGTCTGAATATGCGCACAAAGCTATCTTAACATTTTTCAGCTCTATATCCTCACCTCGGATAACAAAGGCTTGACCTTGTAGCAAATCGCGTGCCAAGAATTCTTTCTTGTCTTTTACTTCTTTTTTGTGAACAATCATATCCTACCCCTTACACTACGTAGTCAATTTGGTCTATACCAATTTCACGCCACACCTTAGAGTCACTATAAATAGACCAATCGTCTAACAGGTCTAGTATCTCGCTTTCTTGCTCTTTGTCGTAGATGCCTATAGTGTGCATATCATCGTTATAGAACACTAGCCCGTATTTAGGATGTACCGTAACCAACAAGGACTCATCCGAGTCGATATACCATACCGTGTCTGAAGGGTCATCCGTTGCGGATAACATTGACAATTCCGCCAGTATATAGTCAAGGGTAACTAGATTAGCTTTATCTTTTTGGTTAAACATTTTACAGTCTCCAATGTGGGTATAGACCTACTGCCATAGCAGCGATAAACATAACGCAAGCAATTAGTTCAAACATGTTATACCTACCTTGTCAAATAGTTTCTGCATACTACTAGCTGTAGTATATTCGCCAGTCTCTTTATTGAGACACCACCAGATAACATCAAAATGAATACGGTACATGTTGTGCCCTCCTTGCCGCCTTCCCTTATATAGTAGTAATTCTAGCTCATTTGTCTAATAACATTTTGTTATAAGAAGCAGCGAATCGGTGCCCAGGTATTATAAGCTCTGTAAGCGTTTCTGAGAGGTTTTAGAAAGAAGCCTTACTTTAATATGTCTAGGTTGTGGATAACTGCTTAGAATGGATTCTACAGCCTAGAAACGGCATTCTGTAATTTATAAGTGCTTTTTTAGGGTGGATAACTTTACTTAGCCTGTTGATAAGTTGTGGATATACAGTACATAACCAGTATTATTAGAACTTGCTAATGTGCATAAAGTTGTGAACAAAAGGCTTGGCATACATTTTGCCTTGCGAAAAGCGTGCCAACGATTTTTCGACCTAAATGCAAAAGGTTCTCATCTGCGAATGCGAATCCCTATCATTAATATATAATATAGATTCTCATCTACGACGATTTTTGAGTTTGAAATTTCTTCTTGACTTTTCAAAAAAGCTCGTTCTCATTCTATTCACTAAAGTGCATGAATATGCAGTTTTAAAGGCAAAAGTGCATAAACTGTTTGGGAATACCATTGCAAGGGTAGAGGCTAAAATCGCTTAGAAACGCTTACAGAGCGTTTTAGAGGCATGTACAAATATACAGTGTTTTCAAAACTGGCACGATTCTTGGGGGTTCGACCTAAATCACAGTTTTAATCAAAAGAGTTGTTTTTTGTTTCTAGGTATGGTAGACGCGCGCCCGTCTCATTATATTTATAGGGCAAATTTCGCTGATAGCCAAAACCTATCAATCTAGGGATTTTTAAAGATTTAAACGATTAGACTCTATTCCTAGATTCGCTATTATATACACATACCGCAGCAACAAGGCGGGACAGAAAAGCCGAAAAGCTTCTCGAAAAAAGTTTCAAAAAGTAGTTGACAAGCCTAACGGGTTTTTGAGATACTACTAACGTTCCCAAGGGAACACGCTCTTTAACAATTTGGATATGTTTTCTGTCAGGTAGCGAATAGTTCACTGACTAGGCATTTAACCAAGTGCCTAGTTCGGGGAATTGTCCCAATAATTCGGGTGCTCATAACATCCGGCAAATCTGAAAAAGAGGAAACAAATTATGACTAAGCAAACAACAGCAGCTTTTGAATGGAACAAAGAAACTGAATCACAAGCAACAACTCTATACCGTGAACTTGTAGCGGAAGTTGGTTTAGAAACAGCTAATACAAACGTTGAGCTAGGCAAGATTGCAAAAGCGGTCGGTGCTAAATCAGCTCAATCGGTACGCTCTAAACTGTCTACGCTTAAAGACGACGAAGGCGAACCAGTTTACCAAAAAGCTGCTAAAGCTCGCTCGGTACGTGGTAAAGTGAAAACCCAAAAAATTCACTATATCCGTGCATTGCAAAACCTAGCTACCGCTAACGGTGTGGAAGTGACAGGTCGCAAGTTCGAATCACTTGAGCAAGCTGTAGGTTCAGACTTGGAGCTAATCGTAGAACTAGCGGAAGCCCTAAGCGGTAAGCAGGTAATTGTTAACCCTGACGACACTCAAGCTGACGAAGAAGCGAAAGTCCCACGTCAAGAAACGGCTAAAGCGTAATGAATTGGTTAGTAATAGGCGTGCTAGTAGGTGCGTTTATATTGCCTAACCTTTTCTAACAGATTGCCCCCAAACGGGGGCAATTTACACTGTAAATTGATGGTCAGTTTACAGTGTAAATTTACACCACTAACCGCTATAAGCGAGGACATTACTAATGACTATTTCTAGCAAAATCACTGACAACGCAACTGCAATCCTAAAGCTAGCCAAGGGTGAAAACTTTTGGGGCAAGCGCCTAGACTCTAAGCGCCGAGAGGTAGCAATCGCAATCCGTGACGACTTGGAGCTAGGGGAGGGTGTACATTCTAGCGAGCTAATCGACTTTCTAGACGACAACCGACCAACTCCAAAATCCCAAACTAAATCGCATACCAAACAGGCGAAAGAGGACATCGAACCAACTTTCGCAGGTTCAATGACAGGGCGTGAAACTGACGACTTAGACGACGGTATTTATATCATTACGGCAGGGCAGAACAATACCCATCCACACCCAGTGCTGAAAACCTTGCTATCTATGGCAAATAATTACGGTGCTGAATTTGGTATCATGCCTATCAAATACACAACCACGTTGCAAGGTTTGGAGCGTAAAAAGCCTAGCTTCCATTCGGATGTGAAAGCCCACCTACTAACCTATGTTGACACTTGGTTAGGTGGTGAAGGTAATGTGCTGCTTGCTAATAGTGCGCAAATTTTGCCTACCGCTAAACAGCCTATTAACGCAGCCGAAAAGCTGAACACTGGCGAGTCAATCACGGTAGTTGCTAGCCCACGTCGTCAAACCAAGACACTATCTAGACAGAAAAACGGCTCACATCGTTGGGTGTACACAACGGCAGTTTGTACGCTCAAACACTACACTGACAGCCGTGCAGGTGCGGAGGCTGAATCCGAGCATTGTTACGGCGGTCTACTAATTGAAGTACGTGACGGCTACGTCACTCACCGTCGCCTAGTAGCTGACGAAAACGGCGTTATCATTGATAACGGTTGGGTGTTCTTCCCTGACGGCTCAATTAAAGCATATGGGGAAGTGTTCGAAAGTCAGCCCGTAGTAGTGCTAGGTGATTTGCATTGCGAAAAAATGTGTGACGACTCATTCACCCGTGCCACCGAATGGGCTACAAAAGTTAACCCTAAAATGATAGTGGTACACGATGCGCTAGACTTTATGAGTCGCAACCACCACAACCGCGAAGACTGGACATTCTTATACCAGATGCAAGACCGTGCAGTTATCGAAGACCTGACCGACGTAATTAACCACCTAAACGCATTGGCTGACATTGCGCCTGTCTTCATTGTCGAGTCAAACCACGACCTAGCCCTAGATTCCTGGTTGCGTGATAATCGCTTTGATGTGCGCAAAGACCCGAAAAACGCCCGTACATACCATGCCTTGATGCTTGCTTACATTGAAGCTATGGATAACGGAACATTTAACGACCTAGCGAAAATGGATTTAGCTTTCGCAGCATTAGCAGACCGCTTGCCAGAACTTAGCCCAAATATTGAGTTCGGTAAGATTGACGAGCAACGCCTTGCATTCGGTTATGATGTATCAATGCATGGGCACGTTGGCACAGGCGGTGCCCGTGGTTCGGCTGTCAGCTTCAAGAAGATGCGTATTAAGACTGTAACAGGTCACACCCATTCACCTTTTGAAGATAACAATACTGTTGTCGTAGGTGTAACTGGTTCGATGGAAATGGGCTATAACAAAGGCGGTACAACTTGGGACAGAGCAAACGCCGTTATTTACCCTAACTCTACACATCAACTAGTGCCTATGTACAAAGTGGGCGAATACCAATACTAAACCCCAAACCGTGACGGGCGCAAAATGTGACGCCCGTCACACCTAACTAATCCGCAAAATGCGAGGGAATACCAATGAATAAATTAAACCTATTAGCTCTATCAATGCAAACCGTTCACATCTTTGACCTAGACGGAACAACCATAGACAGCTTTGAGCGTGTGGAGCCTTGTTTACGTGAAGGTGGCGACCTAGACCTAGACAAGTACCGCAAAGAAGCTTGTGTGCACGATAAGGTTATGCGTGATAAGCTAATGCCGCTAGCCGATTACATGAAAGCCCTAATAGCTAAGGGCGAGATTGTTGTTATCTGCACAGCTCGACACATGGCTAATAGTGATTACTACTATTTGCGCAAAAACGGTTTGCGTGTGCCTTTAGTGCTTAGTCGTGACCAACTACACAAACACTTCACAGCCGAGCAAGTACAGCGTATATACAACTCAGGTGATGCAGCCTACAAGGGTGCTTACTTTGACATGTTGCTTGAGCGTTTCGGAACCAACCACGAATTTATCATGTACGACGACCATCAGGGCGTGCTCAAAGCAGCTAAGGCACGAGGCTTTACCGCTATTGATGCCACTAACTTAAACCTTATGCTTGAGATTGCATATCAGCAAGGCTTTAACGATATGGAGGAACTGGCGTATAGTGAAAGTGAATCTCTCATCGAATCGCTAACTGGTCAACTGTTAGGTGCTAGTGCATAAGATAACGGCAGGGCAGGCAATCGCACGATGTACAGCGATTGCCTCCAAAAACAGACTAGACCTGTACAGGGTAGGCGGTAATGAGACTTGTTCTCATTAAGGGCACGTGGCGACCCCCCTTCATGTACTACTTATGTGAATTTTGGTTTGGTATGTTATCGGTGCTAATAGAAACCAGAGCCCATAGAAACAGACTACTCGGCAGGTATCGGCGAAAACGGCAGTCCAAAAATTTTATTATGTGAAATTTCGTACTCGGCAAGGTTCGGCAACCCCATAACAAAATCATCTTTGCATCGGCGAATTTATATTATATAATAATCACAAGATTTACGAATTTTTGATGAGGAGTACTCGATGTCAGATGAAGATAAACTACTTCCGGAGATAATGGCTCCGGAGGGGTTGTTAGTTGCTGAGGCCTATCTTGAGACAGGCACTGTAGCGGCAGCCGCAGAAAAACTAGGCATGGGTGTGGAGGTTGTAGCGGCCCAAATGAAGACCCCTGAGGTTAGGCACTACATAAACTCTGTGTTCATGGAAACGGGATTTAGGAACCGAGACAGATTATTCGGACTCCTAGATGAAATAATTAATAGAAAAATCGCAGAGGCGGAAGAGTCCGGCATAGTATCGGAGGATGACCTACTATCTGTACTAGAGAAAGTACATAAAATGAAGATGGCTGAGCTTAACATGGAGATTAAGCTTATAGAGGCCCAAAACAAACAGAAAGCCCCTGCAAATCAAACTAACATCCAGAATAACTTTTCAGGTTCCGAGGGGATGAACGGTCTTCTAGGTTCGCTGATTAACGGGAAATCATGATGAGTAAGTTTCAGATACTCCTAGCTATTGTATTTAGAGAGCTACTAAACTCTAGGGCTTGCTGGTCTATGATATTCCTAATTGTAGGAGTAATTTTATGCTTTGTAGTAGGGATATAGTAACCGACAGAGTAGTAGACTTTCCCGTAGAAGATAGGTTCATCAAACTACCTATTGAAAACTATCTTGCTATGGAAGAAATCGACGCCATCGCACCACAGCTCGCGATAATCAACGCCATCAACGACCCGCAATACCGTTTCGTCACGGGGGTCTTAAGTAGGCGTACAGGTAAGACGTACATCGGTAACGTTATTGCTTTCCTTAAACTTCTAGAGCCAGGGTCTCAGGTACTTATTATAGCACCTAACTATTCTCTAGCTCAGATTTCTTGGAACGAACAGTTGCAGCGAATAAAGGCTCATGGCCTAGAGATGGAACGTTGTAATGCAAAAGACAAAGAACTAGTACTAGAAAACGGTAGCCTGCTAAAGCTTGGTTCCGTTGGTAACGCGGACTCGTGTGTTGGTCGTTCTTACGACTTAGTACTGTTCGACGAAGCGGCAATCGATGACCGTGGTGGTGATGCGTTTAACGTTACCTTGATGCCTACCCTAGATAAACCTAACTCTAAAGCGTTGTTCATATCTACCCCTCGTGGTACGAACTGGATGTACGACTTCTATAACAACGGGTTTAGTCAAGGGGCTGAGTTTGCTTCATGGTGTTCGGTATTTGGTACGTATAAAGATAACCCTAGGGTTTCTCCAGAGGTTATTGCGCAAGCGCGTGCGGCGATGTCTAAACCTCAGTTCGAGCAAGAGTTTGAGTGTTCATTCAGTACTCGTGAAGGACAAATCTACGAAGCGTTTGACCCAGACAAGCACGTTAAAGACCTTAGTGGCATTAACTTTAATAACGAGTATGAGTACGAAGGCCTTATGGGTATTGACCCAGGGTACAGAGACCCTACGGCAGTTATTTCTATCAAGTACAACTTTGACGAGGATGTATTCTACGTAGTGGATGAGTACATGGAGGCCTTGAAGCCTACTTCCTACCACGCTGAGAAGATACAGGACCAAATAGATAGGTGGATGATAGACATAATCACCGTCGACTCTGCGGCAGCGCAGTTCCGACAAGACTTAGTGTCCGAATTCGATATCCCTAGTAACCCAGCTAATAAGTCGGTGCTAGATGGTATATCCTATCTACAGATGCTGTTGGAGCAAGACAAACTCATAATTAGTGATAAGTGTCACATAGTAGTGGATATGCTAATCAACTACCGTTGGGATATGAATGAGAACCTGGTACGTGAACGTCCAGTCCACGATGAGCATTCTCACCCTGCGGACGCGTTACGCTATGCACTATACAGTTACTCAAGGTGATAGTATAAAATCCCCTAGACATATTTGTTATGTGATGTATAATACTAACATGAATTGAATTTGGAGCAGCAAACATGGCAAAAAATACAGGACTGAAACGTGACGCCGTTAAGTACATACGAGACGGAATAAAATCACAGTACAAAAAGAAGGACTGCTGCGAGATTTGTGGAACTACAGAAGATATTGAGCTTCATCACTATCATACAGTGGCTTTCGTATTAGAAAAGTATACCAAGGAGAAGGGGTTGGACCTCTCCAATGTAGATAAGATACTCGCTATGCGTGAGGAATTTTACAAAGATAAATGGTATGAACTAGTCGAAGACACTGTATCTCTCTGTAACACTCATCACGTGTTGCTGCACAAAATCTACGGTCAGAAGCCTCTACTACACACTGCGGCAAAGCAGAGAAAGTGGGTAGAGAAGATGCATAATAAGGCTAACGGAATCGAAGACCTAACTGAAGAATCTACGGTTAGTTACGAAACTGCCCTAGGCACTTTTGCGGTCAAGTCCAAGCCTTTAAGCAAGTTTTTGGTATAGGTATGGGTTTCTTTGATTGGATAAAGGAAAAAATAAACCCTGCACAGCCACAGATACAGCGAAGAGAACCTTCAAGTAGTCGAAGCAATAGGCGTCCTACTACGGTACGTAACTCTTTCCGAGATATGGAGATAGTTAACCGTGGTGTTAACATGCTAATTGACTCCTGTGCAGAAGTAGACTTCGATGTCCAAAAGTCTCGTGGTTACACCACGTATGGCTCTGGCATCAAAGGGAAGACCTTAGACAGACTGCTGAACCAGCGCCCTAACCTATTCATGGACTCAAGTACCTTCTGGCGACTAGTTTACATGGATTTCTTACTAGAGGGCTGGGCATTCATTTACTACAATGAAGAAGAGCAGGCTATCTACCACCTTCCAGCAGCGAATATGGAAGTATACGCTGATAAAAAATATTATATTAACCATTTCTTATATGATGGACAAACTAAGTACATGCCTAACGAGATTATCTTTATTAAGGATAACTCTTTCAACGGAGAAACCTCCCAGATATCGGGCTACCCTAGGATTCTATCAGCACTAAGTAGCATCATCCGTAAGGACAAGTTGCAGCACTTCAAAGAGAAGTTCTTCGACAACGGAACAGTTATGGGTCTTATTATAGAAACCGAGCAGGTTCTAAATAAGCGTCTAAAAGATAGAGAGCGCGAAGAGATTCGCATCGACCATAACGTTAGAAATGGTAAATCAAACGTTCTTATCCTAGATGGGGGTAAGAAAGCTAAGTCCCTTAGCGCAACGAATTTAAAAGAGTTAGGTATCGAGGAAGACCTAGATAGGTTTGACAAAGAGATTTGTAAGGCATTAGGTATCCCACCAATCTTACTAGAGGGCGGGAACAACGCTAATATTAGACCTAATATTGACCTATTCTACTACCTGACTATTCTACCAATAGCTGAGAAGTTTGAAAAAGCTTTAGAGTTCTTCTTCGGTTTCGATATCAAACTAGACACCTCCGATATTGCAGCACTGACACCTGACCGAGAGAAGGAGTCCAATGAGCTTTCTTCTAAGGTTAATAATGGTATCATCACAGGTAACGAAGCTCGTGAGAAGCTACGCCTAGAGCCTATCGATGACCCACTAATGGATAAGATTAGAATCCCTCAAAACGTAGCGGGTTCTGGTACTGGTGTTTCTGGTGAAGAGGGCGGAGCCCCTAAGAAAGAGGATAATAGCTAATGAACAAATCAATCCCTTTCGATAAAATCCAAGAAGTATTTGGGGACTCACTCCCAACAAAAGCTCACTTTTACGCATATGTAGCACATCACGGTGTTACACAGCTTATGGTAGAGAAGGCCTATAATACGTGCTCAGTAAAAGCTTGGCACCTACTAGTGGCAGACTTCGAAGAATTTATCGAGAACAAAGAAGAACCTGTAGTTAAGGAGCCTGTCAAGACCGAATCGGTCGAGGAGGACTCCGATGAGTAACGTTCTAGACAAACGATGTGAAAAGTGGTTAAATTCCACTTTTGACGTTGTTAAGAAACAGAAGAACGAAGATGAAACCCGCTCTATTGTCATCTCCGGGTACGCGAATACTACCAACGAAGACAGGGCAGGAGATATAATCCCAGCCGATGCATGGCTTAAGCCCAAGGCAATGGAAAACTACTTAAAGAACCCTATAGTACTTTTCCAGCACGACCATGACGAGCCAATCGGTAAGATGCTAGATTACAAGGTAGACGAGAAGGGTCTATACGTAGAGATTGAAATCTACGATGTAGACCAACGAGTTTTCCGTCTAGTGGATAAGGGTGCTCTTAAAGCATTCTCCGTAGGTTTCCGAATCTCCGACTACAGCTACGATGTCGACGAAGACATCTTTACAATTACAGAACTAGAGTTATTTGAAATCTCGGTGGTTTCAATCCCTTGCAACCAAGACTCATTATTTGAGGCTCAGAAATCTCTAGACTCCACATCATTCAAAGCTCTAAAAGAAGAAATCAGAGCAGAGAAAGGCTCTACCCCTAGCGTAGAACCGGTTTTTAACAGTGAACTTGAAAAGCTAGCGTATGCGCTAGGATATTTTAAACAGGATTAATAATGTCTACTACACCAAATATTGACATCAACAAACTTAAAGCTGAGCTTAAGAAAGACCTAGGCCTAGACGACGTCGCGGACCTAGTAGCAGAGCAGAAGCGCCAAAAGCAACTAGACGAAGATAAGCGTCGTCAGGAAGCTGAAACGAAGCGCATGCAAGAACTAGTTGACACCGCTACAGGCGAGATGAGTGAGAAATTCGAAAAAGCTCTACAACTTATCGACGCAATGGAAGAAGCAGCTAAGAAATCGGCTGAAGACTTCGCGGCTAAGCTAGAAGAAAACCAAGAAGTAGTTACAGAACTACAATCAGAAATTAAATCTCTACTAGCACGTCGTGACGGTAAAGATATCGTAGCTACAGCAGTTGGTAAAACAATTCGCAACGTAGAAGACCGTGACCAGCTAATGGAAGATGCTGCGTTCGTTAAGTCTATCATGGGTGTTGACTCTGTAGAAGACACTAAGTTCGGTGCAGAAGTTCATAAAGCAGTAAACGGTGCTTCTTCTATTCAAGTTTCTTCTGAAGACTACGAAACAGTATTCTCTAACCGTATCCTTCGTGACATTCAAAAGCGCCTAGTAGTTGGTAACCTGTTCACAGAACTACCAATGACTTCTAAGTTGCTAACAATGCAAATCGAAGCAGACCGCGACGCAGCAGGTGCAACATGGGTTGACGCTGCTCAGTTCGGTACTGACAACTCTACTGGTGGCGAGCACACCACTGCACTTACTGACATTACGTTCAGTACGTACAAACTAGCATGTAAAGCTTACATGACTGACGAAACTACAGAAGATGCGATTACTCCTCTTCTAGGTATCATCCGTCGTCGTCTAATCGAAGCTCATGCAGAAGCTATCGAGAAGGCATTCCTTACAGGTACTGTTGCAGGTGCTCCAATCGGTCTAGTTAAGCTAGCTAACGATGACGGCAACGCAGTAACAACTGTAAACGGTGCAGATGCAGCAACTCTAGTTCCTGCTATCGACCTATTGAAGCTTCGTCGTAAACTAGGACGTAAGGGTACTCGTCTAAACGACTTGACTCTAATCGTTTCCCTAGACGTTTACTACGACCTTATCGAAGACCCAGAGTGGCAAGATATGGACAAAGTAGGTAACGCTGCTGCTAAGCTACAAGGACAAGTTGGTCGTATCTACGGTCTAAACGTTGTTGTATCTGAGTACTTCCCTGCTAAAGCTGCTTCCGTAGCATGTGCGGTTCTAGTTTACACTCCAGACTTCATCGTACCACGTCAGCGTGACGTAACGGTTGAATATGAGCGTATTCAGCGCCAACAAAAAGATGCTTACTACGTAACACAGCGTCTGAACCTACAACGTTACTTCTCTGGTGACAACGTAGCAGTTCTTAACTACGCTGCTGCTTAAGCGTAACACTGAAAGGGAGTAGGGCTAAGGCTCTACTCCCTTTTTTCTTATAAGGAGAGAATATGGCAACCCTATTATTTAGCTTGGAAGAGTATAAAGAATACGCTGCTATAGCATCACCAACTCAGGATGCAAAAATAGAGCAACTAATGCCTGCTGTAGCCTCCGCCATCCAAACCTATTTAGGCTACGAGTTCGAAGAAGCCCCTGTAGCGGACAATAACGGTACCTTCCCCTTTGTCACAGATGTGCTAGTAGGTGCTACGGAAACTCAGGTCACTTCCCCACACCAACAGGAGTACATGCTGCAAGATGTGGATGTGGTAGTTACAGAGGTCAAGCTACGAAGAACAGGGGCTCCCGAAACAGAGAACAAAGTTCTCGGAGCGGACGATTGGTATGCCGACCCTAGACTAGGTAAGCTCACCGTGTTTCCTACGCTAGATAAAGCATATATTATGACTGTTACCTACGATGTAGACCTAATCCAGGCATCTGCGGATATCAAGCTAGCTGGTTTTATGCTTCTAGACTACTGGATTGACCGTAAAAACTTCAATAAGACAGTGGTTAACCAAGGTCAGTCAACCACGAAGGTACGTCTAAACAATATGCCAAAGCATATTGAGAACATACTTAACATGTATAGGAAGGCTTAATATGTCAGGACTTTCGGACGCAGCTATGGCCCTTACTAGGGCCATATACGAAGATGAGGGAGGAAAGACCCGAGGCAAGGTAGCTTATGAGGTAATCGTCGCAGATACCCGTAGTGACACAACTCTCATAACTCTGAGGTTCGAGTCTAAAGCCCCAATAAACGAGGACGAGTTACGTGGTAAGGCTAGGAAGGCTTTCACTAAGCTTACTGAAGAACTCGCGGCTGACGCCGCAGCGGACGTAGGTGCTAAGCTACTTACTCAATACGGATTCGAGGTAGAGGGAGCCGGCCAGAACATACTCAGAAAAAGAACAACCGGTAGTGTTAATATAGTCTACGACGAGACAGGCGTAGGAGAAGATGGAGTTTCGGCAGGTATCCAAACCGCTAGAGGTAAGCTAATCTCCCAGAAAAATCTAAGGTTCCTACTGAACCTAGTAATGAAGGAGTATATGTTGAAGGAAATGACTTCACCTTCTGCAGGCAAAGGAAGGAATACTCCTCTTAGAAATAGGACTGGTAGGTTTGTTAACTCCGCAGTAGTGGATAAGGTAGCCTTGATTAACACACCATCGAAAAGACAAAAACAAAAATTGTCTTTATATTTTAATTATATGATTTATCCATATCAAGTTTTCGACCCACGTAGGACATCCCGCGAGGCACTGGCATCGAAGGCTAGAGACCCTGTTAGGATAATTGGAGAAGCGTTGGCCAAGGCTGCTAGGGACTTAGTCTTAGAGAAGGCCTACAACATAGAGGTTAGACAAATATGAGCAATGGAACACACAGGACAGCAATCGCCAGTAAGTTTGTAGAGATAATCAAAGAGAACTTTACAGGAACTGGTTCTTATTACACCAACGTGTATGGTAGGAATGCCTCTACAAAAATCCTACACTTTGATGAAATAACCGACTTCCCCTTTATAAGTGTAGTTAAATCTACCGAACGCATTGAGAATCTCCCTGGAGGCTTTAACTGGCATCACTATAATATGTTCATTAGAGTATATATTAGTAACATAGAGGACTATGACGAGGAGCTAGAGAAAGTAATATCTGATTTAATTTCTCTCATTGACAATACGGAAGATTTTGAATATACTATAGAAAATCCTGATAGTTCGGTTACTACTCATCGAGTAACTGAGGTGGTAGCCGAAGAGATTGGGACGGACGAGGGATTACTAGCCCCAGACGCAATGGGTGAAATCAGACTGCGTGTTAGATACGAGACGCAGAATTCTAGATTCTGCTAACAACATTTTAGGAGTTATATAAATGGCAGTTAAATTACTCCGTAATACCCGTCTGTGGGTAAGTACGGTTCTATCAGGTCACGACACAACCAATACTTGGGAAATCCAAGTACAGGACGACCTATCTTTTAACCAGAACCCTACGAGTTCTGATATTGAATTAGAAGAAGCAGGTGCAACACCTACACGTGGTTCCGCCCGCTTCAACGACGCACTAGAGCCAGCGGATTGGACATTCTCCACGTACATTCGTTCGTATTTAGTAGACCCAGATAGCACTCCGGACAGTGGCGACGAGTATCAGTTTACTCCTGATGCACTTCTATGGCACTCCCTAGCTTCTGGCTCTCCATTCGACGTTACTAGTGCAGCAGGTGTTCATTCTAACCCTGTTAACATGCTTCTAGACTTTAAAGATTCTCAACACCACGAACTATTGAAGTTCCACGTTTACATGAATGTAGACGGTGCATGGTACGTTATTGAGAACTGTCAAGTAGGTGAAGCAACAATCTCAAACGATATTGATGGTATTGGTTCTACTACATGGACTGGACAAGGTACTTTACTATCTGAGCTACCTTCGCAACCATTTGACCCAGCAAACGTTCTTTCTGTAGACTGTAACTTACAAGCTTCTTACATCCGTAACAAGCTGACAGTCCTACGAGTTACTGATAACAGAAACTCTAACACAGCTTACGACATTGCTATCACTGGTGGTTCTATTACATTTACCAACAACATCACGTTCCTAACTCCTAGTACCCTTAGCTGTTTAGACGTTCCTATCGGTTCGTACACTGGGTCTCTATCTATTACAGGTGAGATGACAGCATACCTAGACGACAAGACTAACGGGTCTAAGAAGCTACTAGCGGACATGTTGCAACAAAAATCCGTAACATCTAGCTTTGAGATTGCAGTAATTATGGGTGGTGTGGCTAGCTCCGGTACAGCTCCAGCAGCGGTTATCGTTCTACCAACAGCTCACCTAGACGTACCTAGTATCGAATCCGCTGATGTTATCAGTACCAGTCTATCCTTTAAGGGTATTCCTACTGACTTCTCAGCAGGGGACGAAGCCTTCCTAGGTTTCTCTGACCGATTCACTAGTGCAGAAATCGACCGTCTGATTAATACTGGAGACGGTGAAGCTTAATAGGAGTTAAAGTGGCCAGCAGACAACTTTTAAGAAACGCCCTAGTGGTTATAGTCTACGAAGGCCGCTCTTACACTTACCAAGCAGCTTCCTCAATAAGTCTGGAGACCTCCTTTACGGAGGTCTCTGGTCGTAGGAAGACTTTATTTAAGAAAGTAGCCAAGAAATACTCTATCATTTCCGAAAAGGCATCAACTACTGTACAAGTGGACTTAGTTGCTACAGACGGGAGAACTGAGGAGCTACTATTCAAGCTTATAGGTCTTTCAGAAGGTCCCTTACATCGACTTCCTGATTCTATTCCAGTAAGTCCTGAATACTTCGATGTGTACCTAACAAATACTGAAGTAACTATTAAGTTATCTCCATGTTTCTTAGAGACCATAGACGTGTTTATGAGTAAGGATTCTCCTTTAGGTATAGGCACTGTGTTTAACGCCGCGAGCTTCGAGTACGTCGATGAGATGCCACAGCTGGAAACCAACCCACAAGGACTACCGCTACCCCTAACACCTATATATCTGGGTTTTGGTGAGAAGATATTTAACAATGTGGTAAACGCATCCTTCAGCATACAGCAAGTAGCCGACTGGCGACAAGATAAATCTTTATTTACCCCTGGAATTTACTCTAGAGGTAATGCAATACTAGAAGACTTAATAGTATCAGCTACTATAACAACAAACCTAGATACTAACGGCTTCTTTACTGAACCAACTATAGGGGATTTCTACGTTAAGCAGAATACTCTGTCTTTGAGTATAGACTCCGCGTCTATTATACCTAGAAACACTATAGGAACTGTTTATCAAAATAACTTGGACGTATCCCCAGTAGAAGAATCTGGAGACGTCATTATTCAATATGGAGAAAAACGATGAGCCTTAATTTAGCTAACATCATCCTAGACACAAAAACTATGACTTTCGACCACCCAGAATTCGAAGGTCTAACAATTACTCTAACTTACAACTCCAAGTCTCGCCTAAGTGAGCTACGTAAGAGTTGTTTAGAGACAAAATACGACCCATCTGTTGGCGCACCAATTCAAAAACTTAATATCGAGAAGTGGAATGAGGTGTTCTGCAAAGAGGTTATCTCCACATGGAGCGGCTTCAAATACAAGTATCTAGCACAGATGCTACTAATCAATGAGTCAGCCGTGGAGCTAGAGGACGAGCTAGAGTTCACTGTTGAGAACGCTACCACTCTTCTTACGCAAAGTAACACATTCGACAGCTGGGTTAATAGCTGTTTAGCTGACCTTAACAACTTTCGAGGCTAAAGCCAGAGAAGAGGTGTTTAAGGAGCTAGATAAGCTCCTTAAAACCCAACAAGGTCTAACTAAAGAAAAATACTACATGATATGTGAGCAGTTGGGGCAGGAACCCGACCCTAACAAGGTGCCTAAGGACCTGTCAGACATGCCACATGTCGTTCAAATTGCTAATATCATTTACAAATCCCTATCCGACGTATTTATACCTCTCGGAATGACAGGCTCCATATTCGGAGGGAAGGACTACTCTGCCCTCCCAGTGTTCTTCGATATATATGAAGTAAGGAGCCCTAGGGACAAAGAGTTAGTGACAGATATCATATTACATATGGAAAAGAAAGCTATAGAACAGGCGGTGGCGGAACGAAAACGCAACGCTAGTAAGAAATAATTCTTTTCTCCATCTTAGCCCCCACGGGGGCAATTTTTTAAAGGAAACATAAATGTCAACTTCATTTAAGAATATGACCCCGGAAGCTAAGCGAGCATATATTCAAAAGGATATCACGGATGCTCTAGACGAAAGTCTTGAGAACACCCGTAAAGCAGCTCTAAATCAGATGACCCTGATTTCTCAAATCATGCAAGATGTAGAGTTAGAGTCAGGTAGAGTGCTGCACCCATACACAGACCTTCCTGTTGCAGGGCAGACGTCTTTTGTTGTTCAAGGACTCTCAATCACTAAGACTCAGACAGTAGCTGTGGTAGACTTAGCTGATGAAACTATTGAAGACATGAACCCTATGGTAGGTCCTCGTGATTGTCTAACCACTTTGCTAGGTCAAGTACTGGCTAAAGACATGGAGAAGAACTTCGTAGACGCTGTTAGAGCCGACGCAACTATTCCAGCTGCTCCCGGCGGAGCAGCTACCTGGGCAGGTTTAAAAGCAATTATTGCAGATATGGGTCCTAACGTGTTTAATACCGTAGGACCAATTATCTTCGCCGTTAGCTTAACTGACTACCTAGACCTTATTAGTACAGATGCCCTTAGCGACGCCAAGGACTTCTTAGATAAGAAAATTCGAATTGTAACCTCTGAGCATTTAGCAGCGGGTGAAGTACTGGCCTACCACACTCACGGAGTAGCTGGAGGGTTCACGCCACTAACTATCGGATTCGAAAGGGAAGGCGGAAAACAAAACACTGCACTAATCGGCGGTTATAGTTACGGGTACGCTTGGGATACTAAATACATCCGATTCGTAACGGCTTAATTATATTAGCGGCCTTAGTGCCGCTATTTTTATAGGTAAAATATGGCAGATAACAAATCAGTACAGGAATTGATGATTCAGGTACGCAGACGTGGTATAAAGCCCGCCACTAAAGAGGTAGAGGCTTTAAGTGAAGCATTGAATGATGCTGCTATATTCACGGATGACCTTAATAAAAGCCTCTCCAGCATAAAAGTTCCTGCGTCCATGACTTCCCTAACAGGCTCTTTCGAGAAGTTCAACGATGTACTAGAGTATATAGAATCGAACACTTTTAAAGCCTCCGAAACCTTAGACGCTGTACTAGACCAGCTAGGCGAGAACGCAGACGCTGCACGTGCAGATATCTTGGGGTTATCCGAAGAAGTGCAAGACCTTAACAGGAACTCCGTAGCAACCGGCAATGCAGTTCAGAAACTAGATACCAATGTTAGAGGTGTTGGCGAGTCTTTCGAGCAAACAGAGGGGCAAGCTAGACGTGTAAATAACCGATTAAAGGACATTAATAGACAGGGTACTAACTCAGTTAGGACTTTCTCTGATATGGCCAGGTCTTCTAACTCTATTGTAAACGCTTACGCGCTAGTTGCTGCTAACGTCTTCGCGGTCACAGAAGCATTTAGACTACTTAACGAGGCAGCCAGCGTAGACCGCCTAGAAGAGGTCTCCGCAGTTATGTCAGGACAGTTAGGTATTTCCATCATCGGGGTGGCAGAAGCATTGCAAGAAGCTACTGACGGTGCTGTGAGCTACCAAGCAGCCCTTAGACAAGCAGCATCCGCTACAGCATTCGGCTTCGATACTCAAACTATTTCAGAGTTCGCCACAGTAGCTAGACGTGCTTCTATCGTTCTAGGTGTGGAAATGACCGACGCACTTAACCGTGTGGTACGTGGTGTATCAAAAGCGGAAGTGGAACTATTAGACGAACTAGGTATTACTGTTCGACTAAATGAAGCGTTCGCTCAGTACGCAGCAGAACATAACATTGCAGCTAATAGCCTAAACTCGTTCCAGAGACAACAAGCTTTGGCTAACGAAGTGATACGTAAATCCGAGCAGAACTTAGGTGCGGTAGACTCTAGGTTAGAATCTACAGCTTGGGAGAAGTTCGGAGCTAACGTGTCTGGAGCTACTAACAGGTTACTACGCTTAATCTCTACTAATGACATTGTTATTGGTACACTGAACGAAATCAATGGTGTATTTGAAGCTATTGATAGGTGGGGTCGTGAAGGAGCTGACTCTCTACCAGTAATTGATACACTAAAAGAGGCAAGAGTATCTCCTGGCTTCATTGACGACATGCTAGCACTGAATGGGCTACTGGAAGAGCAAGAGAAACTAGATAAGCGACTACGTAAAGCTGCTCGTGCAGCCAATAATGCTGCCCCTGGGCAGGTAGGACCTCTAGAGGATGAAGTACGCGCTCTTAAAGCTGAATACTTACTAGCAACCAGGGCAGTAAACGAGTTTACTGAGTCTATGGGTACTAGTAAAGACACCGTTAAGGCTATCGCTCCGGAGATTCAAAACTTAACTACCCTAAGCAGAAGTCTTTCTGGCGGTATCACGGGAATCATTAATGACCTGACTCCAGAGAAGGGAACGTATGCTGGATTGGCTAACGAAGCGAAGGAAGCCCAAAGGTCTGTAAACCTACTAACTGAGGCGGGAATCTCCCAAAGAGAAGCCTTAGAGCGACTAAAAATAACTTCCGAGCAATTCTACAAGCTAGATGCAATTCAGGCTTACGCCAAGATTCAAGAGAATCAGACCAAAGAGATGCAAAAGCAAGAAATGCTTGCAAGGGAGTTGGACGGACTTACAAGCTTCGATGAGGCAGTATTAGTCGCAGAGCAACAGTTAGAAGCTCAAAGAAAAATCAATGATGCTGCTACAGCAGTGTTAGGCATCAAAGAAAAAACCACTCAAATGGTTTACGATGAGTGGGTTCTAGAGCAGAAACTAAACGCAGCTCAGGCCAAGTCTATTCAGAACAGCTATGAAAAGCTAAGAATCCAGTCCGAATTCGAGAATAGAAACCAAAGTACATTCAGAGAACCTCTGGACTCTACAACAACCCTGCAAAGAGAACTTAGTCTAGAGATGTCAATCCTAGAGACCATGCAGCGCCAAGAGTTTATCTCCAAGGCGGAAGTAGAGGCTCAGAAGGAAAGAACTAAGGAGCTAGAGAGACAGTTAATTATCTCCCGCGAGGAGAACTCTAGACGTCTACGTCAGGACAACCAACAGGGAGTTGATAGTACAGTAGCTACTCTAAGCCCTGAAATCTCTGACATACAAGGTCAAGTACTTGCGGCAGCAGACGCGTGGGAAGTCTATGGTCAGTCAGCTAAATCAGCAGGGGACTTAGCAGCCGCCTCTGCAACTACTACAGCATCCGCATTGAACAGTATATCTAGTGTAATACAGATGGCTGGGCAGGCAGCAGTTGGTAGTATAGATGCAGAGATTGCAGCCCTACAGTCTAAGGAAAACCTAAGTGAAGCAGAAGAGAAGAAGCTAAAAGAACTGAACAAGAAGAAGATAAAGGAGCAGGAGAAGTACGCTAAGTCTACTATCCTAATCCAGACAGCAGCAGGTATTGCGTATGCTTTAGGTAGCGCTCCACCTCCGCTAAGCTTCATTAACGCAGGTCTTGTGGCTGTTGCAGGTGCTATGGCATACCAACAAGCTTCTAACTCAGCAGCTTCTCAGTTAGCAGCTCTTGGTAACTCTACTAACGAAGGTGCCGACCCAACTTCTCTGAAAGTGGGGGAAGCCAACGATATGAAAGTGGATGTAAGCTCTTCTGCCTCCGCAGCGGAACGAGCAGAGTCTCTAGGTGACCGTGGTTTCTATGGACGTGCGTCTTCTGGTAATATGTACAAGGATAAGTCCTACTTAGTAGGTGAGACAGGTACAGAGGTAGTCACCCCTAAAGTGGATTCAGTGATTACCCCTACAGCTGAGGAAAATGAGAAATCAGCAGGAGCTATGGGTAGAGCCCCTACAATCTTACAGATTGAGGCGTTAGACGCAGCATCTATCCTAGATAGGGCTGATGAAATCATTGAGGCGTTAGAAGAAGGGGCCAACCAGAGTGGTAGGTCTATTGTTCGAGACGCTTAGTAAGAACCCGCCTTTGTGCGGGTTTCTTTTTGTCGGGTAGAAAAATCTCTAGACAGTTTGAGAGGTTTTATATATAATAAGTATAAAATATATTGACAAATTATCATGGCACAGAGCTTTATAGGAGAATACAAACTATGCGCCTTCCAGACCCTTTCACGAATGCAGACGCCCCAGGCTTTACAGGTGCCCGTCTTGTAGATAATAACCCTGTAATATACGACGAAATGCCGAACGGTTCTGTACTACGTGTAGATGGAGCCGCTCAGTTTTGGTCTTTAGAGTTAACATATCCTGAGCTATTCTATATGGAGTTTGCAGTACTAAGTGCGGCTGTTATGGAAGCTATTAGGGTAGGCGATACTATAGATGTCCTTCTACCTCAGTACGAAAACTACAGGGTTACAGGAAACCCTAACAGTACGGTCATAACCGCAGGACAAAAAGGCAATCAGATAGTTATTCAGAACGCATCAGCACTTAAGGGCAGACCTAATATAGGGGATTTGTTTAAAATAACTGGGCATTCCAAGGTGTACAAAATAACCAGCTACACTTTGAATAACGCATCTAATAGTATAACTCTAGGGTTGTACCCTAAGTTAGCAAAAATAACTGACGGTACGGAGAAACCTATATTCAATAATATCTTGTTCGAGATGGTTTTGGTGGATGATACAATCCCTACCGAAGACCTTGACGTGAACGGGATGTATCAAGGATTCGAACTTACTTTAAGGGAGAACGTACATGCCGAGTAAGATTACTCAGGCACTAAAAGACTACTTAAACAATAATGATAAGGTACAGCTAGCACATCTAGTTAGAATAGAACTACCAGGAGACTTAGCTAGCTTTGCCTACTACACTGATTACTCTAGAGAAATCCAGTACGACGGACAAGAGTTCGTCCCTGGTAAGGTCAAGAATATCAGTGATGTTAAGCAGTCTAATAGGCTTAGTGCCCATAACGTAACAATTAAAATAACCGGTGCATCCTCTGAGGAGGTAGACCGTGCAGTACGCTCACAGCAGTATCTAAATAAGAAGATTTCTATATGGAGAGTGGTACTAGACAACACAACCGGTGAGATAATTCCTTACTACGATGATGGAAGTACCCTACTGTTCTTTGAAGGTACCATAACTGAAGTGTCTATCGATGAGAACCGTTCAGCCACTTCTAGAGGGGAATCTACCATATCATGGAAGTGTGCTAATGAGTTCTATGACTTAGAACGTGTAAATGGTAGATTAACGGATGATGAAGCTCACCGAGGTCTTATCGTAGACCAAGACGGAGACGAGGTTCCTTCTAACGCAGCTAAGAGGTTTGAGTATCAGACTGATTTAGGCTTCTTCCACGCTAACAAGTCAGTAAACATACTAGCTAAGTACCAAGGCCTAGAGCAGGCTTACAAGCTTAAGAAAAAGTCTTCAGGTCTTTTCGGTATTAAGAAGTCTTACGACCTTGTTGAATACTGGGAAACTGTAGAGAAAGAGGTTGACATGAGATTCAACCTTGCAGCAAAGAACATCCCTACTATTTACGGGGTTCAAAAGACCCAAGGTATTCCGGTATTCGCTGACACACTACTAGACGACCCTTCTACTGTATACGTAGTGTACGCATTTTGTGAGGGAGAGATAGACGGATTCCTAGATATATGGATGGAAGATAAGCCTTTAGTGTGTAATGACACTAACGATGCTGATGAGCGAGCTTGTTTTGGTGTAAAAAGAGGTAATGGAGACACTATTTCTGTTGCTACACCTACCCAAGACCCTACAGCGCCTTCTGTACATGGTCAAGAATACATCGTTCAGGATGGCTTAGGGCAAGTAAGCTTCTGGACATTCCATGGTAAAAGAGACCAGACAGCATGCTCTAAGTTAGTAGACATAGCTGCCGACGGAAATTTCTACCTACAGAATAACGGACCAACCCCTATGGGGCCAGAGTACTGGGACAACAGATACCGTTTGCTAGACACAGCCTACGTGGTAGCTGAGTTTAAGATAACTGACCAAAGAACAGAAATACCTACCATCTACGCAGAGATACAGGGAAGAAAGGTAGCCGTTTACGACGAAAATGGCTTAGTAAGAGACGACAGAACAAGCACCAATCCAGCATGGCAGATGCTAGACTACTTAAATAGTCCTATCTTCGGGGCTTCGGTGGGTATGGATAGAATAGACTTAAATACTTTCGTAGAGGTAGCTAACCTACTAGATACTGTAGATAATACTTACGAGTTATCGTGGGTACCTTTCTGGAGGTACATCGGGTGGGAAGATAACACTAATGAAGCGAATAAGGCTATTTTACAGACCAACCCCCTACTGAACGGAGAGACGTCACTCTTCAAGAACATGAAGAGTATGTTAGAGCAAGCCGAATCTTCCCTAAACATCATAGAAGGTAAGTATGCATTAACAGTAGAATCGCTAAAAGACCCTGTGGCCGACTTAACCGAAGCGGACTTAGTGGGTGGGAGACTTCAGGTATCAGATATAACGTCCAAGGAAAAGTACAACACAGTACAGGCAGATATTAGAGACCCTGGAATAGGTTGGGAGTCCAACGATATCATCTTCTTTAATGCGGATTTCAAGGCAGAAGACAATCAGCTAGAGAAAAAGGCTAATATATCGTTCCCTCACGTAACCAACTACTACTGTGCTAGGGCTTTAGCGGAACGTGTTCTTAAGAAGTCTAGATATAACCGAGAAGTGTCTATTACAGTTCCTTACAAGTATGTAGACCTGCCAATAAACTCTCCAGTAACCTTAACGTATGAGCGTTTTGGTTGGGACAAGAAGCAATTCCTAATCAGAGAAACTGTGTGGCAGTCTACTGGTAAGGTTAAACTAAAGCTCAGAGAGTATGAGGACGGTGTCTTTATTAACTCGCCTCAGTCAGATATAGGAGACTCTCAGATACCTGAGATAGGTACCAAAGTACTTCCGCCTAGAGACCTAAACTATAGACCTTCCATTCCTGGAGACCCTGAGGGAGTGAATGGATATCTAAGATGGCTTCCTAGTTTCTCTCCTGATGTAACGTACTACGCAATCAACTATACTGGAGTAGCTTCGACTATTACAGTCAACGCCTCTTCCACAGATGAACCTAGCACGTATATAGAGCTCCCTATAGACACTATTACTGAGGATAGGATTTACACTTTCGAAGTCCGAGCGGTAGCAGGTAATAAAGGATTATCTTCCTCCCCAGCTATTCTCTCCTTGCAACTAGGCCCTGACGGTACCAAGAACCTTACTATGGTGACGGGATTTGACCTAGTGAACAACATCACAGGAGATGAGACAGTATGGAAAGGTGCGGAGGTTAGCCTACAATGGAATCCGATATTCGAAGAAGACTTCATGGATAATATATATTATAATTTGGAATTTTGGGACGGCGATTTCGACACGGGTGACTTAATTCGTGCGCTAGAGATACGTAATGCTTATGCTTACATATACGACCTCCCTGCCAATAAATCAGACTACTTAGCTGCTAAAGGTACTAAAGGTATGTTTAGGCAGTTAGGGGTTAGGATACGAGCAGAATCAGATGACGGAGCTAAATCCGTGGGATGGACAAAAATATGATTGAAAACACTCAGCCGCTAAAAATGGGTATCACTGACGTCTACCCAGGGTATACGGCTATTTACATGCAACACACAGCCTACACGGACGTAGACGTACAGGGAAAAATGGTTTGGGTCAACGGTACGGCCCAAACTCCTGACGTAAACATTGACAGGTACTATGTATTTGCTGTTGGACTAAATCCAGGCTCTCCGTACAACCTAGAAGCTGCGTACTTTGATGCCATGGTAGACGCGGAGCTTAGGGCTGAACGTTTTGGTATGGCAATCTCAGACCCCGTGGCTACCGCCACGAGAGCTGAGCCAACTATCAACTCTTATACAATTACAGCAGAAGAAGTGGATGTAGGTGTCGCCCCTCCCGTTCTTACCTTAGACTTAGATGGAGATGCTGACCTTATAGAAGCCCAGTGGGCTCCTACAGGTACCTCAGACTGGACTGGGTTCTTCTACGGAGGTTTCCTACAGACTTTAGGAGTGGCCGGCCTACCTATCGGAGTCGCTATAGATGTTCGAATCCGTGGCGTCGTTAACTTCCCGGATGGTAGCACTAGAGATGTGAGCTCTTGGGATACCTTAGAGAACATAACCCTTAATTGGGGGTTTACTCCACCAGAAAAGGTTAGTAATATCACCTTCCAAGTAGCTAAGCTAAAGGAACCAGCAGAAAGATATGATGTAAAAATATCTTGGGACTGGGAGAAGCTAGAAGGAGCTAACGCTAGAGAATTCGTAGTCTGGAGACTAGACAAAGCCAAATACGACTCTAACAGCGCGTCAGATAAGTGGGCAGGTGCTGAAGTAATTAACGCAGGTACAGCTAAGTCAGTAGTAGTTACTAACCACCCTTTCGACAGAGAGCAAGTGTACCGAGTAGCTACTACAGCTTGGGGACCGGAATCCGATGACGTCGTCTACGCAGATAATATTATATTTAAAATCGACGATACGACGACGATTGATAACTCGTTCACTAATGAGACAGGTATCGACCTAACATACTCCCACATTAGAGGTAGAGTATGGGACGACACTAACTCTGTGTGGAAACAGTCTTTTAACGTAGATGCTGCTACAGGTAACGTTACAATAGGTATACTAGACGAGGAAGGGGAAGCCCCGATAAGCTTCACATCCGATGGTAACGGTAACGGTACAGTAAACGTTAAGGGCTCAGTAATATCCGAGACTATAAACGCTGCTAACTTCGTGCTAACTAACTTAAACGGTACTCAGTCACCTCAGCTGCGTTCCGCTGGTAAGACTGAGTACGGAGACTCTACCGAAGGTATCTGGATGGGGCATGAGATGTCTGGAGGATACAGGTTCAAGTTTGACTTAGGTAACAGTGCTCAATACATACGTTGGGATGGTGATACTCTAAGGATTTCTGGAGATGTTGCTATAGGCACTCCTCAGGGGGATAGACCTCTGTACTCTCAAGTAAGGACTATCTATAAGGCCGCATCATCCACCCCAGCTACCCCTAGCCAAACTACTTATCCACCTTCCGGCTGGAATGTTGCACCACCTACAGTTCCTTCGGGTCAGTACCTATATATTTCAGTAGGTTTAGTAGATCTTACTACTTCCTTCCTAGTGGATGGGGAGTCCTGGTCAGCTCCTGCCCTTACTGGTGGTACTGGTGCTCCTGGACAAGATGGTGCTGATGGTACTGATGGGGCAGATGGGCCAGGGTTCTACTCTCAGGCCATATCTGGGTTTAACGGAACCTTCCAGTCTAGTACAGCTACTTCGTTCTTCCAGTCTCAATTTGGAAGGCCGCCAGCTAAGTACGATGTACTGACTCAGTACAACCCTAGTAACCCATCCATTGCTACAACTAGACAATGGGATACAGCCTCGTCTGGAGCGTGGGGAACAGTAGCCTTAGCAGTACATGGTAACATGGTAGTTGATGGGTCAGTAACAGCGGATGCGTTTATAGCAAACACTATCCTAGGTACTAACCTACATATCGGTAATACTGGAGGGGATGGGGTTTATGCTGGTATTCGTGGTAGCCATACATTTGGTAGTAGCCTAGCGTTTGCGGCAGGGTATACTTCCACAACAGACAACACACTACCTAACTGGAAGTGGGGAGTTACCTCTAATGGTATTATGTATGCCAGAAACTCAGCAGGTAGTACTAGAGTCGAGTTAAACCCTGTAACGGACAAGTTCTCTTTCCGTGGAGATATCACAGCTGAGACACTAACACTAACAGGAGACATACCAGACTCCATCGATAATAGTAACGTAACGACGTCTAGTATCGGAGCCGAAACCCCTTCTGGGGCGCAGGCTAAAGCAAATGCAGCCAAGAACGCGGCTATCAGTACCGCAGCATCAGACGCTACATCTAAAGCCAATGCAGCGGAAGCAGCAGCTAACGGATATACTGAGAATAGGATATACCCTAACCAAAGCTCTACAGTTATTAAATCCGCTAACTACTCCCAAGGTAATGCGGGGTTCTCAATGGACATTAATGGTAACGCAGAGTTTAACAACGTAGTTGTGCGAGGTACTGGTTACTTCACCGATGGTGTGTTTGATGGTACTGTATACGCAGAGAAGATTGTGGGTGACATAGTTTCCGGACTGGTCAAAAGCAACCCTCCATCATCACAGAATAGACCTGGGGGAACTACAGGCTGGATAGACTTATCTACCGTAGTGACAATATCTCATGCTAGACCTTACCCTAGACGCATCCAGTTAGCGTCCGCGGAAGGGTACGATGCAATACAGTTCATGGCAGAGGTAGAGAGAAACGTTGGGTTCATTCTAACGTTCCAGTTAATAAGCTCCAACGGTACTGTAGTTTGGGATTCTAGTCAGAGCTTCAGCTCAATAGGCTCCAGTGAGGACAACCTAGTGACTGTATCCTTCCCTAGCGTTAACGGGTATATTCCCGCAAACACGCCAGCGGGTAGCTACAAGTTTAGGATAACCTCTAACCACGACATATATCATGCATGGTATATGTACCGCTCACTAGGTACTGCCAGGTACCCTATTACCTCGCAGTTAGTGGCTTATCTATTCAAAGACTCAGGGGAGTTGTCTTAACAAGGTAGGAGCTTCGGCTCCTATTTTTTATTTATGCTACTCTAAAAAATTTTCGTGACAAATCTAAAAAACCATACTATAATAATTTTAAATATTTTGGTAAGAATATATTATTAAAGGAGCCCAGTAATGAGCGTTTTAGACCAAAAAACATATGATATCATATTAGAGGAAGGGGCAGACTACGGACTGAGGCTTCGTCTAAAGGAAACAGAACTACAATGCACTGAGAACCCTGTTACAGGTGCTCAAGAAAACTGCGTTGAAGCAGAGAACCCTATTAACCTAACATTCCAAGAGTTTAGTGGAACTATCGCTGACTCTTTTGAAGAAACTGCTACCGAAATCGGTAACTTCTCCTTCCAGAAGACCGATGCAGTCAATGGTGTTGTTGATATGAGCTTAGGTAGAGCCGAAGTGCTCGCAATGTTGCCATACGCACAACCTACTCGTGACAAATATAACCCAAGAATCAGATTCCTAGGCTACTACGACGTTCTAGTGAGAGACACTCAATCAGACGTAGTAACCCGCATCATGCAAGGTAAAGTTTACTTTAGTGACGGAGTAGTATAATGGCAACTAGAATTTATCTAGAACAGATAAAGAATACACTAGAGCTAGAGAGCAAACAGAATAAAGCTGTAGTCCTTGAAATAGCCCCTACTGTTGGGGCTATAAAAGGATTAGCTCAAGCATCTAAGTACCAGGGGGCTTACCCAACCGCGCCTACAGAGCGCGTAGACGGTACAGCTCTGGAAGTAGGGGACTACTACCTAAACACTACAGATGGCTACGTATATTACTACGAAGGGTCAAGTGTTTGGAAGTCTCCTGAGAAGAACTCTAAAGAGTCAGAAGACAATGCTGCAACTTCTGAAGCTAATGCAGCAACTTCTGAAACTAATGCAGCAAACTCAGCATCAGCAGCTCTAGCATCTGAGCAAGCAGCA